TCTTACCTATTAGGTGACGGCCAAAGAGTTGAGGCTAATTTAGTTATGGAACGCGCATTGATCGACTATAAGCGTTCTAAGGTTCGTAAGGTATTAGGCTTTAAAGTTAAATAAGAATTGTCTTATTAAACCTTTCAAAGGAGTATCTATGAGAGTTCTAATGATCACGGCCATACTAATGGCGTTCTATGGGTTGAGTCAGACCATGCGTGGTAACGTGTCGCTTTATACGCAAGGTTTTGAGGCTAGACTAAAATAAACATTTGGCATAGGTCTTGCTACATGGTCAGGTAGCTTTTTGCTACTCGGCTATGTAGTTGGCATCATTCTTGCATTCCAGACGCACGAATAGCCGCAGGGTCACACTGCAGCATTTTGGAGTGAGGTTGAGCGAAATGACAGGGGGCAAAATGGCCTTTTCTGACAGTATTCGACAACCCACTAGATAGACCTAACCAATGATCTACCAGTCATGAGTCTAAGTTATTGAAACTATTGACCTATTGGCATGACCTAGGCTAACGCCTTAAAATCACACTCATGACCTTGTTTTATCTCGGAACGCTTGACCTATTAGGAGTCAGGCATTCCCTTGTATCACTATGAGCTTTTAGGGAGCTATCTAACATGGGCGTAAGCTATGGGCCTAGGTTGGTTAGTTCTAATAGGCGAATATGGCTACTAGAGAGTGATACCCTATAAAGATTGTATGACGTATAGGATTGATAAGGCATGTAAACGCTTAGAATGGCATATAATCGAATGATAACGAATGTTTAGGCCAAAATGGTTAAATTGCTATAAACGTCAATAACGCTTGATTTTAGAGGCTTTTTGCATTTTATTGTCTTATATGACAATTACAGCGTTGCGTTATGTATTGACGTGGTGTATCATGGTTTTAACTAAGGGGCTTTCATGTACACTCTATGTATTTTGCATCAAAATGGCCACATCTCGAAACATGACGTTGATTCGGCCAATGAGATAAAAGCTTTGTTTGATCTCAATAAGGGTTCTAGCTTTAAACTATATCAACGTGACACTGATACTTATTTTAGTGCTGAATATGTTCGCAAGCTTCTTAAACAATAATTGACTAAATAAGGAGACTGTATGAAAATCAGGATTGAACGCGTTATAATGTCGGGGCGTGGCCCTAAGTTTACTTACTGCCTTAAAAATGAGGCTAACCAAATTTTGTTTGCGGTCCATAGTGGTCAATACATGGCGTGGACTAAAAAGAAGGACGCGCAACGCATAATTGACGCTATTGAAACTCATGGCCTAGAATACGTTGAGGCCAAACTAGAACGCAAGGCGTTGCCCGAAAAATGGCCAGGTGAGCATGAGGGCGTTTCAGCTATGGCAGGCGATAACTACGAAAGATTGACCGAATAAGGAGTCATTATGAGCGTTTCAGTATCCTATAATAAACTAATTAAACGAATCAAAGTGAATGACTTTGTTAGCACTGAATTCTATAAGGTTGACGATATCGCTTATCATATGCTATGCGGTCAAGTGTTGAGCTTAGACGCTATCAATGAGCTTTTAAAGCTTGACGATGAATGGTTCAACGCTGCAATTGAAAACGCTTTAAATGTTTTAGACCTTAATAATGAGACGGCTTAAAAAAGGGGTTATTATGAAGCTTTATAAAAAGATAGACTTTTATTATTTAGGTGACTACATCTATTCGACTAACCAAAGTAGAACGTGTAAAGAGGCTAAAGCCAAACTAATTGAGCGCCTCACCATGGCAGGGCATTCTAGATTAGGTTTACTTGAAAGTCAGATGCTAAAAAACTCTCACTTAATTAAAGCGCGTTTTGCTAAATAAGGAGTAACTATGATTAGTGCTAACGGATCACTGCCACTAAATAGGACTGGCATACAATTAGAGCAAGACCAAAAACGTCAAGCTATCTTAGACGAAATGATAAGGCTTAGACCTGACACTGAATTTTCAGTCAATAAGTACACGACTGATTTAGTTTACTATTCGGCTAGCGTCGTAAAGGGTAAGATAGTCATAGGCCGAGACACTAGAGGGATATATCTAAATGCTGATCCTGCTAAACTGATCAAGTATGGTTTTAGAACTGAATTAGAGGCCCGCAACGCTATCAATGAAGTGATGCCCAAAGCTTTGAGACACTATGAAGAATGCCTAAACGCTTATAGGGAATTGACTAGTAAAATGGGCTTTAGCGTGGGCTATAACTATGAGGGCGATACTCATGGGATCTATGATGAATATCAATACATTTCGTTTAAGCTAGACGGTTTTGATTTTACTTTTACGATTGACTAAGGAGTAACTATGAAAACGACTAAAGAGATACCAGACAGATACGCTCTAAAAGTTGGCATGGTGTTTATAAACAATTATACTAAGAACATGCTAACTATTGAGTCAATAGACATGGTTGACGAAGAACTTACTTTTAGACGTAACAAAGATAACACACTAATTAAAAGGCCTATAAGCCATTTTCATCGCACTATGAGCACGCTAGATTGGTCTTACGTTGTATCTATAGCCAAAACAGAAGAAGTGGTTCTAAGGCATTGTTTTCATGTAAACGTAGTCAATGAGTCTTATTTTAGTGGTAACAAGTATAAATGGTGTAAGGATTGCGGCGCGGCGTTAAAATAATAGTTGACACGCATAGTCATGTATGGCATAATGAGTCATGACTAACAAAGGAGTTTATATGTTTAAGGTAAGATCATTCTATAAGTTCTCAATCAACGGCAAAACTGCCTTGATCCTGGCCACTTCTGTTTTGAACGCCATGGACATCATTGAGAGTGAGGGTTTTACTTCATACGCCTATATGGGAAAGGTTGGATAATATGAGCAAGACTAAACAAAAACAGATCACTATCATTGGTAAGCGTTGGTTTGATTCTAAGCATGGGAACACCTATTTTACAGCGCGTATTTTTATCAACAATGAGCTGGTCCATACTATGCCCATGCAATACGGCTATGGGAATCAATACGAATGGGCTGCAATTAAATGGCTTGAAACTAATGGCCACATTGACCCTAGCCTAATGCTCTTTGAGATACGCGAAAAATACAAGCTATTGGTTGAATGTTCGGATGTTCTTAAACGTGAATTAGATAAGGCGGTATAAGATGAAAGAAGTTTATGTTTTAACACTTAAGACACCAGATTTTACAGCTCAACGCATCTTTAGCAATCCAGCTAAAGCGTTGCGTGAGGCATCAAAGACGCGTCAAGAATATAACGCAGTGTCATGGCTTGAAACTAAGCACGGCCACATTTCGGCAACTGGCACGCTTTCGATCACGGTTAAAGCCGTAACATTGGAATAGGGGGGGGAATTATGGGAATTGATACAAAACTATTAGTCAATGCTAAATGGGATGTAAAAAATATTGAGACGCTATTAGTTGAGGGGTTGGGCCATAAGATTGAACGTGCCGAATATAAAGGAGACCACGCATTTTTAAACATCATTCTAAGCAATGGCAGTAAGCGCATGATATACGTGGCCCACACAACGGATCACGGCGGCCTTAACGGTTTACTTCTTTCATTGCATTCTAATGATGAAGCTATAGACCTATTTAAGTCTATTGCTAAAGTGTTGGGCGGTTTCCTAAATAAGAATGACTCTAGCAATGATTATGAGATGTTTCAAGAACCACACGACGGCAACGCACGCTTTGTTTTAGATCATGTTATCTTATCCAAAGCAGTGTCAAGGTCTAGTGAGTTAGCCGATAAGGTAAAAGAAGCGATTGATTATAAATAGGAGACACTATGAGAACGATTGCACTAATAGGGGAACTAATTGACTTGATTTTCTTTGGTATCATTTTAAATAAATGGCTTTGGATCGGGGGCGCATTCGGCTATCTGATCTATAAAAGCCGCAACGGATAAGGAGTGAGTATGAAAAAAACTAACGAAGAACTTATTTTAGTTGGCCTCAAAGCTTATAAGAATGAATTAGATCGAAAGATAACTCAATGCTTTAAGGAATGGGCTAAACACTTTGAAGCTGATTATGTAAGCTTATCAGACTTAGAGTCTGCGATTAAAGACTTAGAGCAATATAAAAATGAGTTATCCGAAGTTGTGGCCAAAATTCATGAGCTAGATCCGCCAACCGATCAAGGTTTTGCAGCCGACGATATACCATTTTAGGATTATATGAAAGAGAGATTTAATTTAACTAAACCAAACGTAATTATCAAAGGAGTTTTTATGAAAGAGCAAAACGAAATGAACCAAACTAATGAGCAAGCCGAGATTCTTATTAAGCGGTATTCTAACCGCAAGCTATATGACACCGAATCAAGCCGATATACTACGTTGCCCGAAATTCAGGCAGCGGTTAAAAGTGGGCGCATCATTCGGGTCATTGATAACGTATCTAAAAAAGACATCACTAATAAAACGCTGCTCATGTCTTTGGTTGAGACCGAAGGGGAACGCGATGACCTATCAACTGCCGATGTTATGGCATTAGTCAAGCGTGGTCTATAATGAGAGTCATTGCATTGCTCATTCTTTTATTGCTCATTAGGCATCACGCTAACGCGTCTACTTTGGAGTGTTTCACGGATGAACCACGTCAATATAAGTTTGATCTAGGCGCTCAAAAAGTTGGCAGTTATCGAGTTGAGGTCAAGCATGAGACTGGTAAGCTTGCGGGCCTAACCTATGACTTTGTTATACGTGACGTTGCATCGCTTAAGGATTACGATGACTATCTAATCAAGCGCATGACCGTGGGCGTTCCATATAATATAACTTACGCTTTGAGGTGTAAGATCCTGGAATGAGGGAAATAATGAATTTAATTGCTGCAGTGTTTAATTTTATGATACGATGCGTCGAGATAGCTTTTAACAAGGGGCAAAAAATGACTAAAAATATCTTTACAATCGTACTCGACACACTGCCTAATAAATTCCCGACTACTCCCGATCAAGATGCTTTCATTCTTAAATTGAGTGAGGTTTCAGGTGTTACAATAACTCAAGATAAGCCAACCGCTGCGCTTATTTTAGGGCCAAAAATGTTAACTGCAGGCGGTTGTTACGCAACTATCAACCCTGAAACTGAAGTGATCATTCTAAATGAAAACGCTAACAATGATTATTGGTATAGCACTATTTTTCATGAGCTAGCTCATGCAACTGGATCAAGTAAGCGTTTTAACCGCGTGGGTGTTGTAGCCTGCCAAACTAAGACTGACTATCATTTAGAGGAAATTATTGCCGAGTCAGTAGCTATGAGAGTTATGGAGTCAATGGGTTTAGCAACGGATGAAACACGCGCTAAATCTAATTCATATATTCAAAGCTATGAAAGACCGCTTATTATGTTTGGCGCTATGGTTGACGTGATGAAACTAGATTATGAGATTAGTAAGGCCGAGGCTTTAGTTATGGACTGGCTTAATAAAGCAGGTTTAAAAGCCGTCTCTCAAGGTGTTGAATTTAAAGCGGCTTAAGCTATTGACTATAAGCGTTAAAGCGCGTATAATCAAAGCATAGGAGACTATATGAAACGCATTAGAGTTATGAAAGTTCCACGAATGACTTTAGCTATTCAAAAAAGGCTAGAGGCGTTCGGGTTTACGATCATAACCATAACAGTTTCATACGGTCATGCCGTGATTAGATACAAGTGAGGTTTACAATGGTTCAATTTATTTTAGGGGCTATGTTTTTAGTTGTCATTGCATTTTTTTGCAATAGTGAGGCTAAAACTAATGACCGCACGCCTGCTATTGAAACGGATATAATCGAGGTTGACACTAGACCGCAAGACGTTGAGGGTTTGGCCAAAGCTAACGGGTTCAAGCCGTCTAAAAGAATTATTGACGCTATCATTAGAGCATCTGATACGTATTCAATTGACGCATTAGAATTGACTGCTATTGGTATCATTGAGACGGGTTTAGGAAAATACAACGTGACACGTAAAAACAAAAATGGCACGCATGATAGGGGCGTGTTTCAGATCAATACGGTTAACTATTCTAAATGCGTTGAGTATAACTTAGATAGTCCCGAGGGTTCTGCTCTATGCGCTGCTAAACTTCTTTCAAGTATTAAATCAAAGCGCGCTGACTACTTAGGCGTGTATCACTCTAAAACGTGTAAGCCTGCGTTTTGCCCTAAAAAAGCTTATATGAAAAAACTCTCTAAAGTTCTAGCACTAACTACCGATAACTAACTATATGCGTCAATCCCTATAAATATAGGGGTTTACGTATTAAAATAATAGTTGACCTTTTTAATAAAATGACGCATAATGTAAGTAAGAGAGTAACTAACCAAACAATAGGAGCTAACATGTTTAATCAAGACGCATCACCTCTTAAATATAAGCCACGTAAAAATGTTTATGAAGGTAGCAATAACGTATTCAATCCAGAAACCTTTGAGGCGCATTCTTATCAATGGTGGATGTATGTTTGCAAGGTTAAAGGTGTTATCATTTTTAATGATCATAACTATTCATCTAGCACTAATAAGCATCAAAGTAAAATGAAGTCACTCCTTAAGGAGTTGGGCCATAAGATCGGGTTCGTTGTTTACCAACGCGAAAGCTTATCACACGGTCTATTTTTAGATCATGATTATGAAAATCTGGCTTTGAATGAGGTTCGTTTGAAAGCTGCAAAAAGACCGGATCAAGTTAAAGAGTTGACCGCTGCGATTGCTCACTGTAAAGAGCGCATTGCAACGCTTAAGAAGCTAGGCGCTAAAGCTAACATGACTCTAGTAAACCATAGAGTTAACGCTAAAAATTCAGAAGCTAGCCGTCTTGAAAGACAGCGTGAAAAATCACGCATTGCACGCGAAAAACGCGCTTTAGTAGTGAACCAGTTTAAGGATGTAGCCGAGTCAACTGCAGCGGTTGACATCTAAGAGCTAAAGAGTTTTAAGTTACTAAACTGAAACAATAGGAGTTTATATGAAGAAGTCTAATGCAATTGGTATGCCAGAAGCTGTAAAGAAAATGGGCCAGGAACTTAATAGGGATATAGTCGAGCAGCTCAAAGAAGTAAAAAACGACTATACAGAAGAATCATATAAAGATATTCGTAAGAAGCTAAACAAAGAACGCATCAAAGCTTTAGGCTTTACATTGATCCAAGGCGGTAAGGCCGAGTAAGAGCTAAAGAGTTTTAAGCTACTAAACTAAAACAAGGGGCTACTATGTTTAAAGATACAATGAAGAACCAAAGCAATGACTCGATTGATTTAGGCGGTGTTATGGCTACGATGCCAAAAAAGCAAAACAAACCGGCTTATAAAGTTCCACGCAACGCATCTAAAGACCTTAAAGAGGCTATGACTGCCTTCTTTAGTGGGCATGTTCTTAAATCAGGCAACTACGTTGCAACTGAAAACGCTTTAGTGTATCGCTCTATCAGTGTTGTGGATAACTTTAAGCAAGACGTTCTATGCCTGCGATTGATCCAAGACGGCCAAACTCACTACTTAGGGAATAGCTCAACTATGAGTGTTTCAGGTACTAGCATTGCATTCGGTAAGCGTACACGCTCATGGGGCGCTAGTGAACCTCAAAGAGTTATGGAGTCAATGGGCGTGCCTATGCTACCGTTTAACGCATTCACGCAAGCAGGCTTAAAGGTTACTCAAACGCGCATCATTGATCAAGGCGGTTCGGAAACTGTTAGACGTAAGACTAAAGAAGACCGTAAAGGTAACGCTATTTTTGAAAACGTACACTTTACAGGCGCTAGCTTGTTTAGGAATGGGGATGAATTCCTAGGATACACTTACTTTTTATTCGACATTGACCGCGTTGAGATTGAACACGGCATTTTTAATCCGTTCATCGTACAATTGCCACGCGCAGTCAACAGCATTGCCGAAGCGTATGACTCACTCATTCCTTTGGCAGTGCGTACAGCTAAAGCCGAAGGTAAGACAGTGTTGCGTCAAGGGGAACACTTCTTTATTAAGGTAGCAGATGCTAACGCTTATAAAGCAGATAGAGGGGCGCGCAGCGATACATGGAACGACGGCTTTAAGCAAGGCCGCCTATCAGCTCAAGGGAATAGAGACCATATTGCATCACGTTACAATGAAAAATCTGGTTTAGTATCTGGCTTTGTCGAGCATCAAGGGCGTGAGCATTTAGATCTAGATTTAACTGCAGGTTGGTGGAAACCTATCCCTAATACAGCGGTTAAAGCTTTTACTATCTCGGGCGATATTGACTAGGAACTAATAGATCATAGGGGAGATGGGCCAAAATTGGTTATCCCTCTATGAATTCCTAAAAGTGTTTTTTAAGGAGACGTTATGAACTTACTATTTATTGTTAACGCTTTGGTGTTTAGTTTCCTTTACGTTATCTGGAAAAAATCAGACTGGCTTAATATGTCTATTAAGTTTGTTTTGTTTATCCTAGCAATTGCAAACGCTTTTCAAGCTTATCAGCTTTTAAAATAGGAGTTAGTCATGATCACTTATCTAATTGAGAACGAAAGCAGTCAAGTAGTGGGCTATTCGTTCACTCTTAAAGAAGCTAAAGACTATCTAATCAAAGGTGAGGGCCACGTCATTACTCAATTGGTTGGCCCATATAAGTATGAAGGTTTTCATCATTACTATATGAAACTAATCAAAGGTAAGTTTGTTAAAAGTAAAACAATTCACTATTTTAGCAAGTGAATAGGAGTTAGTCATGCGTAAGTTCTTTTTATTGAGACATGAAGACGTGCATAATAATTCTGGCACGGGTGTTGTGGCGCAGGGTGTTCAGTTTGACAACGGCATGGCGTCAATGACGTGGCTTACCGATGAACCAACCGTGACGAACTTTAACCGTGGTATTCGTGGGATCAAACGCTTACATGGCCACGACGGTAAGACCGAAATAATTATAGAGGGCGATAAAAAGACTGCTCAAAAATATGAAATGTGCTTAGACGTGGTTAGATCCAAAAAGTCTAAAGATAAACATAGGAGTGAAAATGATTAAGATTTTAACTAAAAAAGAATTGATGGATAGACTTGAGGCGGCTGAAAAAATCATTGAGATTGTAGCTATGTATGGCAGGATCAATCACGATAGACCTAAAGACTATCGTGAGCTTTGTCAGGATTATATAAACGAATTCATGCCAAACTCTCAAGAAGCTAGGCCAAAGGGTTACGTCAATGAGCAAGACTAAAGAAGAATTTGCATTAAGTAGACTGATAGATCTTATTGACATTGTGATAGCGCGTGAGTCAATACCTGAAAATAGTGATAGCTATGCGGATCTTGGTTGGGTCAAGTTCTATGCCAAAGACCTGGCAACTAAGTGTGGCGATTGCGGAGAGGCCCCCCGTGTGCTAAAATCTGATAAGGATAGTTGATTTTATAAAAGTATTTTTTAAGGAGAACATTATATGAGAATTGCATTCGATGTATTGGGAACACTCAAAGGATATAAAGGGCCAGCTTTAGCTGATGCTTTTAAGAAGCTGCAAGCTTTAGGTCATGAGTGTGTCGTGTGGTCTAGTGAATATTCTTACACTACAGAAATTAAGAAGCACTACGGTTTTGAATGTGAGACTATGAGTAAGAAATCTAAAGGTGATTATGATTATGAAGAGAAACACTATTTCGACGTTGCAGTCGAGGACGATAGAGGTCAGACCTATCTAGGCGCTAGGCAGTTCGCATTCGTTGACGAATTGCGTTCTAATCCTGATCTAATGGTTGAGTTCATTCTAAAAAAGGGCAATGAACCAGGAGTTTCAGATGAATGATCAAATTTTTACACCAGTTATCGTAGATGGCACAATGTTTGCAATTAAAATACATGATTTTGGTCCTTACGTTAAGATGAACGTGTTTCAAGAGGGTAAGCTGATTGGATCTAAAAAGTTTCCTATCGCTACTGACATGGGTGAGGGCGTAGTCACTTATGCTATCAGAAGCTTACTAAAGGCCAAAGATGGCGAAGTTCACTAAGCTAGAATTAGTGTGCGAAAATTGCGGAACGCAGCTTATGAACCTGGAAATTCATAAGAGCATGTTGTACTGCAATTGGTGTACCACTAATCAGAAGCGAAAGGAAAGACTTAAGCGTGAAGACGCAGAATGGGAACGCGCAGTTTCTCCTAAAAAAGAAACTGATTAATTATTTTATCGAATATGTTTTTAGGTTGACTAATTTAATACAGTATTATATTATAAATATAAGACTAACAACAAAGGGATCAAAATGAAATTTATTATGCTATCGCTACTCGTATTGTCAGTATCGTGTGGCCCACGTAGGCCAGGCAAGATTGGAGCTGAAGGCGCTAAAGGTGACACTGGAAACAACGGTCAAGATGGTTATTCATTAGTTGTAGATGTAGTGTCTCAATCGGTTGGCGGAGTTAACTGTAATAGAACCGATATCTTCCAAGACAAAGACAGAAACAATTTTTATTCATCTGGTGACACTTATCAGAACGGCTTTTTAACTTGTGACGGTGCCGTAGGTGCTCAAGGTATTCAAGGCATTGCAGGGGTTGATGGCCAAGATGGTGAGGACGGATTGAATGGCGCTAACGGTCTTTCGTCTTATGAAATTGCACTAGCTCACGGTTTTGTTGGCAATGAAGCTGCTTATTTAGCCTCACTTCATGGCACTAATGGAACTAATGGCGCACAAGGCCCTCAAGGATTGCCAGGAATTAATGCCGATACAACTTATCAGATTCTTTCAATCATTGACCCATGTGGCCCACAACACGCTCAAGGTTATGATGAGGTGATTCTTAAGCTAGGGAACGGTCAATATCTTGCAAGCTTTTCCGATAATGCTAATGGTCAAAATACTAGATTCGGCATTCTTCCTAACGGTAACTACACTACAACCGATGGAACTGGATGTCATTTTTCACTTCCTATACTTTAATTATAAGGAGTCAGCATGAAAGCAGTTAAGGTAACTCTAACTCTAGAGTTTGAAACAGAAGATGTAGACGATGAAACTCTTAAAGAAGCTATCGCTGAGGCTTTCGAGGAGAAAGCTGAAAACGATGAACTTCTAGATAAGAAGACCAAAATTAAGATAACTGATCTTGAAGAAGACGAAGACGAAGAACCGGAACTTGAAGACGAAGACGAAGAATAATTGAAGGAGATTACATGAAAGCTATAATGGCAGCACTAGCATCTATCCCTATCATTGGCGGTCTACTGATTATATGCCTGGCTATCTTCTCGATTGTATGCGGATTCTATGGCCTCTATTTGGCTTTTAGCGCGTCAATCCTGTTAGGTATCCTAGTGTTTGTTCTTGAACCGTCACCTTTCATCATTGGATTCGTGATGATTTGTTTCGAGAAGAACCTGGCACAAGTGGTATTGGATTTTTTAACTAAGTAAACGAAAAGTGTTTTTGAGGTAGACTATGTCAAAGAATATAACGCACCAGTTTTTTATTGATGAAGCAAAGACAATTGCTAATGATTCTAAAGATCCATCTACTAAAGTTGGGTGCGTAATTGTAGATTTAGATAACGAACCAGTATCTAGTGGGTACAATGGAAACATACCTGGATGCGATGAGACCTTTGTACCCATTATTAGGCCAAATAAGTATCTGACTATTGGTCATGCGGAACAGCACGCTGTCATTAAAGCTAGACGCAGTCTAAAAGATTGCAGGGCTTACGTTACAGATGCACCATGTGAGATGTGCCTTAAGCTCCTGTTAATGGCAGGATGTAGAGAGGTTTGGTATGGAGATCCTCAGATCATGCGTGATCGCAGTACGCAAGAACAGAAAGATGCTATCAAAGCTCTGATCCAAGCTACTAACGCTCAAGTAAACAACGTGAGCGGGGTATCTTACTTAAAAGAATTAGGGTTTGAATCTTAAAAAGTGTTTTTGAAGGAGAACTATATGGATCTTAAAGCTGCTAACTTCCCTCAGGTATCTGCTGATCCTCACGCAAGGAATGATGCGCCATATAAGACGGCCAAAGGTAGAGACGGCAAGCTATGGTTCTATCGTGATTGCAAATTTGCTGCTTCGGCTATCTATAAAGATGGTGGCTCAGGTAGTAAGGGTATGGGCGGTAGGACATGTCGGTTCGATCTTGAAGATGGCACACACTATGACTCTATTGGTCCTTGGATGGGCGGTGCCGAACAATTATACGAAGAAACTGGTGTCGATTTAAGAGACAGATACGCTGTGCGTCTAATTATGTGCCGCAAGACTGAGTATCCTAAGAATGGTTATTACACTCGTCCCGATATGTTGGATGTGGTTCACTTCGAGGAAGAATTTGTTGAAGGGCCATTTAAACGTGGAGATATCTTAGCTCAGCAGATTGCTAACAAGCTAGGCGAGAAACTTTACTATTTCATTGAGACCGCTGGCGGATCACACGCTGGTTGGATCTCACCTAAGGAGTAATTATGTTAAAGCTATTTTCTATCAACACAGATATTGATACAGAATTCTCAGTAGTTGGCATTGCTAACCTTGAGACCAAAGAAGTGGAGTTTCAGGGCCATCTCAATGGAGTTCCATTCGTTAAGGGTGAGGACTATGAAGAGGTTAGAGAAACTGTAATGCAACGAATTGAAGGAGATAACGTCCACCATCTTCATGGGGTGGGGAGTGGTCTGATAAATTAAATAATCGAGATATTTCTCAAAAGTGTTTTTTAAGGAGAACATTATATGGATACATCAAATGAACTAAAGGTTGTTAAGAAGAGTGGCAGCTTTGAATTGATCCAGGTATCGTTAGGTAACTTCTGCGTGCGTAAGACTTATAAGAGTCTATTTGGCTTTGGACCAATCAAGAAGACATTCCTTTGTCTTGACCGTGTAGGTCTTGAGTTCACATTCGATAGCCTATTAAGCGGTGTCACTGTTAGCACCTTTGACAGATGTGAGTATGTATTCAACTGCAACGTACTTAAAGAGGGCGGTGTCTAATGAAGCCTTCAGCTACAATTACAGTACTAGATGTGATTGATCGCTTCAAGGCTTACCACGAACTTCCCAGGAATGGAGCATGGGGTAGCTTACATATTGTTTTGGATGATCAAAATCTTAAAGATCATTTTGTGGAGTTCTGCATTAAGTATGCAGAAGAAAGGGGAGACACTGAAGGAGCAGAACTTGGAAGAATTCTGCTTAAGATGAGTGAGACTCAGCGTAGTAAAATTTCGAGGTTAGCATGATACAGTTTAAAAGAATGTGGCGCTCATTCTATAAAAACATTATTATTAAGCGTAAGTTCAGATCCTATTGGACTTCCTTTGTGGATAAGGAATATCGTGATCAGATCAGACACATCTATCAGATCACTAAACATTGCACCGCATCTAAGATGATGAACATTCCCACTCACATGTTAGTTCATGGCCATAAAGTTATCTATCGTGGGTACGCTAACGATCTTGTATTCAATGATTGTGCTGACCTTGAACCAATTAAGGTCGTGGAGTACCAGGGCCAATACGTTGTGGTTGATGGTAATCACAGGCTACCAGCTATCATGTCTAGATATAAGCGTGGAAAAATGCAATGGACTAAGTGTGAGCTTATTTATTAGTTGACAATTATTATCAACCGTTATATTATATTAATACAACGGAGGACACATGAGTAAACGCGTACCGATCTACATGAGCGTTCAAGAAATGTGGGACGCTAAAGAAGCTTTAGAGACTGCTCTATTGACTAAAGGTGTCCTTAATATGTCGGACGAAGAGGTCCGTAGAAGAGATAGATTCTTAGATATAATCCGTGAAGAAATTGATCGTAATACAGAACCGACAGGGAGCAATGATGAGCAATGAATCAACTGTTCAATTTGATTTTGGATTAGTGATCAAGGTCCATATTGATACTCCTATGCTCATTTGGGCTATTAATTACCAAAAGACCATACATGGAGTTCCTTACCATAAGCTATCTAAAACGCGTTTGATCTCTTTCTTAAAAGATCAGATAGGCATGTTTGGAACTAATGGAGATTCATTGTTTGGATCTACTTATGATCCAGACGAGATATCAGCTGAAGATTTCGCCAAGATAGAAAAGGCGATGGAAAGGATCTTCGATAGATCAAATCACAAAGGATTACTATGAGTAAAATAATGAAGTTCGCAGATGGAGCCAAAGAAGTTGAGGTGGGTATGCAAGTTGTTTACTCGAATGGTCAAAGCGGTCGTCACCATCATATGCTTAATGAATCAACCGTAGAGAAAATTGGTAACAAGCTGGTTACACTAAAAGATGGTAGTAAATTCTATCTTGAAGATGGTACGAAGCAAACAGAATATACTTCTGGAAGACTTTACTCTTCAAAGGAAGAATACGATCTATCTGTTAAACGAGCTGAATTAATTCACACCGTAGAAAGAAGAGTAAAAGACTATAGCTTCCACATGACATACGATCAAGCGATTAAGATAGCAAAAATAATTGGGTTAGAAATCAAAGAATGAAACGGAAGAATAAGATTATCAAGAATATCTGGTGCTGCAGGAATGAAGAGAGATTCATCGCTGTGAGTCGCATCAATGGCAATGCTTGGTATATCATATTCTTTGGCTATGAGTTTTGGATAGGCCCAGGTAAACCTGGCTTCGTTGGAACAGATAGAACTAAAAACAGGAGAGAATAATATGGCTAAACATGTGCATGGCGATACAATTGAATACACCTCAGATTACGTAGAGGGAGATATCGTTAAATATGAAGCGGATAATAAGCTGGATATGAAATCAATTGAATACTCTAAAATCATAAAAGTAAAAGCTAGACTTCACAATGACAAGACTTTAATGTTGTCCTACGTAATGGAAAACGGCAAACACGTAGAGCTTAGCGCAATTAAGGAAATGATTAAGAAAAATTACAGTAAGTCTTAGCCTTCAGAATCCTGCTTCGATAAGTAGTCAAGATTAATAGAGCCCCCCGTAGGTTTCTTTTCCTCGGGGGCCTCAGTTTTCCCAAAAGTGTTTTTTCGCTTACCCTGATATACGGGCTTACCAGCCGCGATACGCTTCGCCTCTTCTTCCTCGGCTCGCCTATCAAACTCTGCCTGCTCGCCCGCCTTAGCACGTTCGTATTCAGGGTCATTAATAGTCTGGAGCGTATCCATGATATGCTCCAGCTTCTGATAGTCCTCAACGTCCATATCCTCAGATTGAGCTTCAAACACGTTAAGGATCACATGCTCAGGGTCCATCTCAAGAACTTGGACCAAAGGAGTGTGGAATTTCTCAGAATATTGACGACAAAGCGCACGCCAAACAGATGCCTCAGTTGGGGCCATCTTGTTAGCTATAGCTTCAGCTTGACAAAAATCTAGAAGTTCTTTAAATTCAATCATAGTTTTTATAAAAGGAACGAGCGACCAAGTTTTACGTCAATGCCTGTCCTGAGGCAAGTACGGTTTTCTCGTTCTATTCCAGACGATAGCAGCTTCTGGACCTTACGGACTCAACCCTATCATGACCGTGTTACCCTGCTAGGCAGCGCACGTAGAATCAAGGGATAATGTTTAATTTTCGTCTTCTTCTTTTTCATCTTCCTCTTCTGGCTCATCGTCATCACCTTTCATGGCTTGATCGACTGAAGAGATACCACGATTCAATGCGTCTTGTTTCTTCTTCTTAAGCTGAGACTTATACTTCATCTCAGATCCTAAGGCAGCATCAAGAACAGCTGCAATAACATTCTCATCGGCAATGTCACCAGCCATAGTGGCAGGACTAGATGAGGCCCAAAATGGTGGAGAGGTAATGATGCGATACTTCAATTGAGTAAGAGCATAAGCCAAGAACGATTCATGCTCTGAAGCATATAGAGGTTGATTACCTAATAGTTCACGACGCTCACGATCAGCTGCAATTTGCTGCAATGGGCTAAGATAACACTTAAATCTGAAAGCACCTACGTAAGTACCATGAATGTCACCATCCATACGCATTTCCCAAGTAGCAGTATTACCCTCAATGATAATGTCTGACCTTTCTAGGTTCTTTTTATCTAATGCTTTTTGTTCTTGTTCACTTAACATAAGTACCTCATGACCAAATATATCATATCTTCAAACCTTTCTCGGCCAAAGGAATGACGCAGTGTGGTCATCTCTATAATGAATGGTAGAGAAAGGAAGTGCAGAGAAGGGGCGTTTCACAAACGCTATATCATATCTTTTTTTGATAATTGAAACTTTCATACTTGACCAATTTAATACGAACGCGCAAGCGCTTGAAACGAAAGGATAAAACGATAATAAAAAAATAATTGCAAAATAGTTGAAAATAATTGATAATTTGTTATGGGATATAATTTGAAAGTTATAAGACAGAACGCATCTTTAGCTAATACCAGCGAAAGAATATGTACTAAATGTGAAATACTTAAACCTTTGTCTGAGTATTCTTATCGAACAAACAAAACTACTAGATTCTCTCATTGCAAGAGTTGCGTTAGAATTAATCAAATCACTAAGAAAATGGGAATATCTCCAGAGTTCTATCTTCAAATGGTTAAAGATCACGGAGGGAAGTGTTCTATCTGTAATGTTTACGAATCTACATTGGCTAAAGGTTTAGCTGTAGATCACGACCATGAAACAGGAAAGATACGAGGTCTTTTGTGTTCGCAGTGCAATACTGGATTGGGGATGTTCAAAGATAGCTTGACATTCTTGACAAATGCTATAGACTATCTAAAGAGAACAAAGGAGTAATTATGAATACAGATATGTCAGGATACAAACTTCTTAAAGACGATCAAGGTCACTATAAGCTGGTATCTAATAAAGGTACATTCAAAGGTAACGCTAGCCAAGTGACTACTTATGCCGTGCTTGAACATGGCTTCTCTAAAGAAGAGATCGACCTTAGTATGTCGGTGATGGCTGAACGATCTCATAATGCAGCAGAATTTGGTATCTTTAAATCATTTATGTGGTCTTACGATCAAGGAGTAACGAATGAAAATTATTCTACTTTGCATTAGTCTTTTGGCTTTAACAGCTTGTGACTTTAGGGATGCTATTCCGTACACGATTCGTGGCCCTAAGTTTAAAGTGGGAGAATGTATAGCTTCCAAGATGAACGTGAGAGAGTTCAGTCAACGTGAGCCTTGGGAAACGAAAAAGATTCTTTACGTGGAGAAGGTAGTAAGCCTTGGAAAAGATAAGTACCGCACAGCTGCAGTGGTTAGCGAAAGCATGGTGATGTACACTACTACTTCTTATGTTATGGATAGGTATTACCAAACCGTGGATTGTCCACCAATTCTTAAATTAAGGAAGTTATAATGAGTAAATTTCTAGAGTTAGCTAAGAAGTTCGAGAAGCTTCAGGAAGAAATGAATAAGACTAGAGAGGATCTTGAAGGCGAGATGATCAACATCGGACTTGAAAAGTATATTCAAGATCCAGATACTCTGGCAGTCTATAAGATCATCGTGCCTACTGGGACGTTTGTATCTTTCAGACAGATTGACTATAAGCGTACAAACTTGGACGGAGAGAAAGGCGGAGGCCCTTCTGTTTTAGCCAAGAAAGAAGCTGAAGAAAAAGGTTTTATACTTAAGAAATAACGCCGAGAGGCAAAGGAGTTAATATGGAATTTTGGAATGATCCTGAGTTTAAGAAGATTAGAAATAAGGTATTGATGGGGCTAGGTGCTATCCTGTTAGTGTCAGCATTTGTAAGTTCTATTTATGTGATTGATCCAGGTCAACGCGGTATTGTTGTGACTATGGGTAAAGTATCGAGTTTTAGCGGAGAAGGTCTCGGATTTAAGACTCCATTCTTCTCTAGTGTAATCAGAGTAAGCGTGCGTCAACAAACAGAAGAGTTGAAGGCTCCAGCTTTCAGTTCAGATATGCAGATGCTTAACACGACTATCAAAGTTCTTTACAGAATTCCTGAATCTGGTGTTGTTTCTATGTATAAGGACTATTCTGGTAATCCATTTGATGCTTTGATTGCTCCACGGGTTCAAGAAGCTTTGAAGGAATCTACTGTTAACGAGACAGCTGAAGGTATCGTTAAAAAGCGTGAGATGATTAAAGCTAAGACTCTTGAAGCAGCTCGTCGTAAAGTTGGAACCATATTGGTTATTGAAGATATTGTGATCGAAGATGTTAAATTGAGCCAAGAGCTTGAGAACGCGATTGAACAGAAAATGGTTCAAGAGCAAGAAGCTGCAAAAGCAAATTTTACAAAAGAGAAAGCTACGATTGATGCAGAGACTGCTATCATCACAGCCGAAGGTGAAGCTCAAGCCATTAATAAGCGTGGTAAGGCTATTCGCGAGAACCCAGGAGTGGTTGATCTGATCATCGCTGAGAAATGGGATGGAGTTGCTCCGCTCGTAGTGGGTGGGGATAAGGGTGCAAATATTATGCTACCGATCACCAATAAAAAGTAAAATTTAAGATGAAGGGCTGGAGCAATCCAGCCTTTTTTAATGGAGTTCTAATGGAAGTTACCACTGCTTTAGTTGTTTGCGTAGCTATGATTGCGTTTAGTATGACCATCTGCTCAGTGTTTAGGACTCTAAAACCTAAACCAGCAACGCCTCCTTTCAAGAAAGATCGGTTCACGCTGATTGAGGAAGAGCTTGAAAGGCTGCACGATGAGCTTGGGAATTACAGTCAAGGCGATGACGAGCTAAAAGAAATATTTAGAGAAATTGGTAAACTAAATGACGCATTGTCTCAAAAAGAGTAATTACTCTTTAGAGTTGTCGATCATTTTAGTCAAGAGACTGACCATTTGCGTATGTTGATTTCGGAGTTCTGACCGCAGATCCTCAATCTTTTGGCCAAGGTTACGGATCTCTCCGTTGTAGGTTTCACGAAGATGTTGAAGGTCTTTGTCTACAGATTCTTCTAGGTTTTCGACTCTAGCGTTGAGCTTGTCCAGCTTACCCTGGAGTTCTAATTCTTTCTTAAGGAGTTCTTCTTTAGCAGATTTGAGGATCTCGTCAGACAGAGCTTTCTTGGAAGCATCGGCGTCTTTCTGGATCTTACGAATAGTGAGCCATGATCCACCAATTACGGTGATAGCTCCTGCGACGGCTAAAATGGCTTCCCAAGTTATTTCCACGTTGTGTCCTCCCAACTATGTATAAGATTGTGATAGATGTGATATACTTAATACGAACACAAAATGAGAGGTTCTAAATGCCTGAAAATCAACAAAATCCATCTTTTTTAGACAAATTTAAGTCTCCGCTGAGCTATCTATGGGATAACCATAAGGTTTTCTTAATCATTTTTGGGGTGGCAATTATAGCCTTTAAATTCCGAGAAGTGATCATTGATTTGCTAGTGGCTGATTCCCATAAAAAGATGGATGAAGCTAAGAAACAAGACGCAGTTCTGAAGACAGAGGAAAAGCAAGCCAACGACCAGGCTGAGCAGCTCATAAAAGAGGCTGAAGCTCTTTCCCAAGATAAACCTAAGGTCGATGAGGATTGGTATAAAAAATGAGAAAATACCTAATTTACGTAGGCGTGGTGCTATGTTTTGCTCTAGCTGGTAATAGAATTTACAGCGCTTACAAGAACTATTTCGACTATAGGCCACTAGCCGCCGTAGGCGAATGTCTTGAGATCCAGGATGAGAAACTGGGCCGACTAGAAGTTAAGATCATTAAGAATGACGATAAAGCCGGAATCAGTGAGGCAGTTGTCGCTATAGAAATAATGCCTGGGTCAAAACTATACGCTGGAGTTAGAGTTAAATACTCTGAGCTTCGCGATCTTGGAGCTGAAAAAACGGAGTGTTCAGAATGAGAAAACTTATTGCGATTATACTGATCGTTCTATCTTTACCACTATCAGCAATGGCTGAATGTGATTTTAAGACTGGCATTACTAAGAACGATAATAGTACCTACACTTACACGAAAGAATGCCATATTAAAGTTGGTGAGCTTAGACAAGACTTAGACATCGCTAACGAACAAAATTTGAAGTTCACTAAAGCTCTGGAACTAAAAGACCTAGCTCTTAGTAAAGCCGACCAACGGGCAGACATGTGGCAGCAAACTGCCTTTAAGCTTGAGGATCGCATTACAACTATTGACGGTATGCGTACTTCTAATCAATGGTTCATGTTTGGCTTTGGTATGGTAACTATGTTTGGAGCAGCTTACGCAGCTTCACAGTTAAATCACCGTTAGATTATATGTTTGCCGTGGGCCTTAATAATTGGATTAAGGCCTTTAGGTGTCATGAAGTCAATGTCGTAATCTATAGGTATTTCTAGGATTTCCTCACAGAAAAAAGCTCCAAGTTCGGAGCAAACAAATGTTTCGTCTCCGTCTCCTTTAAGTTTCACTCTATGTCCAATTCTTTGGCTTAAAATTACTAGCAGTATTTTGAATAGAAATTTTATACCATATTTAGTTCCAGCATATTTCATAAAGAAAGATATAAGCTTTTCTTTTTTATCGTCTGGTAATTCAAATTCATATTCTTCAATAATTACGTTGTCTTTTAAGAATATGTCAATATTCATGAAGTTTACCTGGAGGCCGCTAGCCTGGTATATGTACTCCCCATATTTTGATTGGCGGCGAATATAAACATGAGAGTAATCAGAGCCATCTACAATTTGAATAATTTTGCTGAGCCAGCTACCTTTATGTGATGAAAATCCTATATATACCTTTTCCATTAACTCACCTCTTTAGCCCAGAAAAATCTGTACCATCCACTTATGTTATCAATAGAAATTAAATAATAACCGAGTGTATTTTGCTCATCAATATGTTCTTGTATCTCTTCTTCCGTTAAAGCAGAAGCGTTTCTTAATTTAGTGACTTTGTTTTGTATTGCCATATTATAACCTGTATATTTGTATTACTAGTTGCATGTTTACTTGCAAACCATCTGGATGCTTTAGGATTACTCTCATCTTACCTTGATGAGTTGATGAATTATAAGTCAAATATTTTGTGACTCTACCGTCTATTTCAAAAGAACTGTCTGGTGCTAGAAACTTTAAATTAATACCGCTTGCGAATTCTTTTGATCCTCCATATTGAGCAGGAATATCTGGTGCTCCAACTATCCATAGCCTAATATCTTGAGATGGATTTGAGTTAATCCTTAAAGCTCCACCTATAATTTCATAATCAAAGTTAGGTTCAAAATCAATAACAGTTTTTACGCAAGAATTCAAGTTTGCGTTAAGCAATCCTGGAGTAGTAATTTCTTGATTACTCGCATCGTATATTTTACAATTTATCCAAGGGATACTTACGTCATCCGAAGTTTTACAATAAATAGTATCTAAAGTAGAAGTGGTTATCTCTATAGGTACAGCCCAAAAGCTCCAACCTTTTTTGGCTGCTTTCATTCGCACTATCAGTGCGCCGTCAATGTCTTTGTTATTGTAGTTAAACTTATTTACACCTTTTAAATATTCTTCAGCTTCTTCGACAGAAGACATGTCTCTGTTGCCATCGTTAACTATTAGGTTGTTTAGCCTAATGTCTTTGATGAAAGATATGTCGGTGTAAAGAGCAAACCAATAATTAGACAGAACTTCTAAACTTCCATAAGCAGGTATTGTGACTTGACCGTCTGCGTAATATAAATCATCGGAAGAAGGATTATTTATGATTAGCTTCATATTATCCTAATCTAATGATAGTCATTGATCTATCGTGACAAGTTTGCGTTCCAACAACCGCTCGCCATCTTGCTTCAATTGCTTCAGAGCCATTCACCGTAACTACTGCCTGGGTATGGGCACAAACATTGGCTCCACCGGAAATACCGATATCACGTTCGGACCCAGAAACTTGTGTTACTCCTGCATAAATACTAATAACCATCCTAGTAGCACTGTTAGCTGAGCTATTAACGCTACCGCTGAAACTAACAAAATAAGTACCTGCAGCTGGGGTTATTGTCATTCCTGCAATATCATTATCTGTGCCAGAAGCAGTTGTATCGTCTGCGGTAGCGGTAACTGTTTGGTTTGCAAGAATAGTATTATGAACGTGATCTGCTCTGGCAAAAGAAGTAGAAGCTCCTTCAGAATTTGCAACGCCAGTATTCACTGGAGCAGCTGCGTCAATCGCATGTCTATGGTCGCCACGAGCGAAAGTGTTTGCGGTTCCAGCAGCAGCAGAATCATCTGGTTGGATAGCTGTGATGTCTCCAACTAAGGCGGTAGCCACAGCGTGTGTGTGATCGTTTCTAGCGAATGAAGTTCCAGAACCTTCTGCGTTTGAAGTTGCTGGAGAAAGGTTCGTAGTTGGAGCAGCTGCGGGAATATTATGGACGTGATCCGCTCTTGCTAAACTATTAGATGTACCAGCAGCATTAGATTGATCTGGATTCTGAGTTACAGGTACATCTGTAACGATAGCATGTTGGTGATCTGACCTAGCTAATGAATTGGCTGTACCCACTCCGTTGGTAGTATTTCCACCTACAGCGGTAAGCGGAGCAGCAGTAGCTATCGGATCTGCTCCATTAGGTAAATGCCTAGATGCGTGAGCAGATATATCTACACCATCTACGTTTCCTACGTTAGTTATTTGTTGTCCACCCATATCCAACGCTCCAGTCATTGGCTTAGATCCATCTAGCATTAAAAACTGAGTATGCCCAGCATCTCCCGTTGTTAACCCTAGTAGTCCACTATGGAAAGAAGCAGCGGAAACGCCACTAGCTTTAAAGCCAATGACAGGTCTATCATCTCTGATTTCTACGATATTAGCAGTGCCTTGATGAACGATTATAGAAGCGATAAGAGTAACTCCATCCGTGAACTCTGGAGGAGGAGTTGGTATATTACCTTGCTGTGCAAGCGTTAAATCGGAGTATTCAGCTTGAGAATATACTAAATGATATTTTTCATCAGCCCCATCACCAATAATATAAAAAGAATGTTTAGCATAATAACCAGCGGTTAAAGCTACTAATGTACCGCTGTTGTTGTCATACTGGGCATTATCAACCGTATTTTGCGTACCATGAAGATATCCACCGACTCCATCTCTATAATGATAACCCCAAGTAAAAGCGGTATTCCCAGATGGAGCAAATCTAGTATTTCCGAAATAATATATTCCTCCAGAAACGTCCAAACCTCTAGTGCCGTTTTCTGTAACAGCACTTCCTGTAGAATATATTGGACCAATAGCCTCTCTTTGATATTGCTCAATGAGTGTTCCTAGTTGTTTGTCTCTTATAGAAGATTTATCAATAAAATGAATAGTAGACGCAAATGTAGCTACTCTACCAAGAATAATATTTTGAAGAATATTGGGTTGAGATGCAGCGAAAGAAACCACGCCTGTATCTGTTACGTATATATAGTTAGCAGAATCGGCTGGTAACGTAAGAGGAGTAACGGACCAGAATACCTCTTTCATGTAATCATCTACTGGATCTTGAATAAATCCAGCACCGGCAGATATAGATACCCCCAATCCACTGGTTGTCGTGATTGCTCCGCCATCATAAGCGCCTACTGGCGATGTTTCTCTGATTAATCGAGATAGAGCTAGTCTTCTATCGTGCCTATCGCCTTGGAAAATATCGCCAAGAGTTACTTCCCCTACATCTGGGACAATAGCGTCTAGGTAATTCAATTTTACTGGAGAACTAGAATTTACAGAAACTTTCGTACTGTCTGCTAATCCTTGGAACGCACCAGTTGCACCAGGATGTGAAACCAGAATATCGTTTGTTATTGAATTGAAAATAGCTCCAGTAACTTGAAGAGAAGGCGCTGCTCCAACATTTTCCACTTCCAGTGCAGTAGTAAAAAAGTCTTGAGATACTTGTCTAGCAAGCAATCTTGCGCCATCTCCTATACGGAAAAATCTTCCACCTAAACTTGCTTGCGCTCCCCAGTTAGTCGCAGAAAGTACAGCACCTGTACCTGTAGCGCGTCCTACGTCTGGAACATTTGCGGCGAATCCTACGTTAAAATTATCTACAATAAGAAAAGCTGGAACCGTAGTTGTACTTTGGCAATAATAACAAACAGTAGGGGCGGAATCCTGTGTAATTGTTGCGCCATTCAATAGAACTGCCCCAACATTGAATCCATTATTGACCAAAGAAACGTATCCGTAGTTATTACCGAAACGAATATTTTCTAAGGTAATAGCAACTGAGTCTGCTCCAGGAACTACGGTATTTACAGCAAACTTATTAGCGTCAGTTGCACCTCTTAAAGTTATGTTTTTAACAGCGAACGAATCTGCTGCTTCAATGACGTGTTTATTAGTGGCATTAACTTCGATAACAACAGTTGAAACATCTTCACCTATGATAGTTACGTATGGTTTACCTAATATAGTATCTTCAATATAAACTCCAGGTCCGACTTTGATTATATATTGATTAGTTACAGATGCTGTAGTAATAGAATCTACTGCTGATTTTATGGAAGAGAAATCACCGCCACGCTTAGCAACAGTAATAATATTAAGGTCTTTGTGAACATGAAATACTGAACTTTGAGGCTCAATTTCTGTTTTAAGATATTCGACCATTCCATCGACATTTCCTGTGGCCGCGATATGCTCAACTATTAGATCCTTAGTATTGTTCTCCATGTTAAGAGCAGTTGCTTTAATAGAAGTTGCTGCGCCTACATTCGGCATATAAATAGCTTTATCGAAACTATTCATATTAACAGCTGTAGCCCTTAAAGCTCCACCGTTTTCCAATTGAATACCAACGGTTCCGACAGTAGGAGTTGGTAATCTGAGTTGGATAGCATTTAAAACAAGTTGAGTGTTTACTCCATCAGATTTCATTACATAGGTTGGCAATGGTGCAGGCGATCCACTCATCGTAGAATTTTGAAAAGCTATGGTTGTTCTATTATTAAAACTTACATTATTGTTAGCTAAGAATCCAGTATTGAATTGATATTGATTTCCCCATAAGCAATTTAAGAAAGTTAGTGTAGCGTTAGCCTGGTCAGCATAACATTGTGCTAACATTGAGTTAGGACCAAGTCTGCAGTCTTTAACTATAAAAATACCATTAGTAGAACCTACTTGAGATGAGTGATAGATAGCAGGTACTCCAGGAGATGTTACTCCTTTAATTTGCAAATTCTCTATTTGAGAAAACTCATACCCATTAATCAATGAGGATGTAGGATCTATAGCATTTACGACCGTGACTCTGTCAGCAGAACCTCGTACAAATACATATGGTTTCATTGTTAGAGGATTTTCGTTAAATACCCCAGCTCCAACGTCAATTAAATAAGGGTTAGACTCACTATTGGTTGTGATCGCATTTAACGCATTTTCAATTGTTAAATACTCGCCAGCGCCAGGATTTTTCTTTACACGCAATATGTTTTGTACTGAGAATCTTAGATCATTACCTTGAGCGATAGTATCTACTGTGCTTCCGTAAACTGGAACGATCACACCTGAAAGGTTTTGAATGCCGCTATCAGCTTCCACATTATGTACGTGATCTGCTCTAGCTAGTTCTATAGCAGTTCCTTCAGCGTTAGCATCTCCAGTATTTACTGGAACGCCAGTAAGAATATTATGCTTGTGCATAGCATCAGAAACTCTTCCACTGCTTCCTTCAGAAGCCGCCGAACCAGCTCGCACATCTCTTACGTCAGAAAGTATTCCGCGAATAATATTTTGAGCGTTTCTTACTCGCTCATCCGTCAAAGAAATTATATTGTTTAAATCTGTACTAAATTTAGCAAAAACGATAGTGTAAGGAGGAGCTAAAACGCCAGATCCTGTTTGTTTTACTATTCCGTCAATATCTATGTAAACTTCACCGTTCGTGATGTTTTGACTCAAAAGAATATCATTCGCTACCAGTTGGTAGAAAACTCCATCAAATCTAGCAGTTCCTCCTGTAAAATGTAAGATCCTGCCAGATACGATTGAAGGTCTGAAATCTGCTTGAGCTTTGTCATTAACTTGGTCAATAGCATCTTGAACTTGCGAAGCAGAAAGGCCAGACACAGAATTGTCGTATGGAACCTCATCTGCATCTTGAAATGCTGCGTTAGCTTCCACTGTGGCTAATTTGGTTTTTTCAGCATCTGTAAACGCATTTGTATCTGCGTTAGATTCATAGGCAGCTTTAACCGCAGCCGGAGAAAGAATTGCGCTTCTTAAAGTTGCAATCGTAGCTTTTCTTCCACCGTTTGGATTTACAGCAGATTCGACTGCGTAGATAAGGTCAGCGTCTGAAATAGATAACAGTTCTGGTAAATTTCTAACTTTGCTCATTTTATTCCTTAATCGAGATTTAACGGCGTATTGTCGTCATCCAACAATTGAGTGCCGTCATCATCGTTAATATATCTGTTTAATTTTAAGTCCCATCCATTAACGGATGCGTAATTTGTCACAACTGCTTCGCCTAACAGCGCTCCATCTTCTCGATATGTAAGCGTTAAATTGCTTCCTGCGAAAGATGGAACAACCGAATCATAGTTGGCTAGTTTCATCCAGTTTGAAGCACTAATCAATGCAATAAATTTTTCGTAAGTGCTACTGGTAGGTATTGGATTTTCAGGAGTATATGAATTTCCGTTACCATCGTGAAGAGAAACGTCTTGCGAGACCGTGTCGGTATCTACAGTTCCGCGTTTAGCTGTAATTCTTTGAACTTGATCTGTTTGGTCAGTATCCGTGCTTCTAGTGTGGCCAATCAGTCCAATATTGTCTGGATCTGGATTAGTTTCTGCATCGTAGAATCCATCCACGTCTACGTCTACTTGAACATCTACTTCAGCGTGGAACTGGCCATCTACAGCTAAACGATTAAGGCCGTTACTGTCTCTGACGCTATCAATGGCATTACCGTATTGATCGTCAATTTCAACGCCAATGGTTGTGCCAGGCTCTTGTCTATAAACGGCTTGAATAATATCTTCAGGCTTAAGTTTTGCTTTATCTTGTTCTTCTGCTAGTATGTAAGCACCAGAAGCTACCGTGTAGGCAGTTAAATCTGTGCGCGCAGTCAATGTGTTGGTTTGTTGAGTCGTAGGAAATGGGCCGACAATGATGGTATCTGGTCCGATTACTCGTTTAACCTGAACCTGGATCGTATCTTGGCCAACAGCGGATATGGAAACCTTCTGCTTGACTTTGAAGCCAGCAGCAGATGTAACTTTAATGACGCCGTACTGCCCACCATTAGCCGTAAAAAGCTGTGGAGCGACCGCAGGCCATTTTTGTTCAATAGCCATAAACCATACCCTTTAGATCTACCCGTGTAGACCTTTATAAGATTGGCTCAGGTATGGTTATCCAGGGAGGATTTCGTCAGATTTAGCTGCAGGAGCCTTAGATTCAGCGGGAGCTGAAGCTTTAATTGTAGTAGTTTCAGTAGTTTTGCTCTCAACAGAGAATGAACCGTCAGCACCTCTTTGGAACTTGCGGCCCCAATAAAGTCCAGCGCAAACCATAAACAAATTAAGGGTTTGAGAAGGGTCGATTCCACCTACAAGACCAGAAGCCTTACCGATCATACCTAACATGCAGAAGTTAAAAGAAACTATAACCAACGTAAGACTCACAGAGCCTTTGCCGGTTTCAGGATCACGGAAAGTAGGCAGAGGAAAGCCTCGCTCGTTCATACCGCGTACCATTTTAAGCCATTTTTCTTTTAATTCTTGTGATGTCATACTGGGAAGATTAGGACGGAAATGGTCGGAGTGGCAGGATTTGAACCTGCGGCCCCCTGCTCCCAAAGCAGGTGCGCTACCAGACTGCGCTACACTCCGAAATATGGAGCCGACGACAGGAATCGAACCTGCTGCCTTCAGTTTACAAAACTGTTGCTCATCCTCATGAGCTTCATCGGCATTAAAAAAATGGAGCCGTTGGAGAATTTTGAAATCTCGGCCTTCGCATTGGAAGTGCGACGCTCTGCCTCTGAGCTACAACGGCTAAATGGTGAGAAGCTAGGCTGGCGCTGGTATCCAACATTTCCCTATTTGCGTTAAACCCTTCATTTCCTCCGAAGGGACTTCTCATAAAAAATGGCGGCACGTATCGGATTTGAACCGATGATCTCCTCATAGACAGTGAGGCATCCACTCCAGGCTGGACCAACGCGCCGAAAAAGAAACTAATATACCCTAAAACGAAAAAACCCGCAAGTGGTTAGCTTGCGGGTTGTAATTGGTTGATTTTGTTAAATCAATTACGGCAAGCTTACTGCTCCAGTCCCTTCATCTTGTGCTCCAGATTCATCACTTGCACGGATACCCATGTAGTTGATAGAAACACGCGATGTGGCTTTCGCATTATAGTTTGTGTTATCTGTTGTCGGCACACACCCGAGGATCGTTTCCATTGTTTCGCCGGTCTGACGATCCACGATAGTCATCGTGAAAGGCTCGAAAGCCAATAGATCTTGGATTTTCGGGACTTTAGGAAGAACGTGCTTACCTTGGCCAACAACGCGGAAACCTGAACAAGATACGTTCACGGCTTCTTTAGACGTGATCGCAATTTCGTCAGGGCTGTAACGGCCAAGCAAGTGAATTGCTTCGACCCCAGTGCTGTTTGATACGCTACAAGACTCAAAGATACCAACCAGTTGGTTGTCAATGTAAACTTTGGCTCGTGCGCCTGTGACTACTTTACTCATATTTAATTCTCCTACCTATCTAAGATTAAGCTGCCGACTGAACTTGCGAGAAGCTCAGGTTAATTGGGATGAAGTAGATCGCTGTAGCGAGTTTAACTTCAACCGCAACGTCCATTGTAGGACCTGAGATCGAGATCTTGTCGTTTTTATAACCAAGAGGTGCGTCATCACTTGCAGCGATGAGTTTGATTTTCTTGTATCCATCCATTTTCTGAGCAAGGAAAGACTTGGCTGTAGCCGCATCAACATCTGCAAGAGATTTACCAACGAATGCTTTTTGGAAAGCATCGGCGATATCAAGAGCAATGATGTCCGAGCAATAAGTTGCTTGGATAGAGTTGTAAACAAAGTTTGTATCGAAACCGTAAGTTGTCTGGTCAGAAACCCAACGATTACCAGCTGTGTCCTGAGTAAGGAACAGAAGGCCTGCATCAAGAGCATCTTCGCAATCACCAGGAGATCCAGAGTCGAAACCTGAAGGATCAACGAAGCTGATTACGTTTGCAAACTTATTAACAATTGCTTTATAGAATCCACCAGCCTGCATACCAGCAGCAACGCAAGATGCGTACCATGGTTGGAAAGTTTGGATTTCACCAGTCGAGTCAACTTGAGCTACCTTCTGAAGAGTCAGAGAGCAACGGTAGTTAGCAAGACCTTGAGCAACTGCTTTAGCGTCAGTGTAGCTGTCATTCCAGAAAGAAAGGATACAGATACGGTTTTTCTTAAGCTTAGGAGTGCTGTACTGAATACAGTGAGACTTAGTCGCTGCGTTAATAGCAGAAATTGTATAAGTCGAACCAGAGTCAGTGATTCCTTCAGCGATATCTTGAGTTGCATCTTGCGAGAAGAGCGGGATCACGATATTTACTTGAATACCGGCAAGCTGATTCAAAGCGTTTACGATATCAGCAGCTAAAGTTGCACCACGAGCACCGCCAGCAAGGAATGCTGCAGTTGCCATAACAGCTGGAAGACCAGCAGTTGCAGTTGGAACGAACTCAAGAGCGTTAGAAGTTCCAAGAATTTTTGCAAAGTCAGAAGCAGCAGTTTTGATACGGCCAGGACGTTGAGCAGCAGCTGTTGAAGCGATACCGATTGCGGTTACAGAATCAAGAGCAGCTGGAACTTGTTGCTGAGCAGCTGCAGAAGCAAGTGCAGAGTAACCAGTTTGAGCAGCAATGAAAGCGGCTAAATCAGCAATTGTACGGTATTGAGTCATATCTACAGACAAGTTAGCACCAGTACCGCCAGTTACAGCAGTTGTGAGCAATGTCTTAGCAGCGTTGATTGTCAAAGTTGCAGTTGTGCCTTCGTAACCAATGAACAGACCGATATTAGAAGCAACATCGAGTGTTTCGCTGAAACCGATATCTGGACGAGAGATAGCGACTTCGACTCCAGGTTCTTGAGCAGAGACAAAAAGTCCAGCAGCAAGGCCAAGGGCAGCAAGATCAGCTGAGTTATCAACTAATTCAAAAGATTTACCCCAACCTTTACGGTTAGCGGCAGAATCAGTTGCGATTTTAAATTTCAACGAGTTAGCAGCAGCGCCTGCAGAGGCAACGATGCCAGCTGGAAGTTTACTGTTAAGTTCGATGATCAAAGTAGCAAGATCAGCGTGATCAGCTGGAACAGCCGACAAAGTAACAGTTGTAGAAGTCAAACCGTTAAGACGGATTTGGAATTCTGCACCGTTAAGTGCTGCGCCGAAAGCTGGGATTGTAGTACCAGAAACTTCAGGAGTTGCTTCAGCAGCAATCGAAGTGATTTGGTATTTGTACTTGTTACCGTTCTTACCAAAGTTCTGGTCACGAAGAATACCGTAGTCGGTATCAACGATGGCAGAAGCTTTCGTAGATGAGTTGGTTTTAACAATGTAGATTCTGTTAGCAGAACCAGCAATATCTGCGTCCGAGCTTGGAGCAGAGAATGCGCGCATTGCATCAACAATTGGACCAGAAAGGTATTGTTGAGACACCTTATCTAGTTGGTCAGGTGTGAACGAGTTGTTCTTAAGAACTACGTTCTGGTAGCTGTCGCCACCGTCAGCTTCACCGATGATAACTACGTTACCAGATGCGCCGAGTCCAACCGGATTACTTTTAACCGTGACGTTTGGATATGCGCCAGGGACGTTTGTATTTACAAAACTTGTAACTACTCTTTGAGCCATTTTATTCTCCTAATTACTTAACTTTTTTAAGTCCAAAATGTGCGAGGCCTTTATCGAAATCCTTTGGGTCGTCCAGCTTTGAAGCCTTAAGGTGTTCCCAGAGAATCGGTTCGAGATCTTTAGCCTTACCGTATTGGTATTTGTTTTCTGCCCAGAAAATTCTGAACTTTTCACGTTTTTCGTGATCTTCAAGCTTTACTTCTTTGGCCACATTAAGCGACATGCGGTAAGCTTTAGCTTCTTCGAGAGTCATTTCTGACTTTTTCTCTTGTTTTTCTTTTTTATCAGACATTATTGCGCTCCGGTAGGTCCGGCCGGTTCTGCAGGGGCAGCTGGCGCAGCAGGTTTAGCTTTTTTCTTAGCTTCCATGTGTCCACAAAATTTAGCCAGTTTGAAGTGGCCTTTTGCGCCTGGAGTAGTTCCCCACTCAGGGTTTCCATTAACTTTAGGGTTGTCTTGTGTTGGTTGAGGGTCTTTTTTAGCTTCAACGCGCTCACCAGGGTTTACTGATTCGCCTTGGGTCTCTTCTTTAGGTGCAATTTCACCTTTAGGAGCCTTGCCTTCCTTTTCGGAAAAAGGATTCTCAGCTTTTTTCATAGCTTCGTGTTTTTTAAGCACTTCTTCGGCTTTTTTCAAAACCGCTACAGCTGCTTCTTTGGCGCTATATTTCTTTTCGTCAGACATACTTAAACCTCATTACTCACTTAAGATTGACACAGCCATGCTGTATCGAACCTAACATTGTGATATCATTAGACAATATTTTTAATTCCTATAAAACTCTAAATATCAATCTCGTCTTCGTTAAAGATTGCGAGAAAGGCTTATTCATCATCATCTTCGCTATCGACCGTGTACCAAGTTTCCTTAGTTTTGTCGATAAAGTCAGGAGTCGGAAGATTTGAGATGATCTTGAGACCGCCAATATAGCCTGGGGCAGGAGAGTTAGGTCCAGTGCTTTCACGAAGAAATACGTTTTCAATAATACGGCGTGGGCTCTTGATCCAGGTGTACTCTGTTTGGCCAGTTAATTGGATAGATCTCATATAAGAGTTTTCACCGTTTGCACCAGAATATGTCGGATTTTCCATCAAAGGCGAGTTTGATACGCTAGACTCGCAGAATCCTTGGGCTTCTAAAAGAGACTCGCGGTATCTTAAGATAGAATAAAGTGCAATTGAATGGAGCCACATAGCAACTTGCGGATCGCCATGACTATAACACGCCACTTCGCAGCTTTCCTGGAAGAAAGCATGTTCAACGCGGGCTTTGTAAAATTGATATTGAGGGACCACAGCTAATTGAGTTGCATCTAAAAGAATACCTGGCTCAATATGGATACCTTCATCGGTATAGTCTTGGATTACAAATCCTTGACCTTGCTCTGGGTCAACCAGAATCATTCCAGCTGAAATTCCAGACATTCCCTTAATAGTATCATCTACTTCCACGATTCCAGTGTTAGGATCGTAGCCAACAGGGACAAATGGTTTAACGATATAAGGAATCGGCTTACCAATCGTCTGAGGCATCAAAACAAGGCTCTCAGTAGATTGATCAGCCATGTGCTTCATGTCTGACTTTTCAGGCGCGGGCCCAGGTGTAATCGCGATCAAAGGCATTTTATCCTTGTCGTTTATCCCACGCATCTTGATTTCTATTTCGTTTTTAAGGAACCATTCTTTGCAAGCGTCGATCTGTCTTTGGCCGTACTTGTCCTTAAGATAAGGATTATCCAAACAATCGCCAAGCATGTGGTCGATAAGCCATGGACTTTTACGCATGTCTGCAATACCAAGTTCAATGGCAGTTTTTACTGTTAAATCTAATTGAAAAATTCCCATTTATTTCCACTTCTCCATTACTTCTGGGAGGATCTTTTCTTCCCATTCCTTCATGGCCCATTCTAGGGCTCGGTCAAGGAACTTTTTAGGCTCCATACCAGGGTGATGCCATTTACCCGCTGAGCCTGGCCCAGAAGATACGGTTCTAAATGTTAATATATCACGGCGCACGTTGCCGGACTTTGTAACTGATTGATAGATCGAAAGATTCTTGAACTGCGGAGTATTACCTTTACCAGGGCCACCCATAGTTCCACGGGGATTACCAAAATCGAATTCATGAAGTTTCCCGATTTTAGGAGAACCATCGTCATTCTTTTCTATTTTCTTAAAAGGTACTTTTTCTTTTCTAAGTTGAGACTTAAGATAAGAAACGACCATTTGAGTGCTTGGTGTCTGCTGAGATGGAGCTGTTCCATAATCGAATGGGATCGCTTTATAACGATGGCCATCTTTAGAGGTCTTGAAGTTATTAGCCAAAAGACCAGGCTTCATGTCTTTATTGGGTTCGATACCCTCTTCAATCCAAAGACCGTCTTCGTCAACTGAAATTATCCAAACACCAGGACTGATCTCTTCAAAGCCAAGAGAATCCATGAAAGGCTGGCGAGAAGTCTTAAGCTCTTGCGAAGCCATCTCTTTTACTTTGGCATCGGTGATAGCAGCTAAGTTCGCGACAGCTTTATTTAGATCTTGTTCAACTTCTACCTTGAAAGACTTAAACTGCTCTGCCAGTGCGGCTGCGTCAATGTTAAAATTCAGCTTAATGTCGCTCATTACTATCCCTGAGCTGGTTTGACCGGCTTACCTTCAGGACTTAAAACGCGGCCTTCCTTCATATTAATGAAAGATTCTTTACCATTTTTAGGATCGACATATTTCTTTTGGCCTTGAGCATTGATAGCTCCAGAAGGTAGAGGAGTACGAGCTACGTGTTGAGTAGTTGCTGAGGTAGGAAGTTTTCCGACACCTTGACCGATACCGCCAGCTGGGGCTCCACCGTTTTCGGGATGGGCGGGAAATGGGTTAGCCCAAGAGTTCCCATTGTTAGAGTCACCGTCTTGCGATGCACTTCCAGCAGCTGGAGCATGTTGAGGCTGCGGAGCGGCTCCGCCATTATCAGGATGAACAGGAAATGGGTCTTGCCATTCAGATTGAGGATTTCCTTCAAGTGGGTTTTGATCAGGAGTTGCGCCATTTTCAGAAAGACCCAACATTTTAGCCATTTCAATCATCGCTTTAAGCATCATGATTGAAGATGAGTAAAGCTGAGGAGCTTGAGTTTGAGATCTTTCGATGATTGATTTACAAGCTTTGAATCCAGTCAATGCCTGAGATACCATTTGAACTACACGTTCACGCTGAATATTATCGGCATGATTGTCCAGTCCTTCATGTAGGACAGAGCTAAGATCAGGAGAAACAGCTGTATTATCTTCATCGAGAGCCATATCGCTAGGTGCGTTTTGAGAGTAACTTTCAGGACGACTTACGCCATCAATAACATCTGTTCCAGGAACGATGGCTGCAGCGTCAGTCTGTAACGCAACTTGAGCGCCCTGTGGACCAGGACCATTTGCTCCAGTAGAAGGATCTTGCTCAATTTGTTGAGCAATCGCTTGCATTGCTTCTTTAGACTGATCAACTTGAACTGACTCAGCAGGACTTACGATACCGTCTCCATTAAGATCAGCTGGACCAGCAGAGCCAGAAACATTAGACTCACCTGTACCGTTTTGGTCCAGAAGTAAGTTATTGTTTGTAGTGTCATCCATTGGAGTGACTTGCTCTTGAGGATCTTCGCCAGGAATAGGTTTAGGGATCGCTGGAGCGTCAAGCGCTTGACCAGCAAAATCTTCAGAGTTAGTAGTTGTAGGATTTTGAGTTTGCGGGACTGCTGCACAATATTGGCAATCAGATCCTTGTTGCGCGTCGGCGCAATATTTACAACCAGGAGCGGCAGCCGCTACTTCAGGACGATTACAATATTGGCAATCAGATCCAGCAGTGCCGTTAGAAGCAGCGCAGTATTTGCAAGAAGCTAAGTCTTGAGCGGGAGCTTCAGAACGAGCGCAATAATGGCAATCACCTTCTTCAGGATCATTAACTTGCTTAAGCGCTACGCAATATTGACATCCAGTATCTTCAGACATGGCAATTGTAGAACTGCCAGCATCTGGCGCTGCCGATGCTTGTTTTTTCAACTTATCCACGTTTGCTCCTCAACACTTCTAAAAGCATCTCAATGTTTTCTACGTCCCAGCCACGGCCGAAACGGATTTTGATGCCTTCTTCAGTTTTCTTAATATGAATTTTTTTGTCCATGTCATCGCCTAAGCAGACACAGCCAGAGAACATTTTGCCGTCAAAGATATTCTTTTTACAGTCTGGGCAGCTGACCTGTTCATTTTTGGTCATCTCAATAGAGAATTCGCCAGGTTTTTGCTTGCTTTTACGTTGATCTAAGAAACCTTTTAACGGAGATTCTTTTTTTGATTTCACGCCTTCCTTAAATCCTTCTTCCATTGCTTTTTCAATTACTTCGGAAGATGGGTAAGATGGGCCGTTATCAGTAATCTCTTGAGCCCTTGCTTCAAAGCTTGGTACTATCGGAGCCACGTCATCGCTCAGTTTAGCCATAAGTAATTGTTTGATGGCGTCTCTTTCTTCAATTTTCTTATCGACTACTTTGCCGATTAGATCGTGAAGAGCAAGTCTTTCATCAATCAAGTTTTGCAGTTTTTTAGTAACATCTTCAGCGGGCTGTTTCTTATCGTTATCAACTAGCTTTTCAGTGTCATACATTTCAAAAGCACTCATGATCACAAGGCCTACGCCAGGGATAGAGCGATATTTGAAATCTACGATTCTTACGTTATCTTCAAATACTTCTCCAGAATAAACATCACGCTCATGTTTACTTAAACGAACCATGGAGTCTGAGCCAACTTCTAGCTTAATTTCTTTGGTCTCGCCAATAGTCATCGGAGTAAGTTCGCGGATCAAGAGGGCCATGATGGTTCTGGGAACGATCATTAGTGCAGTCTTGATCTCTTCGTGATCTACAGTCGTGCGCGTTCCTGGCTTCCACAGCTCAACTTTGGCCAAAGACTCGAAAAAGTCTTTACCTAGCGTCTTGCTTAGAAAATGGTCAGCGTTGAAAGCCATTTTAATGCTTCCTACTTGATTTCAGTTTTGATAGACGTATCGTCTTCGATTAGATAAACCAAAAGCGTTGCCGCAGAAGCGATAACTTGATCTTGATCTCCGCACGCAATATATGTCCAATCATTAGGAGCACATGCGATACCTACGTTTTGTCCATCCGTGTTAGCTTGAACCGCACCAGGAGCTTGAGAAACAGGAGTTAACTGTGTTCCAGTATTTGCAACAAAACCTAAAGTGATAGATCCTACTGCACCAGCGTTATTGTAAACAGCTAAGTTACGGCCTTTCGACGGTAAAGTACGAACAGTAGTGGCATCTGTAGTCCACGCTGTAGCGCTGGAATTTAGAGGCTTAAGTTTGCGGCCCACTTCAACATTCTTCTGTGCCCCAGCATGTTCGTTGTAGGTGTGGTTAGAGATCGCTGAAGGATCTTGGGTCTTATTGCCTGGGAATACTCTTTGAATTTTAGCCATAAATAATTGGTTTCCTTATAGTTTAGTAGGTTTAAGATTGTCGTACATTTTATTCATCTTCTTCCTCGCCAATAGTGCTCATATCGACAGGAATATGAGGGGAAGGCTTAATAGATGAAACTGGTTCTTTTCCTTCTCTTTTCGGGTCCTTAGACTTCAATTGATTAAGCTTATCGCCCTTATTTTGATTATGGAACATGTATTCACGTACAACAAGTGCGTGATAAGGCATACGCTGAGGGGCTCTTTCCCCATTTGTGGTTACGTTAGTAATACGAACTTCTTTTAAAAGGATCGTAATGTACCAATATGAGCGATACAGGTAACGTACCGAATATACTCGTCCTTTACCAGTTTCTGGATCAATACCAGGATTTTTACCGCCAGCTAACCATCGAATATTTCCATCTGCGGTGATACTGTAATCAACACCTTGTGTATAGGCTACGTTCCGAGAATCAACCAGAGGCATTTCCATCTGAACAATAGGAAACATGGGAATATTGTCAACGCCTGGTTCGTAGTCCATCTTTTGAGGATTCGAGACTAGAACGTCAGCTTCAGGATCAGCTACATAAATGCGGTCGCCTGGCGAGAGATAAATACGAGCACCATTAGATACTCCACCATTTTCATTATAAAATCGAGGAAGTACCAGTTTAGACTCTGAGGGGTCCAAAACACCGGCTTCTCCACGTTTACGATCACGACTGTTATCGGTCATGGTAGCGGTAAATTTCCCTGCACAACGGTAAATCATGCCGTTTGAAGTGATCGTATCAACTCCGTCATTTCTACGGTAGTCTCCTCGATCATTTTGGCCAATAGGAGAGGGCATACCTTTATAATGAAAGTATTCAACTCCCAAACCAGTAGAGAGGCCCACTTCGAGACGATCAAGATCAAATGATTCTTGGACGTACTCCATGTTCCTATCTATGACATCAATTTGATTGCCTCTAGGCGTTCTGTTGCTCATTTTTCTTTACACACTTATTAACTAATTCTTCAAGTTTCTTATCGGTTTCGATATGACATAAAGTCAAGATCTCTTTGATCTTATTAAGACTTATATCATTTCTCTGCGGTTGGGCTTCGATTTGACAGTTAGTGTCGTAGGATTCAAGCGTTTCTTGTCTTTTCTGTAACATATCATTTACCCTGAATTCTTACCTTTGCTGCGCCGCAAGAAAGAGCTTTTTCAGTAGTTGCACCGGCTAAAGCTGGAGCGAACTCTTTGGAAATATCCATTTTGTTCACAACGATAGCGTCTTTTTCCAGTGTTGTCTGAACGCTTCCTATTCTCACGTCATGTTTAGTGATTTGGAATTCGATGTTTGTGCCAGACTGAATAGAGTACAGGTCGTGGCCAGACTTTTTGAGGTCTTCGGAAAGATAATGAGTGTGCTTAGTTACAACTGCAGGATTAAGAGATATTTCACTCTTCATCATGGCAGGCTGGAACGCAAGGTATTGCTTTTCAAGGTTATACTTAACAATAGCAGGGTGCGAGCCAGCCGCTAGAGCTTCGTCAACCATCTTACCTTGATTGCGGCCGACAGCAATGTGGAATCCACCTTTAGTACGTAGCATTTTAACGGGAGCGCCGTTCATCATGCCAACGTCTTCGATTGATTCGATTTCATTTGGAGTAATATTCATATTAGATGTTCCCCACGAAGTATCGTGTAGAGAAGATGGCTTTCAATTTCTTTGTAAGTTCTTCTTTTTTCTTTTCTAGTTCTTCAATGCGAAGCTTGTATAACATCGGTCCTGGACCGCTTGACGACTGACTAATTCCATCTTGACTTTGGCTTTGAGACGTAAAGATATTCAAAGGTGCGATTTCGCTAAGAATAGCGATAGCAGCCACTGTACCAATTAGTTCGTTCACTGGGGTTGGGATCTGTCCTTCTTTATTCGACAAGCCTGCAGTATAATTGACTTGCCAATAAGCCGGAACCCAGTTTAGCCCGTCAATGACGGTCAAGAAAGCGATACCGGCATTGCCGACAGCGCCCTGTACTGAATTGACGCCATAAGCTGAAAGTAAAGGAATGCAATTAATCAAACCTTTAGAAAAGTTAGCGGCTTCGATCCAAGTAGGAGGAACTTCAAAAATTGAGTTACCGTCAGCAGAGACAATGGCTAAGTGCTCAAGAGAGATGATAGGACGCATCTCAGTCATAATATGGATATATGCCCGATATAGGGAATAATCAAAAGGAGCCTTGAATTTGAATGATTCGCGAGTAATTACAGTACCAAGAAGAAGTTCAACTTCGTTCATAGCAAGGTAGATACGGTCTTTTAGATCGTCAGGAGTGAAAGTGTCGCCGTTACGGAATCTGAGATTAATACCTTTTAGAAAACGACTAACTAGCTGTTCAGGCGTTAAAGGTGGCTCACAACGACGCATCAATCCAGAAGTTTCGGCTGCGTGAACTGGATAGATCGCTGTACCGTATCTTTTAGTTTGGGTAAAATTTGACATTAACAACACCCATCGTTAAATGTATTTTCTACGTTCAAGATATTGAGAGCAGAGAATCTACGAATAGAATTACCTTCAGCAACAGCGAACTGTACGTTTCCAGAGGCAGGCATTTGATTTGGTCCAAGAGTAACAGACCAGATAGATTTATCGTTAGGATCTTGAACGGCAGTAGCGTTAATTACTGCGGTATCGTCAATTGAAGGAAAAGTGACAGTGATCGAAGCAGGTTGATTTGGAGTCCCAACGCCTACCATATATCGAAGGCCAATATTGCCAGAAAGAGTGGAATTAGCACCAAACTGGTTAGCTGGAGCAAACTGTCCGATCACGTTGGCGGGCCCCTGATCAAGGTCAACTATTTGAAAATACATAGTATTAGGATCACCACTACGGATAATCCACTGGTTCCCATACGAGAATGAATTCACGTTAGCATAATTCAAAAGGGGTCTGGCAGAAAGTCTCATTGCATTTAGCTCCACAATACGATATACTCTTTAGTAAGATTGCTGTAAACATACTACTAAGACATATATATCACATAAACCTTAGTATTTACTGATGTTTAGCAAAAGGAGGGAATGTGTACGAATTAAACAATAACTACGACGTAGTGAACATGACTCAGGACGAAATTAGCCGAGGAATGGGACTAACCCAAGAACAGCTGCTTATGAAGGTTTCAAATCTTTTAGATGACTACACCTTAAAAGAAAGTGAGCGCGAAAAGCTTCTAACAATTAAGAAAAATATAGGTAAAAACATCAATAACAGGAGAAAATCATGAAAGTTATCGGCCTAACAGGGTTCGCCAAATCAGGTAAGTCAACCGCTGCTGAAATTCTAAAGGGTTTAGGAGGAGAAGAAGTAGCCTTCGCAAAGCACTTAAAAGATGTCATTTCTGCAGTCCTGGATATTCCTAGAAATCACCTTGACGATCAGAATTTTAAAGAGATTCTTTTTAAGAAACCTATCGTTCTTACCAAAGAAGATATCATCGACATCCTGGCAATGTTTGAGGTTCCTGATCGTTTCGTGCCAGCTGCTATTTTGGCTCACCAGGGAGTAGAACTTCAGTCTCCTCGTCACGCAGCTCAGTATATTGGTACGGAAGTTCTTCGCGCTATTGATCAGAACATTCACATTAATATGGCTTTCAAACTATCTTCAGCTTCTAAAGCTCCATTCTTTATTTGCTCAGATATGCGCTTTGATAATGAACTAAATGCTGTTAAAGATAATAAAGGTCTGTCTATCGGGATTTCTCGTAAGAAGGCTACTCCATCCAATCTAGAAAATCTTCATCCTTCAGAAAAAGAGATACCTACATTGATCAGTCAGTGTGATTTGGCAGTGGAAAATGAAGGCACAATTGAGGAACTTCAAAATGCCGTTCGCAAGGCAGCTCTGGATTTTCTAACTTACAGTATTAAGTAATAAAAAAGCCCCGTGGGAACCACGGGGCTTACATCTAACGCATTCGCGAAAGATTGATTAGCTGCAGGGGAACAGCTATAGAAAGGATTTATTAAGTAGCCATCAATCCAGCGGCTTTAAGAGCAGCAATAACAGCATCAACTTTTGCTTCAATAGCGTCAAGACGAGCTTCTGTTCCAACTAGAGGAGCAGCATTTGAGCCAGTCCCATCTACTCCGACCAGAGCAGCAGTTGCTCCAAGTGCGGCTACAGCAGCAGCTTGAGCGTTGCCACCTGCATCAATTGCTTCGGCAATTTCAGCTGCTGATTTTTTATCAGCCATTGCAACGGTTAAAATTTCTTTTGTTTTTTTCGATAAAGCCATGACATTCTCCTTATGGGGAAAGACACGTTGCGTAATTGCTTCGTGACATGTTATCTAAGGAGAAGATTACTACAGAACGTAGACGATTGATCCATCTTGGCATACTTCACGGATAGCACGCATAGGCTTATCGTCAGCTGGCGAGTAGTATTCGTTCAAAGAAGAGCCATTTACGTAGGTCGTTTTGCTGTCGTAATGGAAGCCTCTGCCTTCGTGTATGTGCCCGAAAACATGGAGTTTTATCTCAGAATCTGCGATTGCTTTGGCCAATTCAACACAGCCCACGTTATGTCCACCACGAACGACAGTATCTAAGATATTGTAAGGTGGCCCATGGGTAAGTAGGATCTCAGTATCTTTAGGGATGGCATCCCAATGGGGCTTAATTAGACCGTAAACTCTAGGCCAAAGATGGTCAGCTTCACTTTGATTACGAGCACGGTTAAAAGCCCAGTTATGGAACCAAGGAGTTACAGGAGATCCCCAAATTTTGATCCCCTCCACTTCAACACCAGAATCGTTTAAAAGATGGATTCCCCATTTAGCGAATTCTTTTTGCCAATAATCAAAGTTCTTTTCTAGGTCCCAATCGTGATTTCCAGGGATTACGATCTTATAAGTATACTTTTGTTTGGCCATCCAACGCATAAAAGACTCAACTTCATCGTGTTCGCCACGACTAGTGAAATCGCCAGAATGGAGTAGGATATCCCCACCTTCGCATGTGAATTTCTCATGGCGGTTATGGGTATCAGAAAGAATGTCTATGATGAGTTTTTGGTGTTCCATGAAAATGATATATCATAGAATTTTGTTTTTCTTTTTACGGTTTTCGTAAGCGGTCAAGTGCTGGAGATTCCATGGAACATGTAGACCTGACACGTTCTCGCCCTGTAGAGGGACGATGTGGTCTACCTGAAATCCTTCTGGGCAGCTCTCGTAAATAGCCTTGATTTGGGCCCAATGATCCTCGGTTAGCCAAGAAAGAGTTGCCTGAAGAATACGAGCGCGACGTTTAGCGTTAGCGAACCTAAAGTATTGGTTCATTTTATTTCTATTCTTATCTCGCCATTTAGCCATATATCCTGGTCGGCGCTGATTTCCAACTATTTTCTTGTGATTTCTGGATCTTTCTTTACATTCCTCAGTATGATTGTCGTAATATTGCTTTTGACGTTCCAAAGCAAATTCTTTATTGGCTTCGTAATTAACTTTATCGCGTTGAACGTATTTATCTTTATTTTCTTGCCTGTGTTTTTTGCGATAACAAGATTTACATGTAGAATCGGCGTACCATTGAGGGGTTTCTTTAGTTCCGCAAACTGAGCATTCTTTCATGGTTACTTTAGATAATAAAAAAGCCCACCTTTTCAGGTGGGCTTGGTTAATTAAGACAATTGACCGGTAATGTTCTCTATGAGCACATTTTTTCTTGGTTGGTACATAGCCAAAGACAAGAAACGGAAATGTGCTTCTGGAAGCGACAGATCGTTAACCGCAAGTTTCAATTTGCTGTAAGGAGCAAGTTGAGCGATACCCATTGTGTTACCTTGGATAAGGAATCCAGTAACAGAACCAGGCTGACGGTTTCCAAGGTCACGGAACACAGGGTTCCCAGCGCCTTGAGCGATACGGCCGATAAACTTAGCAGATGCAGCAGATCCACCAGCTTCAGAACGGTACACGTTGTAATACTGAGCACCAGCAGCAGCTGTGATAGTCACAGTTACAGCGTTACCAGCAGTTGCAACAGCCTGAGCAGAAGCGGTTGATGGAGCAGACTCACCACGCATAGATACCGAAGTAACATAGTAGTTATAAGTTGCAGCAGCAAGAAGAGATCCAGCAGCACCAGCGTCAGCAGTTGCAATCGCAGGAGCTAAAGGCGAACCAGCGCGTGAACGTGCAGGACGAGTTTTACCAGAAAGGAAACGAGATGCTTCAAGACTTACTACTGCAGCAGATGTCCACTGAGTACGAAGGTGAGCACCAGTTGCTTCTTGAGCAGAACCAGCAAGCATGATTCTTTCTTTAGCGTGAGCAATTTTGTTGTACGCAGAAAGAGAGATAGGGTCAAGAACTAAACGGTCAGCCGCACCCATGTTCATTGCTGAACGAACAGATGAATCTTCGATGATAGACTGAGTAAGAGTTCCACCGGCAGAAAGAACAACAGTTTGGTCAGAACCGAACTCAGCAAACATCAAGTCTTGAGTGTTTGATTGAGCGTCAGATTGACGAACTTGTTGATCGACACCGATCATATTAGGGACTTTAGCAACAGCAAGCGGGTTTCCGTCAAACACACCAGCGTTAGAGAAGTCAGACTGTCCACGGAACAAGTCGAATTCAATATCACCAGCAAGTTTCATAGCTGCATCTGAAGCAGCACGATCTTCAGCTTTTACGCCGTCGAATGCACCGATCAAGTTAGCGGCTACAGTTACACGACGAGTTGTCGAGTAATATGCCATTGGGACTACCGCACGAACGTAGTTCGACGTATCCTCTTCGCCAATTCCGCCTTCAAATTGAGCAGAACCACCGAAGATTCCGTAGTCAAGTTGACGGTTAAACTGGTGCAATTGAGACTTAACATCTTTCGATGGAAGCATCTTTTGCAATTTGATGTGCGAGTCATCAAATGTTACGTTCTGCATTACTGGGGAAAGATCTTCCACCATTAGTGCAGCACCTTGTGCTAGTTGGCCAGGAGCGGCGTTGTAACTACCTGCTTCGAGGGCCTTCATGAGTGACTGAAGTTGTTCAATCATTTTAATTCTCCTTCTTTTACCTTCTGCAATTATTTAAGCAGGTGGCTTATTGTGTTGAGGTTGGCTTGGTTAAGATAGAAAGCATTAATTGCATCTCTATCGTTTTTACTAAGTGTTGGGTCTGCGGCTTTTTTCATCAAAAGTGCTGTGACTTCTGATTTAGAAAGTTGTTTCTCTTCATTACTAACAGCTTCACTTTTAGTGACTTGTTCGTAATTCGTGATGGCCTTCCCTTGAGGCACTTTCTTAACTAGTTGAGTTAAGAATTCTTGGACTCCAGCTAGATTCTTTTGAAGTTCAGCAGCTTGTGCTTTAGCAGCAGCAGCTTCTGATTTCGCGAGTTCTAACTCGGCATTTTCTGATTTTTGCATAGTCATATCTCCACATTTGTCAATTTCACCAGGAGCGGCTGGAGCTGCAGGGGCAGCAGGAGCGGCAGCAGGTGCTTGTGCAGCAGGGGCAGCATGATTATGCTCAGCGCCAATTGCATCTAATGCTCTAACGCATGAATCATGATGAGCCAAAAGCTCAGCTTTAGACATTGACATATACATGGCGTCCATGTGTGCAATATCTTCGGCATCATAACCACTTGCGTCACCTTCAGCGGCAGGAGCGGCAGGAGCTTGTTCACCTTCAGCAGGAGCAGCAGGAGCAGCTTCGGCAGCGGGTGCGGCTTCTTTCGATTCAGCAGCTGGAGCGTCTTTAGGCTTCTCTTCCTTAGACTCTTCAGGTTTAGCTTCTTTTGATTCCGCTGGTTTGTCTTTCGACTCTTCAGCAGGTTTGTCATCTTCGGCTTTAGCTAAAGAGGCAGGAACAGTTGAACCAGCAATATCAGCGATATGCGCTGAAAATTCTGTTTCCAGATTCTTAATGAGTTGTGACAACTCTTTTTCTGTGTACTGCATTCTGACCTCCTAAGTCGTTTAAATTATTTTTGAATTAATTAAACGCCTTTAGTTGGCCAATAAAGCTCATCAAGTTCGATATCAACTGCTTTAGCATCCATTGAAGTTGCAGAAACGGCAGTACCGTTAGCGATTTCTTTAAGTTGGATAGCAACGCCAGTTTTGATAGCTTCAAATTCAGCAATCAAAAGATCAACGTCAGTTGGGATTGGGTTGTTTGCAGCAGTAAGCTCGTAAGCAATTTCGCATTTATGAGGTGCGAAAGCGATGAGGTCATTACCGAAAACATCTTTAGATACAGCGTCAACTGCTTTAATACGGATAGCGATTACAGCTGCTCCGGCAATTTCAGAACCAGCGTCTGACAAGAATAGCATAGGCCATCCAGCAGCGTCGCGAGTTTGACGTACAGTGTCAATTGTTGCAGATCCAGCGTAACGAATTTTGAGCTTGTCAGCTACATCTCGAAGCAACGCATCTGCTTTTGCAAGACTTTTCATTTTTATAACTCCTTATTGGTTTAGGTACATAGACAGTCCTCAATTGAGAACGGCTAACCTGTTGTAACTTAATAAAGAATAGGTCGCACGCAAAAAAGCCTACAATATCGGTAGGTTACAGGTCAAAAGCTGCCAAAACTGCTTCTATGCTTAGTTCAAGTAGCACGTTTAATTGGCTTTGTTGCAATCTTTGATATAAGTAGTTAGGAGATCTCATGGGAATGTTCATCCACGGAATTGCGGCTTCAGAAAACATCGACAGTTCAGGCGAGCGTATTTCTATTCTAGGAATGGACATATCGTCTTTGGCCGTTGATGGAGTCTTCAATTGGGAGCACAAAGCCGACCAACCTGGCCAAATTGTTGGGAAAGTCTTAAAAGCTAAGAAGATCTTCTCTGAGCAGGACTGCGAAGACGATGTTCAATTGATGTTTTTTCAGAAATGTGGAGTTCCATATCTTTATGTCATGGGCGAACTAATGGACGACTATAAAGAGTCAGCCAAAGAAGTAGCTGGAATGTTCCGTTATGACGCAGACCATAAAGAATCTAACGAAAAAACCGTTATGAATTTCTCTATTGAAGGCGCTAAGATTGAAAAGCAAGGCATGGATATTCTTAAGTCCATTGCTCGTAAAGTTACATTAACTGCACTTCCTTGTAATAAAGCTGCAATCGCAGAGATGGTTTCTACTGCTCCGGCAAAACCTAAAAAGAACTCGATTGATGAGCTTTTCAAAACTGAAGAGATTAAAGCTGAAATTTTTGAACCACTTCAGAAAGATCAACCTAAGCTCACCGTTGCTCCACCTCCAACTCATATCGGCCAAACTAAATCTGGTAAGGGTATTCTTCCAAACGCTAAAATTCATGAATATACTGATTTCGATGAAACTGACCATAGAGATGCGGCTACTGCTCACTTAAATATGGCTTCTAAACTTGGTGAAACTAATTTCAAAATGGCTCAACACCATAGAAATAAAGGGCTTCTCCATAACTCAGCCGCCAATACTTTGGCTGACAAGAAAAAACGTATTTCATCTGGTAAGCCGACAGTAGCTACTCCGGCTCCTATTACTGGGCCTTCTAAAACTGGAAATTCTAAACTTTCTACTGGTATGCCTTACGGCCTTAAAAAAGCTCTTGATGCTGGATCTGGAATGGCTGCTCCGTCCCAATTGACTGGCGGAGCTGCTTTAGCCAAAGAAGATCTAGCTAAACCTAAGAAAAAGTCTATGTGGTTAGCACGCGCTGAACAAGAGTACGGTTCTTGGTCTAAAAAAGAGCAGTTCGAGTCTTTTATAGCAAAACGTATGCCTAACCTTACTAAAGGTGAAATTATTGCGATTGGCCAAGTTATGGTTTTAAATAAATCTATGACTTTAGAAAACGCCATAGCTTCTATCGCAAATCTTCCTACTTTAAAAAAAAGACTAAAATCTAGCGATCCTTTAAATAAGAACGCTGGAAAAGATAGTATCTTCGCTTTGATCATTTTTGACGGATGCGATCTTCATGACATTCTTCATTGTTCTCATTTTGCTACCGATGAAGTCGGCTCTTATGAGAAAATCAAGAAAGTAATGGATGAATATTTCAAAGATGGCGTCGAAGCTAATGAATTGACATTTAAAGATGCTGGTACTTTAGGTAAACACGATCAACCAGTTCTTTTCCTTACTGAGGGTGATCCGTATCGTGATCTTCTTGAAAAACTGAAAGAAGTAGCTGAATATAAGTATGCGTCTTTCAGACCACATATTTCTGTGACTACAAATGTTGACGAATTTAAAGGCAAAGTCTCTGCCATCGTCATTTCGGTCAATGGTGAGATCAAAGATCGTTACGATTTCAAGCACAAAGATAGGATACCTGGCGGTCTTTCCGATAAAAAGAAACCTAGCGACTTTGATTCTAAAAAGTTGGCTGCAGGCACTAAAGTAGAATCAGAACATACTTCTGACCCAGGCATTGCAGAAGAAATCGCAATGGATCATCTTACAGAAGATCCTAATTATTACGAAAAACTCAAAACAGTTGAGAAAAAATAAGTAGTTATAGCTTCTTTCTATTTTAATAAAAAATCTTATTATTTTTAATAAAAAACATTTGCATTTCTGTAGATGATACGATATATTCTATTCATAAGCCCGCAGCTTGACAGCGGCACTTTGGGTCTCGCGGTGAGAGCGGTGAAAGTCCGTAGGGACACATTTTATTAATTACGAACATGCCATTGCGAGTATAGATCTTGACCGGTCCAACTCAGAGTTTGGCAAAAGCCCAGGATAATCGGTTCTAGTCAAACACATTCCTGGGCCTATATTTAGAATTCATCTCGCCGGAAACGTAGGTGCAATTCCTATCCGAAAGGTCGTCTAGCAGCCCAGGACACCGGCATACAGCGGAAACATAGGTTCGAGTCCTGTCGGCGGCACCCGCACAAGCGGCCCCGCTGTCGTCTAGTTGGGTTAGGACACCGCTCCTTTTATTTAATACGAGCAAACCTGCGGTGGCCCTGGCAGGGAATCGAAATGACTCCATCGTGTCCAGACCACTCTACGATTAAGAGCCTGGAAGTTAGTGGACGAGGGGCCTTCATTTTAGGAAAAATATGAAACAAGTCATTATAGTTAGAAAAGATTTAAACATGCGAAAAGGCAAGATGGTAGCTCAAGGTTCTCATGCTTCCATAGGTGCCTATTTACATAGTAGTGATAAGCTAAGACTGTCTTGGATGCAAAGTGGCCAAACTAAGATCTGTGTAGGTATTGATTCTGAAGATGAACTTCTTGCTATTTTTAAAGCAGCTAGAAGTGCTGGTCTGCCTTGTTATTTGGTTTCAGATGCTGGGGCAACTGAGCTTCCGCCTGGAACATTTACAGCAGTTGGTATTGGTCCAGCAGATGTTGAAGAAATTGATAAAATTACTGGAAATTTGAAACTTTTATAGCGCATTGCGGCAATTTTTATAGTCTTAATCTTCTATTTGACAGTTATTGAGATGTGATATACAATAATTGTTAGAACCTTCTGCTGATTTGATAAAAGCAGAGGAAACCGTTAGCCCCAAGGATATTTGGGAGGAGACAAAATGATTTACCTAAATGGTACTCCGCTACCTACTACTCGATTCCCCGACAACACTTCACAGGTTTGGAAAATTCCACCTCTACAGTTAAGACTAAATCCAACTGCACATATTAAGTGGGAGTACACTCATGAAGCTGAGCTTCTTGAAATTGCTCAACTTAAAGATCTTTTAGATAAAGAGGGATTTCCGTCTTTTCTTGAAATCAAATATCTTCCTTATGGCCGCCAAGACAAAGAAGTATCAAATGATGCTACTTTTGCTCTTCGTAGTTTTGCGAAACTCCTCAACTCCTTGAATTTTGAATTAGTTACGATCACCGACCCACATTCGCTTGTGGCTATTGATCTTATTAAAAATTCTCGTGCGATTTATCCCCATAAGCAGATAGAATATTTGATCTTCATGGGATACTGCAATTTAGTCTGCTATCCTGACAAAGGAGCGCGCACTAAGTATGAAGAAGTCTATAAACAAGAGGTTGGCAAAGCCTTTATTTATGGAGAAAAAGTGCGCGATCAGTTAACTGGAAATATTACAAAATACGACTTAATTGACGAAATGGGTAGCCGAGTAAAAGGTCAAAGAGTTCTCATTATAGACGACATCTGCGATGGCGGAATGACTTTCAAGATTTTGGCCAAAGATCTGCTCGATGCGGGAGCTATTGAGGTGAACCTTTTTGTGACCCACGGTATCTTCTCAAAAGGTGTTCGCACATTAAGAGATGCAGGCATCACACATATTTTTACTCAAGATGGAGAAGCTTTCCACTTGAAAGATGCTTTTAGAGGATGTAGAATTAAACCGTTTAACCAAGAGTAAGGATATTTACTCTTTAACTCAACAGCAATAGGAGAATATCGCTATGAGAAAATTAGAAGACCTTTTTGACAACGTAATGGACAGCCTTTCTGCAGCTTTGCTTTGTGACTTTTACAAGCTAGCTCACCGACCGATGTACCCACAAGGTATGGAAGTCGTTTACTCAACTTGGACTCCCCGTGCTTCGCGCATGAGAGGCGTCGATCAAGTTGTAGCTTTCGGAGCACAAGCTTTCATTAAAGACAAGCTAATTTCGCTTCTAAACAAGAACTTTTTCAAACGCGATAAAGACGCGGTAATGGCAGAGTTCAAAAGAATCATCAAGTTCACACTTGGCGATCAAAACCCTGATACTGCTCACCTTGAAGCTCTTCACGATCTTGGCTACCTGCCACTTTCGATCAAGGCTCTTCCAGAAGGTACAGTAGTTCCTTTGAGAGTTCCAACTCTTACAATCCAAAATACCGATTCTCGTTTCTTTTGGCTAACAAACTACATTGAGACCCTGGCTTCTTGCGAACTTTGGCAAGCATCGACTTCTGCTACAATCGCTCGCGAATACCGCAGAATTCTTGATAAAGCTGCGATGGAGACCGTAGGTAATACGGACTTTGTAATGTTCCAAGGCCACGATTTCTCAATGCGCGGAATGTCTTCTTTAGCTTCAGCGATCAGCTCTGGTATGGGCCATTTACTTTCATTTGTGGGAACCGACACTGTTCCAGCTATCCAAGCTGCTGAGTACCTTTATAAAGCCAATGTTGAGAAGGAGCTTGTAGGGACTTCGATTCCAGCTTCTGAACACTCAATTCAATGTGCTTACGGCGATGATATGGAATACTTCCGTCGCTTGATAAACGAAGTTCACCCTAATGGGTTCGTCTCAATCGTATCTGACGGTTACGATTTCTGGGACGTTATCGGTCGAGTGATTCCGGCTCTTAAAGCTGACATCATGGCTCGTAAAGGTGGACCGGTTGGAGATAAAGTAGTTATCCGTCCAGATTCGGGTGATCCTGTGTTGATTGTATGCGGTGATCCAAATGGTAAAACTGAGCTTGAACGTAAAGGCGCAGTAGAGGCTCTTTGGGATATCTTCGGTGGAACTATCACTGAGAAAGGTTATAAACTTCTTGATTCTCATATTGGCCTAATCTACGGAGATGCAATTACGCTTCTTCGTGCTCAAGAAATTATTGATCGTTTGAAAGCTAAAGGTTTTGCTTCAATCAACGTAGTATTCGGTATCGGTTCTTACACTTACCAATACAATACTCGCGATACTTTTGGGTACGCTCTCAAATCAACAATGTGTGTGATTAAAGGTCAGGAAAAGCAGATCTTTAAAGATCCTAAAACTGACGACGGTACTAAGAAATCTCAGAAGGGCCGAGTAGTGGTTCTTAAAGATGGCAAGAGCTTCAAATTCATGGATGGGCTAAGCCTCCAAGATAATGTAGCGGCTGACCAACTTCAAGAAGTTTTCCGCGATGGTAAGCTCTTGATTGATGAGAGTTTTGAAGAAATCCGCGCACGTTTAGCAGGGAGCAAATAATGCCTTGCTATGATCCAAGAGATAGGGACGACGGGCTTCAAGCTCGCCGTGAAAACTCAGAATTGCAAGTTAGACTAGATCAGAGAACTGACCAACTTTGTAGAGTTCTAAAACACATGGAATATGTCGATAAGGTTATTTACGATACTTTACCTGAAGACGTTCGTCAGTGGCACTCTAAGCATAAAGAGTTTGATGCTTTAAGAGATAAATACCCAAATGTCAAACTGAAGGAAGAGTAGTATGCTACCTAGAGTAATTGAATCTGACCGAGTAGTATTCTTTGACGTGGACGACACGCTCATTATGTGGAAAAAACACGACTTAGACCTTCCGACCGTTACTATTAACGGTCGGGAGTTCCAGGTTCATAATAGACACCTGCAGAAGATCCATGATTACCATGTGATGGGATTTCAGATCTTTGTTTGGTCCACTTCTGGCCATAAATGGGCCAAAGCAGTCACGGAAGCTTTAGGGGTTTCGGATAAAGTTACCTGTATGTGTAAACCACACAGAGTGTTTGATGACTGCCGAGATCTTAATTCGACCATCGGCAGCGGCTATTTGCCTTTAACTAAGGATTAAAATATCTAGCATTGACCACTGGAAGGTCATCTAGGTGTACCCAACCGCCATCCATTTTCTCCATACGAAGACCAAGCTCCTCAAGATGAGGCAAAAGCATGGTACGAATTTGGAGACATTTCTCTTTACCTTCAAAACCAACAATATGGAAGTCAATAGCGTGTCCAGTACGATGTGGACTGTTAGGGACTTTCTTTTTAGCTTTTTCTTCAGGCGTTAGATTTTTCCAAACCTGTGTTTCATAGATGTATCGGTTGTAATCCATCCCATCCCATTTAGATCCTGGTACGTTAGCCTTTTGAGGGCGCATGAAGGCGTGGACAGAAATTGACACTTTGCGTCCAATTATTTTTTCCAAAACTAAAGCTGCTTTACTGACTTTTTGAGCGATCCCAATAATAGCCTTTTTTTCGTCTTCAGATGGGACGTGCATTACTCCCCAAGAAGGGAGAGTGAGAGCTTCAGATACTGTAAAGTTTGGTGAAATTTTTGCCTTAGGGTTAGACCAGTCAATTTCAGCTACCGGAGCAGCTGGAACGGATGTGACGGGGGCTGGGCTTACTGGAGCTTCTGGAGCCTTAGCGGCGGCTACTATAACTGCAGGACTTTTCGTGGAAATCCCGAAAATTGCCTGAATGATTTGGTAGAGTATTTTCAACATATTTCCTCTTGCTTTAAATTAACTGAGCGGCTATACTCTACTAAGATTAGGAGGGCTATATGCAAGTTAAAATTGCTGATTTGCGTTCTGTAGACTTTGAGAAAGATTTAATTGATTCTATTATTAATACAGGATTTGTAGTGGTTACTGGCCACGGAATCTCTGAGGGACTTATTCGTGAAGTTCAGTTGGGTTGGCGAGAATTCTTTTTAAGCACACAACAGGCTAAGAATTTATTCGTTAACGGAAACGATCCTAATATGGGATACAAAGGAATGCGTACTGAGACTGCCGTTGGAGCCAAAAAAGCAGATCTTAAAGAGTATTTCCATTGGAAGCCTAATCAAGATATTCCTAGTGGAGTTGAAGATCCTACTTGGATCATGTTTAGAAGATTAGAAGATTTATCTATGAGAATTTTATCAATTATTGACGAAGACAGTCGCAGTGCTGGCCATAGAACCTTTTACGCCACTAACTGTATGGACTCTGATAACACTATCGTGCGCGCCCTTTACTATCCTGAAATGGATTTCAATGCTGAACCAGGCGCTGTTCGTGCTTCAGCTCATGAAGATATTAACCACATCACACTTTTGGTCGCAGCTTCAGCTCCAGGACTTCAGGTTATGGATAAGAGCGGAAACTGGTTTGATGTTCCGCATGAAGATAATTCAATCGTAGTAAATATTGGAGATATGTTGCAGCTTGCTTCAAACGGTCGATATAAATCTACAACACATAGAGTCGTGAATATGCCTGGAGATAGGATTTCAATTCCTATGTTTGTGCATCCTCATAGTAACACTGTTCTAGCTCCAGGTAAAACTGCTGCTCAATTTTTATCTGAGCGTATTGCTCAAATTCACGGGAAAAAATAATGAAAGAATTAGCTACTCTTTACAAGAAAACAAATACGGGCGCTATCCAATATTGGAAAATTAGTTCGTATCCAGTTGACGTTCAGATGTTTGGAGAGATCCGAATTGAATATGGCCAAGTAGGGACGGATAGTCCTCAGATACAGCTTGACGTTGTGACTAAGGGTAAGAATCCTGGTAAAAAAAACGCTACTACTCCACTTCAACAGGCTGAAGCAGAAGCTTTTGCTAGATGGGAAAAACAGAAAAAGAAAGGCTATGTTGATTCTCAAGAAAAGGCTCAAAACGATGAGCTTGATGAATTGATAGAAGGTGGAATTGAGCCTATGCTTGCTGAAGCTTATATGGACGTTATCTACGATAAACGTCCTGGCTTTGAGAATGTTGTTAATTTCGTATTAACGAAAGAAGCTAGAAAGATCAATTTTCCAGTATTTACTCAGCCAAAACTGGATGGTATTCGATGTATTGCGATCATTAAGAACGGAGCCTGTACTCTTTGGTCAAGGACTCGCAAGCCGATCAATTCTGTACCGCATATTATACAAGAGTTAGAAGCAGCTTTTGAGAATCGAGATATTATTCTTGATGGTGAGCTTTATAACCACGATATGAAGTCTGACTTTGAGAAGATCGTTTCTCTTGTTCGCCAGGAAGAACCAGGCGAAGGACATGAAGTCGTTCAGTATCATATTTATGATACGATAAATGAAGCTCCGTACAAGAACCGGTATGTTCAGCTTCATAGGCTTTTTAGCACATACGAATTCCATAGCTTGAAAATTGTTCCTTCAGAAGTTTGTCAGAATGCGGAAGAAGTATTTTCAAAATTTGAAAAACACATCAAAGATGGATACGAAGGCGCGATGCTACGAAACGTAGAATCTCTTTATGTTAATAAGCGCTCTATGGATCTTCAGAAAATGAAGCCTTTTATTGATGACGATTTTGATATCGTTGCAGCGACTTCTGGACGCGGTAAAATGGCTGGCCTTGCGGTGTTCACATGTTTGGCTAAAAACGGTAACTCTTTTGAAGTAAAACTTAAGGGTGAATTAGAAAGCTTACGAAAATATTTGGAAGATGAGTCTCTATGGAAAGGCAAGAAGCTCACTGTCAGATATTTTGGCCTTACAAATAAAGAAAAAGTACCTAGATTCCCAGTTGGAATCGTGGTTAGAGATTACGAATAGGAGAAAACATGTCTGATCTTAAATTTTTGCACTTCAACAACGATCAAGCTAACAAAAAGCTTTCAAAGAAACAGGCTCGCGCTAATAGAAGCCGAACATTTGCTGTTCAGCCTTTGACAGAAAAGCAGATCAAAGAAAGCTTATCAGTATTTATCGCCAATGGTGATGGCCAGTATCGCACGGATATTCGATTATCTATTGGAGTAGCCAAAACAAGTCTTGATGATAACTACAGTCGCAGCACAGGTAGAGAAGTTGCTTCTAGTAAAATGGCTTCTGTAGATTTGAACATTGAATCTGCCACTGTTAATGAAACCTTTATTTTGATCAATTTTGACGCATACGAAGGTGTTAAACTTACGGCTCGTCTAAACAGACTTACTGGATTTAGCACTTTCTTTGGGAAAATCGTTTAATTCAAATGTGATATAGACTCAGTGTTACCCTTTCTCAAAGGGCGTGATGGATACCTGCAAGTAACCGGTCCACGATACGACCAACGATAGAGAGCAAATGGTGGCTAACCTCACAGCTTGCCCACTCGTCATGATACAGTACGGAACTGGTCTGGACCCTGCTCCAACTATGGATAATATCGCAGTAAAGGCCTATTGATGGGCCACTTATACTCAGCCAAATACGGTTGGGTCGTTTCTATTTGGCTGAATATGATATAAATTGTGAAACAGGAGAAAATAATGTCTCATCGTAAAGCGAAAACAGCCCCTAAAATCTTCATGACAGACCAGGCTAGACTCAAAAAGCTAGTTTTGGAAACTATGGGTGAGATTGCTGACGCAGTGGGTCGAACCATGGGACCAGGCGGTCGAAATATTTTGATCGAATCTGACTTCCCTGGAATTGCCAATAAAAACACTAAAGACGGCGTTACAGTTTTCAAATCTTTAGGTTACATTGATTCTTACAAGCATTTAATCTGTGAGCAAGCCCGTTCATCTGCTGAACGCACTGCGTCTGAAGCTGGTGATGGTACGACTACTGCAACGGTTCTTTCTAACGCTCTAATCCAAAACATTTTTGATTTCTGTGAGAAAAATCCTCGCTATTCTCCTCAGCGTGCAGTTCGCCGTGTGAAGAAAGTAGCTGAGACTATTTTGGCTCCCTACATTGCCTCTCGTTCAATAATTATTGGCGAAGAAAACAAAAGTATGCTCCACATGGTAGCTAAGATTTCAGCAAACGGCGATTCAGATATGGCTGACGCTGTTATTCAGGCTTTTGAAGAAATCGGATATGGAGATGCTTCCCACGTTACGATTCGCGAAGTGTCTGGTAAGACTGGGTATAAGGTTGAGCGTATTGACGGATTTCCAATCCCAATGGGGTATGAGGATTCTATCGGTAAGCTTCATACTGCTTTCATTAACGATCAGGCTAACCAACGCTGTTATATGGAGAAACCACTGTTCCTCCTTTATGACGGTGTCGTAAACGATATTATGAATATTTTACCGATCATCAATGGTCTCGGTAAGAAATACGTCGAAGAAGGAAATTCAGACTATAAGAACTTGGTCATTTTTGCTCACGGATTCTCTGAAAACGTCCTTACTAATTTGGCCTTCAACTTCGCTGATCCTGGAACTATCAATATTATTCCAATGGTGACTCCAATGTCACAATTCGTGAATTCGCAGCTAGCGTTCCTTATGGATATGGCAGCTTTCACAGGTGCTAAAGTTTTCGGCCTTCGTGACCAATTAAGTACAGCTACTCTCGCTGATCTTGGCGGAAACATGGAGTCTTTCGAGGCTTACCGGTTCCGTTCAACAGTTGTTGGTGATCCAGATCCAGTCAATGTTGAAGTTCGCGCCGATGACTTAAAAAAACAAAAAGAAACCGCTGAATCTAAGGCTGAATCAGGATGGCTTGAAGAACGTATTGGTAAAATTACCAACGGTATCGCAAAACTTACAATTTCTGGGGGATCAAATGGCGAACTTAAAGAAGCTCATGACCGTTGTGAAGATGCCGTATGTGCGGTTCGTTCGGCTATTACGCACGGCGCGTTACCTGGCGGGTGTCGTATCTCCATTGACATGGCTCTAAAAATTGCTCAAGAACTAGAAGAGGGCGATCCAGCTCGTGAGATCCTAATGCCTTCACTTATGGCCCTTCCACAGCGTCTTTTAGATAATGCTGGATACCATGGTGACGAAATTACTAAGGTTATCGAACATTTGATCAATAATCCAGATGATGTTTACGATATTGAGAACGAAAAGTATGGAAAAGCTGAAGAATTAGGCCTATTTGACGCAGCTAAGGCTGTATCTGAATCTTTAAATAATGCAGTATCTATCGCAAGTGTTTTAGGTACGATGGGCGGAATTGTCTGCCATCCAAGAGATGCTGAATTTGAAAGATCTGAAGCTCGCGCCGATTCTGAATTTACGCGAGTAGCTGAGAACCCACATGCCTTCGTGAATGAGGCAAACGAGCGTCCTTAATGAAGTCCTACGGAAGAAAAAAGCACGGCAAAGCATGTCCTTGTTGTGTTCGCGGGTCGGAAAATAGAGACAAAATTGTCAACAATAAGTCTCGCGCTCGTAGGAAGGGTAAGGAAGAAGTAAAGAATGAGATTCGAGACCTTAACAAACGATGAAAAAAAGACGTATAGTGAACTATTGTTCGCTCCGCTTTCATCTGCTCAGGAAGTTAAAGACTGGGTAATGGCATTCCTAGGTCTTGAGTTACCGTTAGAGATCACCGATCCAGATTCTACTTCTTCACCTTTGGACGCTATTTGGCAAGTCTATAACGCCTTTAGAACCAATTCAGGTGACGTAAACCCTGGCTATATTTTATTGTCCTGTCGAGAAGGAATGAAGACCGTTTCGGTCGCTATCCTAGAAACCCTTCTCATGCTACATTATCAAATTGAGATTGCCCATGCCGCTGCGATTGAATCCCAGTCATCGGTTGGTCTGACCTATATTTCGGAATTCATCGCTAAGGTTCAACCTTTGATGGAATTTGCCGGTTGGGTTCCAGACATGGCCAATAAACGTACTATCAAATTTAAGACTCCTCAAGGTAAGACCACTTACATTAAAGTTCTGATCTGTACCGTTAAAGGGATGAACTCACTCCACGTTAATGCCTTGTTCTTGGATGAGTTGGATTTGGCTGACAAGAAAGCTCTTAAGCAGGCCAAAAACATTGTGGGTTACTCGAAGGGTATTTTCGGGATCACCGTCTATCTCTCGACTCGTAAGTACGCATTCGGTAACATGAATGACGCGATTGAGTCAGCTCAAGAAAAAAACTACAAAATCATCAAATGGAACATTTTGGACGTTACAGAGGCTTGTCCTCCAAAACGACATAGACCAGATGAGCCAAAAGAAGATCGGTATGTCACTAAGAATCTGCCGATGCAAGCTCTTTCCAAGGCTGAATGGGACACTTTACCTGGGCCCGAGCAGGTTAAATGGGATCTAGTTAAAGATGCTCACGCTGGGTGTCTAACCTGTCCACTTTTGGCCGTATGTAGGAAACGACTTGCTGATAAGCCTCAAACGGCTACTGGTGGATTCTACAAACCAATCGTAACTGTAATTCAAAAGTTCAAAGATAACGATCCAGATACGGCAGAAGCCGAGTTGATGTGCTGGCGTCCAGGCTCTGAAGGTCTAATTTATCCTCGTTTCGTGTCTCAGGTCGGTAAAGGTAACGTAATCGACTATAAGCAGGCTTACGAAACCTTAATGGGCCCAACTAATAATGCGATTACCGAACTTACGCTAATTCAAGCTTTACATGATGCTGGTGTTCAATTCTTCGCCGGAGTGGACTGGGGTTATACCCATGATTTTACCATTATTATAATGGCTCTTCTTCCAAATGGAGAAGTTTGGGTCGTGGACTCATTCGCTGCTCCAGGCCTTGAAATGGCAGATATGCTTCGTATTGCGATCCCTTACAATGACAAATATCGCGTTCAGGCATGGTTTTGCGATCCAGCTTATCCGGCTAACGTAAAGACGTTTACAAGAAACAAAATGCGCTCGCCTAAGTTTACCAAAGACGTTATGGCGGGTATTGAAGCAGTTCGTTCTAAGATCACAGACGGTCTCGGTAAGAGACTTTTCAAAATCATCAACCGTCCTGAAAACAAAAAACTCATCGTTGCTATGACTAAGCACAGATTTAAGCTGGACGGTCAAGGAAATATCACTACGGAACCAGATGATGAACGCGGAATCGCCGATTTGTGCGATGCCCTTCGTTATTTGGCTCAAAATAAATTCCCAATTAAGGGTACTCAACGCCCTAACGCTTCATGGGCTGAAGAAGAGCAAATGAACCAATTGCAAAATCCAACTGTTACAGAGCAAATGAAGATGGAAATTGCGGCTAGAGTGGCAGATTCGGGCGGTTCTTTGACGAATACGACCTCCAGAAAGGGCGGATTACATTGGAATTTCTAAAATACGGCAATCTTAAAGCTGTAACACGCTTGAAGAGGTCAAAATAATGAGCAAATTGAATTTCCTAGTATTTTTAAGTACATATAGCGATGCTTCTGCTAGCAATAATCCTTCCTTATCTAATTTCAAATGGGCCCGTGAAATAACAGGTATTCCAGCCGCAAATCCGATTAGCGAGGCTTTTAGTTTAGCTCCTGGTGAGTCTAAAACCATATTTTCTGGCATTCGCACCTTAACTCAAGCTATTGACACCGTCTACAGTATTGCATTAAAACCTTTAAGTTCAAGCACTTACAGAATTCAACACACTTCAGGAACTGCTCCTGGATTCAGAACACCACGCTCTATCGGGACCAATGCCACTACTCAAGTCACTTCCGCTACGAATGGCCCAATCACGACTTTCACAGCAGCTGGAACGGCAGCTACTTTCGCGTCATTCACTGGAACCCCAGATGGTTTCACTACTCCTGTCACGATCACTGCAAACGTAGCTGGAACCGCAGGTAACTCAATTTTACTTACCGGTGACGGAATCACAGATTTAGTAGGTCTTGCTAGCACATGGAACACGGCTAACCCTGGGAACGACATTGGCAGTATTTCTGGCGACACATCTCAGATTTTGGATAACGGTGCAACTATCCAGCTGGCTGGAGCTATAAACTCAACTCCTGCTTTCAATATGGCAGCAGTTCAAGTTGGTGATACGGTTAAAATAGGCAACGTATTTAATACACTAAATCAAGGTGAATTCAAGATCATCGCAAAAGGCTCAAATTCTTTCACGGTTGAAAATTATACCGGTGTCAACGAGGGCCCAATCACTCTAGGATCTACTTTTGCTGACCAAATTCGCATCTTTAGCGCTGCTGGCGTTCAAGAGGGCGATACTTTAGTGATTTCTGAAGGATTCTCCTCAGTCACTTTTGGCTCTTACAAGATCACTGACGTAACCGACAATTATATTGAATTTTACAGCACTGCCGTTCTGCCGCAAGAAACTGGTATCTCTTCTGAATTAGCTATTTACTCTCAAGCTAAGAATTTGGTCTATTTAGAGTCTAATCAGAAATGTACGGTTACTCTTAATGGAACTCAAATGGCGGCTATGGAACCTTTCGTAATCAATAACTCTAAACAACCTGGCGTCTTCATGTTGAAGGCCACTGTTTATTCATTCACCGTTACAAATAACAGTTTAGACACAGCTTCTTGCTTTGTCGCAACTGTTGAATAACGAATGTGATATAGGTAGGCTATGAGCGAAGACAATAAAACCACAACTTTTAAACAGCCGACCGCAGAAGCGGTAGCCGCTGCTGAAGCTATTTCCAATTCAGTAAAAAACAAGGTTTCTTTCGCTTTAAGTGGAGAAGCTGCTGAAAAGATGGAGAAATCCGGCGGTTTTGCAGCTACTGAAGCTGGTCAATTGATGATGGCTTTAGAGCAGGCTACCGGCTCTGCTGGGCCAAAGAAAGCTCCAGCACTCGCTTTTACTGAAAATCCTGCTCCATCTGATAATTACCTGGGCCTTTATAAGTCTAAACGTCGTCTTTTACCGGATGAAGTTCTAAAACAGATCCGTGTCCAAGATCATTTGATCGCAGCCATCTTACGTGCTCGTGGTTCAATGATGTCACTTTTTGGTAATCTCCAAAAAGACCGTTTTGATGTTGGTGTTAATGTAAAAATCAAAGATGACTTCCAGAAAATCCTAACTCCAGAGCAATACGAGAAAGTCGTTGCTCGTATGAAGCGTTTTGAGCAATTGCTCCTTAACTGCGGTCACACTGAAGGCCTTGAGCACCAGGATCGCAAGACACTTGCTGAGTACCTAGATCTTCAAGCTCGTAACGGTCTTACTTTTGGCCGATTCGCTACAGAGGTTATTTACGACCGTGATGCGTCAGCAGATGCTAATGGAAACTTTCCATTTTTTCGTTTCAGAGCTGTCGATGTAGCTACTATCGTTCGTGCAGTTCGTAAGGGCGAAGCTATCGGGAATAACCTTCGAGTTACAGCCCTTAGAGCGCTTGAATCTTTAACCGGTGAGAAGATCAAAATTGATCTAGAATCCCTTAAAGAAGACAAATATGCCTGGTTACAAGTCATTGACGGTACTCCGCGCCAAGCTTTCACACATGAAGAAATGCTTGTTTTTGATCTTTTTCCATCTACTGATATTGAGCATAACGGTTATCCTGTTTCCCCTATTGATACTGTCGTTAGTTCTATTACCACTCATATTAGTATTGATGCTTATAAGAAGCTCTATTTTCAGAACGGTCGTGCGTCTAAAGGGATGCTCGTCATCCAATCAGACGAAGTAGATCAACAAACTCTCGATAATATGAAACTTCAGTTCAACGCGTCTATTAATAGCGTGTCGAACTCATTCCGTACACCTATTTTCGGTGTTGGTAAAGAAGATACGGTTGAATGGCTTTCAATGGTTGGAGAAGGGGCTCGTGATGCTGACTTCCAATTCATGTATGACCAAGTAGCTCGTAATATTCTTTCAGCCTTCTCGATCAGTCCAGATGAATTGCCAGGATATGGCCACTTATCCAAGGGTACTAATTCTCAGACACTTTCTGAGTCAAATAACGAATTCAAACTAACTGCAGCTCGTGACACTGGTCTAAGACCAATGATCCTGAAGTTCCAGACATTCTTTAATCAACGCCTGTTCCCGATCATGGACCCACTTTTGGCCAAGATCTGTGAAGTCAAATTCGCAGGCTTAGATGCACAGTCAAAAGAACAAGAATCTGCCCGTCTTCAACAAGACATGGCAATTCACATGACTTATGACGAAGTTCTCCATGAAGCTGATAAAGATAAGGTCGGTAAAGCTGCTGGTGGACAAGTTCCTTTCAACGAAAGATATCAGTTAATTCTAGATAAATACATGGATGTGGGTGCAGTTCGTAGTCGCTTCTTTGGCGATCCAGGTGCGATGGTAGACCCGCTTCAGAAATATAAGCGTGATCCATTCTTTATTCAATGGCTACAGTTGTTAGCTCAGACTAATCCTGCAGCAGTCCAAGCGCTATTCGCACCTAAACCTTATGCGCTTGAATTCTTAAAAATGAACATTCAAGACGAAATAGATGGAGAAGATAATGTCTAATTCACAAGTAAACTACAAACAGAAATATGAAGAACTTAAGATGAAGTTCATGGAGTCAGTCGATACTGCCTTCCGTCTTGGTTTTGAACAAGGTGCTGTGCAAGGTATGCAAGATGCTCAAATGCAGCAACAACAAGCTCAACAAGAAGCTGAACAGAATGCTGCTGGTATCGGCCAAGGCCAAGGTTCTGAGGGATCTCCTGCAGGCACTGAGCAGATGGAAAACCCAAATGGCGGAGGAATTGATGATGTTCCAGATTCTGAGAATCCGGCTGGATCTGAGCTTGATCAACATATTGCTAAACTTGAATCTATGGTTTCTAAGTCTGAAACCCCTTTTGCTGATTTAGCTAAAGCCATATCTGATCTTAAATCTGTTCGTAAGTCTCAGACTAACAACATCACTTTTGGCCGTGAAATGAAAAAGTCTACCCAAGCTATCTCTGGTATCGCAAAAGCTCTTCATAAGCCAGCTTTCAAGCTTAGTGTTCAGGCTTCTCATAATATGAATTCTAACGCTAAATCAGCGGTTGGGATGCAAGAGAAGATCGTCGGAGACATCATGAAATCATGGGCAGAAGAAGAGAAAACTGCAACTTCAGATATTCAAAAGATTTTAAATACGGTCCAGAAGAAGGATTAATTGTGATCCAGATACCTCCACATCTTAAATTGGACTTTGATTCATTGTCTTCTGCTCAACAGCAGAAGTTCATGGAATTAGCCCATTGGGGAGCTGCAGGTAGTCAGGGAAATTTAATTATTACGGACGCTTCTTTCGAGCGTATCTTCAACAGTATTAAGCAAATGGGCGAAGAGCCTTTAACTCCTATTGAGCCTGACACTTCCGTAAATCACGATTGGGACTTTGATCCAAAGCAAAATAAGGGGCGCTAAATGTTCGGCATGAATAGTTCTAGCAAGGAACAAATCGCCGAAGTAGTCGAAAAAATGTTCGACTCAATTGCGCTCCAGTTCATCGGTGATATTCCAAAACTCAAAGACAAGAAAATGCTCGTTATTAGCTCTAAGCGAAACTATGGCCTTAGCCATTTGTTCGTTCAGGCTATGCAAAATAAAACTCCTAACGCTCTTGAGCAAGACGTTCTTAAATCTCTCTTAGAGAGCGCTTACGGCTACATTGAATCCCTTAAAAATAGAACCAAATCAAATGTTACAGAAAGACTTGATGGAATCGTGCGTGAAGCCAAATTAGGTGGAGCAGATGCTAACCCTGAAGCAATCCGTGATGTTTTGGCCGAAGAACTTGGGAAAGCTAGAAGTCACCTAAGGGCCATCGCAGAGTCCGAAGCTACTAAGCTCAGAAATCTTGGTACAATGATGGATATTTCTCGTGTTGCAGCAAACCTGGGCGATCATGACCCTACGGTATTCTTTGTTGTGGTTAAAGATGGAAGTACCTGTAAAGAGTGTATTCGACTTCATTTAATGCCAGATCAGATGACCCCTAGACTGTGGAAATTCTCAGAGCTTAAGCAGGGATACCATAAGCGTTCAGACAATAACCCCTCTGCTTTTGGCTTACACCCTCACTGTCGATGTACGCTAACCTATCTATCATCTGGTTTCGGTTTCAACAAGCAAGGCCTTGTTTCTTATCAAAGTGAAGACTACGACGCTTACTCACGTCAAAGAAAAGCTAGCTAAAAATTCTAATATCTGATATATTCAGGTTGATGCAGTTTGAAATAATTTCACCCACTAAAGCCTATGTTGTTGACGCAACACCCCTAGAAATTGAGTCTTTGACTAAATCGCTGAGTTACGTCAATACAGCGTTTAAGCACCAAGCAAAAAGACATTATGAAAACAAGTGGCTTAGAAATAAGAATAAAATTGCCTGGGAAAAGAAGCTTGAAGAGCTTAAGTCTAGGATTAATAACTGCCTAGTGTTTACGGACGACAGCGGAAAACGCTTCATTCGTCCAGGTTCCATTCCTTATCTGGAAATCCCAGATAGCCAAATCAAAAATCTCATAGTTTACCCAAAACCTAAAAAAGTGCCATGGGCTAAGCCTTTACCGTTCGATCTTTACGATTACCAAGACATGTCAGTCGAAAAACTGATAGAAATCAAGCATGGTAGCGTAGAATTATGTACCGGTGCTGGTAAATCTGCCATTATTTTGCAAATTTGCAGAGAAACTGGCTTTAAAACGTGCGTTATCGCACCTTCTCAATCAATTTTCAATGAATTGTTAGAAAAATTTGAACATCATCTTGGTAAAGATAAAGTTGGAGCCCTAGGAGACGGTAAGCGCCGTCTTGGGAAACGATTTACGATCTGTATTGGCGATTCCATTGCGAATCTTAAGCCTGGTTCTGCCGAATATGAAGAATTTGCTAAAATGGACATGATGATCGTTGATGAATCCCATACGTGGGGAGCTGATACTCTAGAAGCTATATGTCATGGCGTTCTTCAAGATGTTCCTTACCGCCTGTTCATGTCAGGTACGCAAACGCGTGGTGACGGCGCAGAGAGACTACTACAAAGTATTATAGGTAAGACAGTCCACACACTTACAACTAAAGAGGCTATCGCAGGTGGCTACATCTGTGACCATGATTTTACTATTGTGGATATTGAATCTTCTAATCCAAACATCCAATCTGGCGATATTCTTGAGATGAAGCGTATCCATTTCTTGCGTAATAAAAACGTAGCCGCCTTTATTGCTAAATTGGCCAACGCTTCTGCCATGGCTTCAAATCACCAGACACTTGTTTTGGTCGAAGAGCTATCTCAGATTGCTATGCTAATTCCGTTACTTAAAGTACCTTACGCCTATGCTCATTCCGAATCATCTAAAATGAAGCTTGCAGAGCTAGAAGCGTCAAGCGGTGTTTTATTGGAAAAAGTAGATAGGGCTGATTCGGTTGAAAAATTCAATAAATCTGAAGCCAAAGTATTGATCGGGACTTCATGTATAGCGACTGGTACTAATATCTTTCCTACTCATAACACTTGTAACTGGGTTGGTGGATCTTCTGAGATCAAAACTAAGCAAGGAGCCGTGGGGCGTAGCGTCAGAAAAGATGGAGCTAACCCATGGCGTGATAAGTGTGCTCCTAAGCCTAAGTCTAAGATTTTCGACTTCAATATTTATGATCAATTCCCACTCAAAAAGATGCTCGAAGAGCGTATTCTGTGCTACCGTGATTCCGGTACGGAAATCAAGCGTATCAAGCTGAAATAGCTTAAGATGTGATATATCTCTTATGAGCCCAAGCAAGGGCAAGTAAGGAATAATATCACCATGTCGAAGTACAAAAAAACCGAAGTTTTCGATAACTCGTTTTACAAATTCGCAGAAGAAGTAACTGAACGTATTAAAGCCAATAAGGACGGTACGGATCAGAAGCAGCAAGTGGAAGAACTACTTGATGCTGAGATCAAGTTTAAAGAGACTATTCTTAAATATCGCCAGTCTACTAAAGTCTACATGAAGTTCTGGAATAAAGTCTGTATCACCAATAAGAATATCTTATCGGCGAGACCTTATTTTAGAGAAACCGCTATCGCCTTCAGTAAAGAAATCACCCCAGCCATTAAAATTACTGATATAGAAGCCATAAAAACTTTCGATATTAACTATCAACTTATTAAATTCATTAGAGACAATTGGGAAGGCCCGTTCCCTGCGCGAGCCGAACAGCTATTTTGGCGTGTCCATAAAGCCCGCGAAGTCCTAATCGAAAATAACATGCCTTTAGCTATTAACCGTGCGAAATTATTCTACAGAAAAACTCCAAAGTCCCATCTTACTCTTATGGATATGATCGGGATTTGCGGTATGGGTTTAGCTGCCGGTATTGATAAATGGTGCGGTAAGTATTCTCCAGTCTTTAGATCGGTTTGTATTGGCCGAATGGTTGGAAATCTTATTGACAGTTATTCCGAGACCATGTTACACTTCTATCCAAGCGACAAGCGCGTCCTGTACAAAGCCCATACGATTAGAGGCCGCAGAGGGATAGATGAAATCCACGCACTTACCGCAGCAGTGAATCAATCCTTCAAAGACGATGGTCTAGAAGGAAAATCAGTTCCGAAGGAAGAGGTTACAGTCAGTGAACTTAGCTATCTTATGAGCGCAGCATCAACCGTTAGCGCCGACCAAACAGTGAGTGTGAACGACGAAGGAAGCTTTGGAGTTTACGACTACACACCGGATGAGAGCCAAGACATTGAAGGTAATTACATGGAAATGGAAACTACTGCACACATGCTTGCTTTGGCTGCTAAATTACCATTATTACATAGAAAAGTTCTAAGATTAAAGGGGATAAAACTATGAGCGAACAAGTAAATCCAATACATGGGACCAGAGATGGTGCAGAATGTCCTGGATGTTCACATGAAAGCCATTTTGAGGAGAAATCTATGAGTATTGAAAAAGATCGCACGGTAGGATATGCTCAACCAGGACCTAAAGCTCCTCCTCACGCTATGAACGGTAGATTTATTCTGGAAACCTACAAAGAAGATCGCGCTCTAAAAGCTACGGTTTCAAATGGTTTCGCTATGGTTCAACAGAAAGTGTCTCTCAAAGGCCTCACTGTTTTGGCTGATGTGTTTTCGCCTGTTAACGGTCAACCGCTTGCGCGTAGAGGCGATAAAGCTTTTATTCGTGAAGCATCTCTTCAGTCACAGCCATGGGCTAAAGCTTCTTTTACTGCAGATGGTATTGAAGGCGAGTTCATGATTGTTGAAATGACCTATATCGAATTCGTGGATCATAAATAATGAAAATCTTGCGAGTGGGCGACCCACACATTAGACCAAGCAATATTCCTGAAGCTGAGAAGCTCATGCAGTTTGTTTTGACTCTTGTCAAAAACGCAAAAGTTGACCGTCTTGAGCTGCTCGGCGATCTTTTCCATACTCACGCTGTAGTTAGATTAGAGGTTCTGGAGTTCTGGAATAAATGGCTCCAAGTGTTCTCTGATATAATAGAGACAGTGGTCCTTGTTGGGAACCATGACCAAGGCGGTGATCACCATTCTGGTACTCACGCGCTTGAGGTGTTCAAGAGGATCAACAGTGGAAAACTCAGAATCATCGACAGAGCAACAGTTATCGGACCTTTCCTCTATATGCCGTACATTCACGATGGAGGAGTATTCGTCAATACTGTACGCGGATTTAGTGGTAAGGAAGCCAGGATACTGGTGTGTCATCAAACCTTTAGCGGTTCACAGTTCGACAACGGATTTTACGCCCCAGAAGGAATCAATCCCGATGATATCCCATTTGATACCATCATCTCCGGCCATATCCACAAAGAGCAGGTTCTCGCGGGAGGAAAAGTTGATTATCCTGGCACTGCTAAGTGGGATACTGCTTCTGACGCTAATGAGCGTAAGGGTGTTTGGCTATATGAACACGACGATGTAACTGGAAAGGTTATTAATCGTGACATGATCTCTACCGAGAAAGTCGTAACCCCAATCGTGTCTTTTAAATGGATCGAAGGTGAAGAAGCTCCGGTAATCCCTGAAGGCGCTAAAGCATCCATCGAGCTTATTGGCTCAAGTGATTGGATTACTAAACAGAAGTCTAAACTTAAGGGCAAGGTCTCGATTAGCTCTAAATTTACAGATAAGAAAGAAAGAGCTAACAGAGTAGTTGTTAAATCTTTTGAGATTTTCTTGACAGAATATTATGGCCCGTTGGACCCGAATCGTTACGCATTGATCGCTTTCGCTAAGGAGATCGGAATTGTCTAGTTCCACCGAAGAACAAGTCAGGGAAATGGCGAAATTGACGCTACTGACCAATAAGATGAATCCCATTCAGGAGAAAAACCTGAAGATGTATCCACTTGTCTTTTTTAATGGAATTAAGTCGGCTAAGGTAGATTTTGACCTTTCAAACGATCAGATGTTAGTCGATAGTAACGAAAATAAGTCAGATCTGGAAATTACCTATCAATTTAACAAAGCAGAGACTCGACATCTCAGAGTTTCATACCATCTTGAAATTGAAGAAAACGCCGATAATAGCTCAATTGATGCTCGTTATTTGGCCATAACGAAGGCTGTCCGAAACCTTTTCTTTAAAGAGACAAAGGTCCAGGTGTTTATCAATGATAAGCTAGCCTATGAGAGTAAAAATGTCTGAAGAAAACAAACCAGCAGTAGTGGACAGCATATCTAACGATTTTACCCAGTATGATCTGGATACTATTAAAGCCTATCAAGAGAATGGCCTTCAGGGTATAGACTCAGTTAATGAGAAACAGATAGAATCCATCTTAGAGATGTATCTTTCAGGTAAAACCTATCGTCAGATCGCTCTTACGATGCGAATGAAGAAAGAAATTGTCCTTTATTTGTCTTTTAAGTTCAATTGGTATGCTATCCGTAAGGATTATTTGACCGATATAGAAAATTCTATGCGGGATCGCGTATTAGAAGCTAGAATCGTCAATCAAGATTTCCTGCTTCAACTTCAAGCTATGTGGCAGAAAAAGATTGGAACTAAAATTGCTAAGTATCTATCTACCGATAACGAAGAATTTGCTAACGAAATTGACCTTAAAGAAGTAGATAAGTATCTTAAGACCGTGGAACTATTGCAGAAACTTGCTGGAGAAGGTAAGCTTCCAGCTGACAATAATCGTCCTCTAATTGGAGTGAACGCTGGTGATGGAGTAACTATTACTCGCACTGGCGAAAATTCTATGGAGATCACCCCTAAGAGTAAAGCTATCGGGGATGCACTTAAAATGTTCGCCGATTCACGAAGAGAAGAAGAGAAAAAGCCGATTAAATAACATCTGTGATATAAGTAATTCAAGACCCACTGGGCAGGAGAAAAAATGAAAAACGCACTTAAATTTACACTGAGCTTGATGCTCGTTGCCTTTATGGTAGCGGTTCCTGCTCAAGCAGGGGCGATTAAAAAGATCGTTCTTACTTCAGACAATACACTCAGTCTTAATGATGCTGTTACTGGCGCTTCAGTTGCTGAAGTTATCACTAAAGCTAAAGAACTGGACAGTAGCTTTGGTGTTTACGCCACTATTACCGGCAAGAAAGATATCTATTTTTATCTTCGCACTCCAGGTGGATCAATTCAATCCGGCCTTGAGATGTTTGAAGCTCTTAATGGCCTTGATCGTCCAGTTCACACTATTACTAGCTTTGCAGCTTCTATGGGTTTCCAGACGGTTCAAAACCTTGGAAAACGCTATATTGTTAAAAGCGGTGTTTTGATGTCCCACAGAGCGTCAGGTGGATTTGAAGGATCATTTGGTGGACAAAAACCGAGCCCAATGGACTCTCAAAAGAACTTCTGGGAACAACGTCTTCACGAAATGGATATGAAAACCGTAGAGCGCACTAAAGGTAAGCAAACTCTAGCTTCTTACCAAGCTCAATACGCTCCTGATATGTGGTTAACCGGTACTCAAGCTGTTGAGCAAGGATATGCTGACGAAGTTGTTCAAGTTCAGTGCGATTCATCTTTGGCCGGAGTGACTACTAAATCTGTGAATTTCATGGGTTTAATCAATATCAACTACGACCTTGATAATTGTCCTTTAAATTCTACTCCAATGAATATCCGTATTTCTCGTATCGCTACCAATAAAGGTGAAATGGACTTTAATAAGTTTCAAGCTGCTGGCGGCGGATACGGTGTTGACTGTCTAATCGCTTCTGGTACTGATAAAACTAAGGTTTGTGCTACTAACACTTCCCTTAATGCTGAAAGAATATATGGTCTTAAAAATGAATTCCGTAATTACTATATGGATATTAAAGGCCAAGTAAAGAACTTCAGATATTAATATGCCACTTATTGCTTACGCATGTAAATGCGGAAACATTGACAAGAAATTCGTGAGGCAGGCTAAAGATGCGCCTGCCTCTTTCCTTTGTCCCGTCTGTAATGAAAATCAATTAAAAAAACAGTTGTCATCTCCCTCTTCTTCTAGTAAGATCACAGTAGATAATGGTGTCCAAGCTCGCGCAGTCGAGATTACGCCTGATATTATTGAGATTAACAAAGCTAGATCCGAAAAGGATTACAGAGAGGATTAAGTGTTAAAACTTAAGCAACTTCGCATCAACGGCATTGCTACGTTTGTTGAAGAACAGACTATCAATCTAGAAAATCTTGGCCATTTAATTCAAGTCGATGGAGAGAACCGGAATACCGGAGGATCTTCAGGTGCAGCTAAATCCAGCGTATTCAATGCTTTGGACTATCTCTTCGGAGTCAACGATCTACCTACTACTGTCCTTCAATCCAGATATACGAAAGAACCTTTAAGTGTCATTGGAGATCTGGATTGGGATGGCCAATCTGTAACTGTTTCGCGTTCTAAGAAGGGATTCAGTATCGAAATAAATGGAAATATTATCGAAGGATCGAGTAAGCTTACAGAAGAGAAGCTTGACGAGATTATCGGTATGCCTCGTGATCTTTTCCGTAAGATCCTCCATAAGCGACAAAAAGAGGGTGGATTCTTTCTTAATTTCACTCCCAAGCAAATGTATGAATTTCTGACCGATGCCTTAAATATGGCTGAAGAGCGCAAAAAGCTCGAAAAAGTTGAAGCAAAGCTTTCTGAGCTTGAAAAATCTAAAGCCGCAAAAGAGAGCATCGTTACTGGTCTAAGATCTAGCGTAAAAGCTACTCAGGAGTCGATCCTTGCTCTTGGCCTACCTCCAGTGCGAGATATTCACCAATCGGTTATTTTAGAGCTTAAAACTAAGATGGATGCCAGCACAGATGCTTTGGTTAAAGTCCAGGAAGGCCATAAACTAGCAAACGAGTTCTTAGATAGCCAACGACCAGTCCTTATCCCTAATCCGACCCTGGAAGCTCCAGAACAGCTTCCTCAGCCAGAATTGATGCAGGCTACTTTAGATAATCAAGCTGAGATTGCTAGTATTGAAAATCAAATATCTGCTTTAAATAAAGAGATTTCAGAGATTAAGCAAGCTGAAGCTGAACGAATCAAGAAAGTAACAGCTTCTATTCAGGAAAGAAAGCTGAATTTGTCGGTTTTATCCCACAAATGTACGATTGCCGGTACAGCTAAAGATGAAGCAGCTAAGATTGCAGGTGAAATCAAGAGTATTCGTGATGCAATTTGCCCTACCTGCGAACAGAGTTGGGTTACTGACACCGCAAAAGTCAAAGAAGCCGAGTTTATGGCGAAATTGACTCAATATAAAGCTCAAATTCAAGAGGGCGCATCTGCCGAAAACACTATCCAAAACATCAAATCTGAGGTGGAATCGCTCGAAAAAGAGCTAAAACCTCAAGGTTTAGACGATATTTCTGAGAAAAACAATGCTTTGATGGGGTATAATTCGCAATTATCGTCCGAAAAAGACAAAGCAAACGCATATAAAGCCGAAATTTCAATTAAAAACGCCGAAATCTTGAAAAATCATGCTGAAAAGCAGAAAGCGATCAATTATGAAGTATCAAATCGTAATGCTGGTATTTTGGCTGACATTTCTGCTAAAAATAAAGCGGCTTCTGACGATTATCAGTTCAAAGTTACCGCAGTCAGAGAGACCCAGGCACGCGAATTAGATCAAGCCAGGGGCCAATCTGACGTAGATCGCAGAGCTTTTGAGGCTGCTGCTTCAAAACTTAAACTGTTCACAGATTCTTTGGCTAGATATGAGTCATCTATTAAGACAATGAGAGAGCAAGAAACAAACTATTCTTTATCTTTGGCCAAAGCTGAAGAAGATTTTGAGTTACTTTTACAACAAATTTCAATGGCTGAAGAATTACGTAAAGCAGTGAAACTATTCATTTCTATTTCGTTCGATAGAGCTTTAGAGAACATTGGAGACGCTGCAACTAAAATTATCCGTTGCGTTCCTACCATGTCTAATGCTACAATACAGTTTGAAGGCCAGAAAGAGACCAAAGAAGGCAAGATAAAAGAAGAAGTGAACGCCGTTATCAGTATGAATGGCGACATCGGAATCCCTATCAAGTCATTGTGCGGTGGAGAAAGATCTTCAACCGACCTAGCTGTAGATTTGGCTGTAATCGAGTTTATCGAGGAACAGACAGGTAAAGGCATAGACATCTTTATTCTTGACGAACCATTCACAGGATTAGATACTGTAGGGATTGAGATGGTACTTGAATTTTTGAGAAACTTAACCAGCACCAAGAAACTGATTATCGTGGACCACAATCCAGAAGTCAAAGAAATGGTCAGTGATCGAATAGTTGTCGTGCGAGAAGGTAATTCTAGTACGATAGCAAGCTAGGAGAAATAAATGGCCAATATGAGTATGATTGAACAAGAAATTCGGCAGTATCTGGAGGATCAGGAAAACCTGGGTAGAGCAGATCGCTATGTTCATCTTAAAGCTATATTTGATAAGCACTTAGCGATGGAAAAAACTGAACACCTATTGACAATGAGTGATTTTCACCATATTGTAAGCACTGCAAAACAGAACTTTGTTCATTTGACTTTGCCTATGACCATCTCAAACAGAGATCTAAATCCAAACGAAGCTCCTAATGTGGCATTGACAGAAGCTGTGATATCTTATCTGAACAAGGCCGGTATCCTTAGGAAATTAGTCAAAATCGACGTAACGACAAAAACAAGCAAATAGGAGAGAAACATGGAACAAGAAGTAAAGAAAGAAACTATTAAAATGGACCCTCAATTGCGAAGAAAGGCGATGGTTAACTCTGGCGTTCTCGCTATGCAGTTTGCCATGGTTTCATTTGTGTCATTGAAGTCTGGAGCAACATTCCTAGGAATTATTGGCCTACTAGCAACGGTTGGCACAATCAACGATACGTTAACTTTTTACTACGCTAACAAGGAGAAATAATCATGCGTGACGATAAATTGGAAAGTAAGGTTTTTAAACTTCCTGGTGGGAAAGAATTCAAAGAAGAAGCTGACCGTCTAGGTGCAGTTGAGCTTGAAGACTATATCGTAAGACTTCAAAAAGGTCTTGATGAGTCTCGTCTTCACAAAGAAGAAAATATTGCCCTTAAGAATGCTAGAGACGAAGTAGCTCAGCTTTCTGGTCCATATACTGACGTTGAGAAAGCGGTCAAAATCAAGACCAAATATCTCATCGAATGTCTTAAGGAAAAAGGTAAGGCTTAATGGATTCAATGCGCGTACTCTCTTTAGATATGTCCTCTAAGACCGGATGGGCGTTAATTACCTCATCCGATGAGGGCTACACTCTAGTTGAGTCGGGCATTATCGTTAAGTCATCCGAACCAGCTGGTCAGTACCCGTCTAATTACGTGGACTGGGCTTATCAGGTTTTTAACGAGATTCTAAATCTCATCAATAGGCTTGAGCCAGATGCTCTGGTTATTGAAGAAACCGTTGCAGGATCTAAGCAAGTCTATTCACAGAAGATTCTGGAATGGATTCACTTTTTGGTCGCACAATTCATTAAAAAGTCTGGAATCAAAGCTACTTACCTACTAACGGGATCTTGGCGTTCTGAAGTTGGCTGTGTTATGACCAAAGAAGAGAAGATTCGTAATAAGACCGTTCGTGATCAGAAGAAAGCTAAAGAGAAAGAGACTGGCGTTAAGCCGATGGCTGCCTATGATATAAATGGTAAGAGGATAGGGATAGTGAACAAGAAACACGTCAACATCCGAAGAGCAAATGAGGTATTTGAAAAGTTCCTCAAAAAGCCTCTTCAGAAGAAAGATGAAGACGAGGCAGATGCCATGTTACTTGCCTACTGTTATCATTTAAGGAGAACTAAAATATGAACTATTTCAATGATGGGGACGATGACGGATCTGATTTCCGTGACATCCCTGACGAAGTAGCTGGACAAGATGCCGGAGTTCCGCAAGTTAGAGTAAATCGACCTGCGCCTGCTCCTCAACCAGTTCAGCAACAACCGGAGCCCGAAGTGGAATACGAAGAAGAGCCTTCTGAAGAAGAACAAGAGGAAGACTTTGCGAGTATCCTAAGCGATGCCCGTCAACGTATGGAACAAGGCCGTATCTATGAGGTTCTCATGGATCACGATCTTTTCTCTGGCCAAGGGTTTGACGAGAAAGCCGTTAAATACGTAACTAAGCAGATTCGCAATTTTGCTAAAGAGCAAATGGAGATCATGCTTGGTATGCGTTCGGAAGCACCTAAAGCTAATGTTTTCCAAGCTTCAGATTTCCCTTTTAACGATGCGGAAGTTGCAGCTCTTAAAGATCTAGCTTATGTAGCCTCTAAAGGTGCTACAGCCAGAGATGACGCACAGACCTTTACTCCTCAAGCAGCAGTTCAAGTTGCTCCGAGACGTACTGGATTGAATCCTATCGCGGTAAAGCAAGCTCCTAAACCAGCTCCAAGACCATCTGCTCCCGCAGCAAAACCTGCACCCAAGCCTTTAGCTAAACAAGCTCCAGCACCGGTAAAACGTGATCCTAAGACAGAAGCAGCTATTGAGCAGATTCTGAGAGAAGAAGGGATTACCCGTGAAGAATATGAGCGTCAGTATCCACCTGGATACAAGCCACTTCCTAAACCGCTTCAGAATATGAATGAGCAGGAATTAGCTGAGTGGAAACGTCAAGATGCGTTAAAAACTAAAGCACAGGTTAAGAGCAGTTTCGCTATTCCTATGCCAAGCGCCGAACAAGAAGAAATGCTACATACGCAACGTGCAAATACAGCAGCTCAAAACCCACAAATGCAAGTTTTAATGGCCGCATTAACTAAGAAGAAATAGTAGTAACTACTAAGGAGAAAGAAAATGAGTAATCAACAGCAAGACAAACGTACAGCTTCACAACGTATCGACGATATGGAAAGAGGCTTAATGGCTCTTTACCAAACCGCTGACAATATGGCTCGTGATCTTATGACCATTAAAGAAGCTATCAAGCTCATTGGAAATAAGTTAGATTCAGTTGTTAAAGCATCTTCTCGTGGGGAAGCTTTGAATGACGAAGTGATTGCTAAGATCATGGTAGAAAATAACGTAGAAGAACTGAAAGAAAAAGTAACTAACCTTGTGAATCAAGGCGTTCTAGTTGCCGCAGAAGAAGTTGGACCGAACAGCTTCGTTGTTGGCCGAGAAATTGATGAAAATGGCGTAGTTGCAAATCCTCGTATGCAATTCGTTGTTTCTGCTCTTGGAGCTGAAGTTAAAGATAAGTTCCCAGGCGCTAAAGCTGGCCAAACACTTGAGCTTCAAGAAGGTAAATGGAAATTTGAAGTTCAAGAAGTCTACAATATTCAGACTCCAGAACAGCAAGCTCCATCACAAGCACAAGAGGCAGCTGCCCCATCTGAATCCTAATTAGGGGTTGGCAATGAAAAAACAAAAAAAGACTGCTAAGTCGGTGGATGATAAATCCGCCGACAGGCAGCTAGAAGTTCTATTAGCCTATATAGGCCTAGTGGAAACTGGGACATTGTTTCCGTCGCTTACTGACCTTAAAGAGGCTGGTATTACTCGGGAACGCGTTCGCCAAGGATTCAATACTTTGGCTGGATTGCGAAAATCTGCTAAACAGCAGTTTCCAGATTCTTTTAAAGGGACTATTCAGCTAGATGACTATCTATCAGATAAAAACCTTGAAAAGTTAAACAAGAGAATTGCTAGAAATGAGCGTTTTCTTATTACTACAGCGGTTTCCGGCCAAACAGCTCATGCTGGGTTTATGGATGCAATTAATAAGTATTGCGAAGTAAACAAAGCTAAGCTGCTAATTTTACCTTCACACGATCCAGCTCATAACATGGATAACGAGATTGACTGGACATTTGATCCTAGAATCTCTAAAGAAGATATCATCTTTGAGGAAACAGTCCTCAATACTAACTTCTTTATCTCTGGTATCCGTGTAACAGCCAAACAGATCAATCCGATCACGGGCTTACAAGAGCTTTCCCAAACTAAGGGAAGTTTCATTTCAGCCTCTCCTAAGCAATCCTTGGAATTCGACGCAGTATCTGCTAGTAAATTCCCTCATGCTAGGATGACTTCTGGAGCCTGTACGCTTCCAAATTATTCTTCTACGCGTGGTAATTCTCAGCGTAGTTCGTACATTGCAAATTTTCAACATGTTATCGGCGCAGTTATTGTAGAAATAGTAGATGATAAAATTTATCATTTTAGACAGGTTCAGGCTAATGCTGAAGGTCTTTTCTGCGATCTTGGAGTAGAGTACAGCGCTAAAGGTGCTCGTAAGCTAGTTGGTGACGAAGCTCCAGTCCTGGTTATGGGCGATTATCACGCTGGCGAACATGACGAATCAGCTGTAGGTGCTTGGACTCAAATGATCAACCAATTGGGTATCCAAGAAGTTGTATTCCATGACATGTTTAACGGTGCTTCGATTAACCATCATGAAGAAAAAGACATTATGTCTCGCGCAGAGCGTATCCGTAAGGGTCTAGATTCTCTCGAAACAGAGCTTTCAATTACTTCTGACGAGTTTGATCGTATTCTTGGCCTTAAATCGGTGAAGAAAGGCGTAGTTGTTAAATCTAACCACGATGACTTCATTGACAGATGGGTTCGTCCTTATAAGTTTGCTAAAGATCCGGTAAATGCCGAATTCGGTACTATTTTGGCTGCAGATATTATCAAAGCATCTAAAATTGGTCTCAAAAAAGACTTCTTTAAGACTGCTCTTGAGTTAAATGGCGCTCCAAACAATATGGACAAAATTAAATGGCTTAGTGCCGATGAAGACTATGTAGTAGGTGGAGTCCATTTAGGGGCTCACGGTGATAGATCCTCTAATGGAGCACGCGGTTCAATTAAGGGCTTAGCTCAGTCTTACCCTCGTTGCGTTATCGGCCACTCACATACGCCAGGTATTTTTAAAGGCGCATTCCAAGTCGGGACTACATCTTTACTAAGACTAGGTTACAACAAGGGCCCGAGCAGTTGGGTGCATTGCTCTTGTTTAGTTTACAGAAATGGTCAGCGCCAGCTAATTAATTCAATTGACGGAGCATGGAAATTAAATGGATAAGATTTGCACTAAATGTCTGTTCCCTAAAGGAAAGGAGCAATTTGCGCCTCATGAATCCTATAAGGACGACTACACTACTTGGTGCAGAACATGCCTAGGGTTACAAGCTTCTAATTGGAGTAAAGAAAATGCCGAACAGCGACGTGAAAATCAAAGAAATTTGAATAAACGTAAGCCAGAAGCTAAGCAAAACTCTAAACTTAAGCAGCGATACGGTATTTCATTGATTGAATTTAGCGAGATGTCTTTAAAACAGCAAGATAGATGCTTAATATGTGATAAACATAAGTCTGAGAATAAGAATGGAAAATTATTCGTAGACCACTGCTATTCTACTCAAAAAGTTAGAGGACTTCTTTGCAATGATTGCAATAAAGGTATAGGATTGTTTATGGACAATCCAGATTTATTAATGAAAGCCGTGGAGTATTTAAAAGCGAATGGTTAAAACATGGACAAAGCCACGGAAGATCTCAATAAATACAGTCACGTTTTATTGGATGCCCAGGTAAAACTTCAGACTATACAAGCGCACATATTGAAGATCGACAAAGATCTAGCAATGTTGACGATGGTAGAGGCAAATTTAGAAGAAAATATTAGGGTTCTAAAAAGAAGACGTGCTATAGTGATGGCTAGTGAGTTTAAAAAGTCAACAAACGACTTAGATACTTGCAGAACCAGAATGGCTTTTTTAAGAGTAGAGCGAGAAACTGTCGTTAAAAATGAAACGCAAGCCGACGGCATCTATCAGAAAGCGCGGGAAGAGTACGAAAGACTTCTTTATTTAGTCCATAACCCGCCGAACAATGTTCTTTATGTAGATTTCGGGAGAAAAGATGACGGACAAGAATGAATTACAAGAAAAAGTGCAGACGGAAGAGGATTATATCCGTGCCCCGAAATATTCAAACTCTTTGAATAAATTTGTGGCTCATAACTCAGATGGCGTAGAGAACGCTACTATCGCAAGACTATTAATGATCCCTGAAGATCAAGTCGAAGAGATCTATCAAGAAGCGATTGTTAAGCTGAGAGAGGGCATGGTAGATGAAGATTGAAGTCTACAGTGACGGATCAGCTACCATAGCCACTAAGCCTGGAGGATACGGATACGTGATCGTTATTGATGGCGTAAAAGTAGACGAAGGCCATGGTCACATGGAAAAGGCTACCAATAACGACGCAGAGCTAGAGGCAGCCATCCAAGGTTTGGCCAAAGTTCTGAAGATGCGAATTGACGGTCAGATCCCTATCGGTACACACGAAGTCTTCCTAGTCTCGGATTCCCAGATCATACTTGGCTGGGCTGACGGCACTCAAAGATTCAAACAACAGAATAAGATGGCTAAATATCACCAACTTCAACATGTTATGAGGAAGTTGAATGCTAAAACTCGTTGGGTTCGTGGTCATTCTGGCGATGAACACAATGAGCGCTGCGATAAACTAGCTAATCTAGGTAGAAAAATGTACGATGAGCCAAAAGAAGTTGTTGCCAAACCTAAGCCAGTTAAGGTATCATTAGAAAGCTTGCAGAAACGTATTGAAGCGCTTGAGCTTGAAGTTAAAACCTTGCAACGGCAAAGATCAAACCCATTAGGATGATTTTTATATGATTAAAATTGGGTCACTTTTTAGCGGTGTTTCAGGCTTAGAGCTTGAGCTTCTAAAACGTCCAGATTTTGAGCTAGTATTCGTGGCAGACCCTGATAAGTTCTGCTCTCAGGTTTTGGCTTACCATCATCCTAGGGCTCGCAATTTAGGATCTGTGACAGAGGTCGATTACAATACTGTCCCTGATTGTGACATGATCATGGGCGGAACCTCTTGTCAGAACTTCTCTTATCAAGGCGACAAGAAAGGCCTAGAGGGCGTGAAGTCTAAACTGTTCTATGATTTCGCAAAAATCATCCAGTTTAAGCAGCCTAAATATGTAGTTTGGGAAAACGTATTTGGGGCCTATACTCACAGTGATTTTCAAATTGTAAAGGAAATATTCAATGAAATCGGATACGAAATCGACTACGGTATCTTTAACTCAGCAGTCTTTGCAAGAACAATTCAGCAACGGCAGCGAATCATCCTCCTTGCCACGCGTAAAGACCTTAACCAAGTTAGACTTGATCGCACAATACCTAGTCTCGAACTCGGTCAAGAGATGCAAGATCTCCAAAAGCGACTGGTCGGGGTTAGCAAGTCTCATCGAGAAGAAAAAGTAGACAGAGAAGGAAACATCATCGAAGAAGGTAAGATCGAGGTTCGTTTGAACCATGGCTTAGCCAATACTCTTGTGACTGGATGGGGATGCGCCGGAGTTAGCACTAAAAACTACACCGTAGGCGAAGATGGCACTTTAAGCGAACTTACCGTCAACGAAGCAGAACTTCTCATGACTTGGCCAAAAGATTGGACTAGGTACGGTTTTAAAGATGGAGAAGTTGTTGAGATACCTACTGCTCAGCGCTATAAAATGTGCGGAAACGGTGTAGTGTCTGAGGTTGTTGGAAACATATTTAAAAATTTGGAGTTAGTATGAAACAAGATATCGCAGATGCCTTGCAGGAAGCGACAGATTTACTTACAGAAGCGTTAGATTTACTATCAAACGCTGGACCTAACCCTCTTTGCATTAGTGAAACTGAGTATTACGACAGATTAGATAAGCTTAGAGAAAATTGCGGAACAGATATAGACGAGGAAGAATAATATGAGTCAACTTTATATGCCGTGGGATACAGAGACTGGTGGATTAAACGAAAATACCGCCGATCTTCTAACTGGTTATTTTTGTATCATGACTGAAGACTATCAGATCCTGGACGAATTGGATCTGAAGCTTAAACCGGACGGTGGCCGTCTTCCTATTGCTGAAAAGGGCGCTCTTGATGTTAATAAAATCAATATCGCTGAGCATTTGGCTAATCCAGCTACCGTGACATACTCTGAAGGCCGAGCACAGCTCCAGGCTATGATTAAGAAGCATCTTAAGCGTAATGGTCGATATTCAAACATAACTCCGATGGGATATAACTGCCCTTTCGATATTCGCTGGACTCAGAAACATCTTTTTGAGCAGGATCTTTGGCAGTCACTTCTTCATTATAAGAACCATGACGTTATGGGTGTCGTAGATACTCTTAAGAAATACGGTCTTTTCCCTAAAACTTTAGGATCTCTATCTTCGGTTGTTGAGTACCTTGGCGTACCTACCCGTGGCGCGCACAATGCCAAAGAAGATACTTTGATGACAATTGACGTTGATAAGAAGCTTGCAGAATTCTTTAAGAGTCTGAAAGCTGGCGGCGGAGCAGGTGCTGGAACGGATCTAATCACCCTTTTAGAGGCGGAATAATATGTACGTTTTACTTATCATTCTTTCATTGAACTACAGTGGAAAAGCTTTGACTTCTCAATCTATCCCATTCGCAACTAAAGCGCTATGTGAAGAAGCTAAAAGCGAAGTCACAGGAAGCAGTGTTATCTATTCAGCTGATAAGACTACGGTTTTGTGCTTAAAAGCAAAATAGCCCTCATCTCGCTTTTGGCTCTATCTGGATGCCAGCGTAATCCTGGCCCATTCAGGGCTACTGTTAGCTATAAATTAAATATTCCACTTGAAACTAGAATAATGGCATCTTCCAGCGAACATGGATATTTTAGTGTTTACAATTCTCCATTCTTTGATACAATTCATTACGGAGATAAGGTAATTGCTAAATGTAAATACATGAGCGGGATTTTCGGAGGACCATACAGATGTCAGATACTGGAAAAGGTAAGATAGATCTTACTCAACTTGTGAAAATTCTTAACCTGACACAGTCCGATTCGGATGGCGAAGCTCTTAATGCTTTGCGTATGGCAAATTCTAAGCTCAAAGCTGCCGGTCTCACCTGGCAAGATATCTTATCTCCCACTTATCAGCCTAAAAAAGAAGTAGAACGTCCTTATAAGTTTAAAGAAGCTCCACACACTTTCAATGCAGGTTTCTTTAGGAATGCCGTTACAAGAGATGAATTTATCAATGTTTTATCTAAAGAACAGCATAAGTGGATAAACTCTCTAATCGACTACTATAACGATCATCATTATTTGCCACATAAAACCTGGACAACTTTCACTGAGTTGTGGTATAATTTTAGAGAAGCTTATAGGGGATAACTATGACAGTTTGGGTTCTTACTGCAGAACATAATGATTACGACCAACACGGTGAGTATTTCATTAATGTTTTCTATAAAAAACCAGATGTTATTCAGATCTCAGCTATTTTAGGCGAGGAAGTTTCTTTCGAGTATTGTCAACATATCGTCGATAAAGGCGGTAGGACCGATAAAATGGAAAACGTGTGGTATAACTTAACAGAGGTAACGCCGCTATGAAGAAAGACCGATCAAATTTTACCAATGAAGAGCTGATCGCAGAGATCGAATACTTTGAGAAGGACAAGGCTGAGCTTGAAAGACGAATCAAGACTGCCAGAGATGAAGGTCGGAAAGAAGGTCTTAATACTCTTAAATCTAAAATTTACCCACTTTACACTACTTGTTTTACCGATAAGGGTTGGATTGGGTATGCTAATTTGAACACGGCTAATGTAGGCAAGAAACTTCTAGAATTACTTGCAACATTTCATGGAGAATTCTAATGAGACATAGGATTGTAACCGGTACTGGGTTTGGTAATTCAGCTCCAGTTCTTCTGGACAATAAAGGCACGATCAACGCATTGTTCGCTTTAGATGCTCTTAAAGAATACTTTCAGCGCGAGGAAGGGTTTGACTTCCAGCTCAATAAGAATTACGTAAATATTGGCCTCGAACCAGCCTATCAATACGAGCGCCTAAAGATTATTTCAATCAATAAAGACAAAGATAAGTCATTTATCATGACCGGAAAAGCCTGGGGCCCATACGGATCTCAGATTGCGAAGAGCCAAAAATCTTATGCAGAATACAAATACAACAGCAAGTTCGTGAAATTTGTCGATAAATGGCATGAGGTATTGTTTGGCACGAACAAAAAAGGGCGCTAAAGGCTCAGGCTACGAATATTGGGGAAAGCGACCAGGGAACATGTATTCTCCTGGTAGGAGAGCTAAGAAGCTAACACATAAGATCGAAAGATTGCGAAGTAAGCTTTTAGCTAAAAAGGAGAAAGATAATGAAACGAAGTAACGGATTTGTACTATTTTGGGGAGGACCTTTCTCTCAATGGTATCCACATAAAATGACTATTAACGGCGTAGAATATAACTGTTGTGAGCAGTACATGATGGCTGAAAAAGCCCGTACCTTCGGAGACGCTGAAGCTTTGGAAGCAATTATGAAGTCTTCAGATCCTAAGTATCAGAAAGCCGTAGGTCGCGGTGTTAAAAATTTCAATCCACATATCTGGGAAAAAATAGCAATGGACGTGGTTCTTAGAGCCAATATTGCTAAGTTCTCAGATCCAGAGCTTAAGAAATTCCTCTTTAGTTTTGGCAATGAAGAGATCGTTGAAGCTAGCCCTTACGATAAGATTTGGGGTATCGGCCTTTCTGAAAACGATCCAGATGCTTTAGATAAGACTAAATGGCAAGGACAAAACCTGCTTGGCGAAGCTATTATGCAAGCTCGCGAAGTATTAAAAAATTCGGTGGCTTAACATGAGACAAACTAGTATTGATGCCTATAATAGTATTAGAGATTCCGGTGCTTTAGGCACTTTAAGATGGAAAGTTTACGATTACATCTTCAATCATGGCCCAGTCTCAATGATGGAAGCTAACCTAGCCTTAAACGACGATAAATACTCAAATGGAAGCTATACTTCCAGATTTGCAGAACTTCGCCATGCTGGAGTTATCCACGAAGTTGGAAAACATAAATGTCCACATACCGGCAGAACTGCTACTTTATGGGACGTTACTGGCCGCCTTCCTAGGATTTTAACTAAGAGAGAAGTTATTCTGGAAAAAATTGAAGCAGCTAAAGCCAAATTAGCCAGAGTAGAGCAGGAATTGCTAGACTTTGATATGGGGAACACATGAAATATAGCAAGTTTAAGATTTTCTCAGCAGTTCTTCTTGTTGGACAAGGATTCTACTACGCAATCACTCAGCCTGGTCCAATGGATTCCGTGAACGCTATCATCCACGGATTTATCTTGGCTTCACTGTTTGTTATCGAAGATCCTAAGCCAGAAAAGCAGGAAGAATGAAACATATTTTTTTCCACTTGCCTTTCTGCTTGATCTCATGTACTGTGATCCATATCGTGGACTATAAGTTCCATCTGTTTGATAAGTTGATCGCTTTCTTGGTAGGGCTAGGAATACTGTGAAATTTTTATATATTGTGGTAGTTACAGCTATGCTTGGATTCTGTTGCTATGAAGCAGCGAAGTTGCTAGCTGAAATGTTTATGATCTGCTTGGAGACAATGCGATGAAAAATAAGTATATTTTGAGAATTAACGGCGTAACATACGCAGGACCTTTTACTTGTCCCATTTATAGAATTTTTAGGTTAGATAAGGACGCTCCAAACTATAAAGATCAGATCCAAAAATTGTTTGAGCTTCCTGGTGGAACAATTGATGTTACAGAATTGGACGGAACAGTAGTTAACCACGGATTAAGATTGATTGCTGCCGAGAGATCTTCCGATGGATTTGAATTAAGGACTTCTTAAATGAAAGTTAGCCCACATACACATGCAGAGTCACCTCTAACCGGTTCAACCCTGGCGACTTTAGTGAAATCCGCAAAGACACTTGGACGAACTCACTTCGCCTACACGGATCACGGCCACTTAAGCTCTGCGCTTAAAGCCTACAATCAAGTTAAAAAAGCTGGTCTGAAATTCATTCCAGGAATTGAGATCTATTTTAAAGATACTATGTGTCCGTTAGTTGCTGGTACTCCTGTTGACCGTTGTAAGTATTTTACAACAACTATCTATTGCCAGGACCAAGCCTCCTATCAAGAACTTTGTAAGATAGTTTCCCGTACTGATATGCCTACTATGGAATTCTACGAAGAAAGTCAGCAATTATGGCGTTGGGAAGATCTTGAGCAGATGGCCAAATTCAACACACAGATCGTCCTTTCGGGCGTTCACTGTATGGTCGGTAAAGCTATGCTTGCCGGTAAAGCCGATATTGGGGAGAAAATTTTGACCCGATTACAGGGTTTATTCGGGTCACGCCTATCAGTTGCTATTTTGGCTGAACCTTGGCTTAAGAAATTCTCACAGGTTATTGAAATCAAATATGAAGATGGTACGTCAGATTCCATCCTGGCAACAGATAGTGTTTCTACCGACCGTGCTCGTTCTATACGAGCAAAAGATCTATGTGAGCCGTTTAGTCGTCATAAGCACATCAAGTCTAAGTCGGTCGGAATGATGAGTTCCGAAGTCAATAAAGATATTAAGAAGGCTACTTTACATAAAGGGTTCCTACCTTTGCCTGGCGGAGATGCTTCTTTGAAGGTAAACCGCTTTCTCGCTGCTTTGGCTAACAAGCACGGGATCAATATTTTAGTCACCGATTACGCTTATTACGCAAATAAAGAAGATAAAATCGTTCAAACCATGCGTTTAGAAGGTAATAATAAGCTTCAGCCAAATCTTCACATGAAGAATGAACAAGAAGTTATGGATTATCTCACGGTAACTATGGGATTTCCAGCTGAAAAAGCTAAATCTATCATCGAAAACAACGAAAAATGGGCTGAAAAGTTCAATGATTTCAAAATAACCTATGCTTGGCGTCTTGCTGAGGTCGAAGGTTCGCAATCTGCCATTAAAACTGCCATGGATATCGTTAAAGACAATAGTCGAATGCGTTGGAATGATCCAAAATACGTTGAAAGACTTAAAGAAGAGCTGGCTGTAATTCACTCAAACGGTGTTTACGATCTTGCCCCATATTTCTTACCGATCCATGCCGTTCTTGATCACTATCGCAGAAACGGATTGTTGACTGGCCCTGGACGGGGTTCTGCCGGTGGATCTCTTTTGTGTTATTTAATGGGGATCACTCAGATTGATCCATTCGATTTTGACCTACCATTCCAGCGATTCTTCTCGATGGTCCGTATTAAGAGTAAAAAACTTCCAGATATCGACGTGGATTTAGAGGGCCGAGAATTGCTCGTAGGCGAGGACGGACATTCTGGCTACCTTTACGGCCGATGGGGCAACAAAGCTGCTCAGATCAGTACCAGAACCACAATCAGGCTAAAATCAGCCATCCTAGACACTAACCGTTATTTCAATGGTAAGGTTGAGGATTCAATCGCTGCCCTTTCCAAGGGTCTCCCTACGCCTCCACAGGGTGTAACGGATCACCAATTCGTATTTGGCTATGAAGACTCAGATGAAAACCATATCGACGGTCTAATCGAAGTAAACGATGATCTTCGTAAATATTCAATAGATCGGCCAAAAGAGTGGGAGATTGTGTCGAAGGCAATGGGTCTCACAAGAGCCTATTCTAAACACGCATCGGCATTCGTTATTGCAGATGTTCCTATTCAAGATGTTATCCCTACTAAAGATGGAAACATCACGCAATATGAAGCTAAAGAAGTTGAGGAAGCCGGTCTGATTAAGTACGACTTCCTAGTTGTTAAGCAGCTCAAAGATATTCGAGTTGCTATGGAACTGATCAATAAGAAAAATAAAGCAACTAAAACTGTAGGGTATTTTGACCACAACGGTCAAGAGCTTTACGTCTGGAAACTCCCTCAAGAGGGCGATGTTTACCGGTCAATCTGGAATGGTCAAACTGAGACTCTATTTCAGATCAATACGGCTTCTATGCGACCGTTTGTGGTTGATATGTTACCTGAAAACATGATGGACGTTGCCACCCTTCTTGGTCTAGTGCGACCAGGACCTATGGACTTTATCGACGAAGATACTGGCCGAAACATGGTTGAAGAGTACATGCTCCTTCGTAAGAAAGAGATTGATCCTAAGATCAAAGAAATGTACGAGCTTCTTCCAGAGACTTTCGGGATTTTAGTATTCCAAGAGCAGCTTGGTACAATTGCTAGAAAGCTAGCAGGATTCTCAGGAGAGGACGCAGAGTTACTCCGAGAAAATATGGCCAAAAAGAAGATGGTCGAACTTTTGAAAATGAAGCCTGCTTTTATGGAAGGTGCTGTCAAGAATATTGACCCAGCTATTGCCGAGAAGATCTGGGAATCAATGGTGACGTTCGGTCGTTACGGATTCTCGGTAATTCACGCCGTTGAATACGCACATATTACCTACGCTTGTATGTTCTTAAAATACCACTATCCCTTAGAATGGTGGGCTGCAGTTCTTACGAACGCGACCGAACAAGAGATCACCGGTAAGTTTTGGCCATTCGTAAAAGACATCGTTTCACCTCCAGACATTAACTTGTCTTCGGATACTATGGCAGTGGATTACGCTAACGGACTATTGCGTTCAAAACTCGGGATTATCCGTGGTATGGGCGAGAAGACTATTGATCCAATCGTTTCTGGCCGCCCTTATGCGGATATCCAGGATTACGTGAACAAAGATGTTGCAGGCGAAAGCTTAACTCACAAATTAATTCACGTTGGCGTATTGGATTCTCTATTTCCTCCTAAGTCTGGACTGTACGATAAGTTGAAGCTTTATCAGCAAGCTATTCAGAATAAAGCCTACGAAGACAAACTTGCTAAGGCTACCGCTGAAGGTAAGAGAATGCGTCAGACAGCTCCGAAAGAAGGGCAGATCCCAGAGGATTATCTGAACATTCCACCAATCAAAGATGTGGCAATGAGAAAAGCAGTTCTACCGTCTCTCCCTGTAGATCTATTTAGTCTAGGTGCTAAGTATTCTAAAGTGCTAGATCCATTTTCGGATAGACCAGCAGTTAGATCACGCCAAGGCTATAAAACTCTTCTGTTAAATGGTGAGAAACTACGTCGTTTAGATGAGCTTGAAGGATTAATGGTCGAGGAAGATATTTATATCGCCGCTACCTGTTTTGTATTGGAAGCTAAAGAATTTGCCTATGCTAAGAATACCAAAAAAGCTCTCAAATTAATGCTTGACGCAGATGGCTATGTCTCAGAAAAGGTATTATGGCCAGAGTATGAAAGTGGAAACCTAGTTTACCCTTCTACTCTTAAGAAAGGTGCTATCGCTACGGTTTTTTTCAGGAAAAAGACCGGCAGAAAAGATATGTCGATCATGAACATAGTGGTAGAAACAGATACTTGACAGGTAAAACCGAAAGGTGTATTCTAATAGTATGAAAAAACTACTTATCATTCTAATGATCGCTTTACTTGGATGTACTGAAAAGCCTAAAGCTCCTACGCAGGAGACCAAAGTAGAATCTGCTCAAATGCGTAAGAAGAAAAAGCGCTACATTTGTGGCGAGAAAACTGTCGTAGTAGCCGTGATTGATACTGGGTTTAGTTTTTCCGATCTCACTAAAAATGTAAGACTTTGCAATGAAGGTCACAGAGATTTTAGCGGAATGAACGAATTCGATAATCGTTACACTAAAACTCCAGTTCCTACCGATAGCGATAAAGATTTTCATGGAACAAATATAGCTGGCTTGATCCAAGACTTTGGCTCTTATGCTAATTTCTGTATGGTAATTATCAAATATTATGATCCAAAAGCCACAGGTCAACAGAGCTTAGAAGCCAGTATCGCCGCAGTTAAATATGCAACTGACATTAAAGCGGATTACATTAACTATTCTAGTGGTGGCCAATTATCTAATGATGCTGAGAATGTAGTCATTAAAGCGTATTTAGATCAAGGTGGAAAATTTATAGCTGCTGCTGGTAACGAAGCAGAGAATACAGATATTGCTCCTTTCTATCCTGCTATGTCAGATCCACGCATCGTATCTGTTGGTAGCACGGACATGTACGGCAAAAGACTTCCAACCTCTAATTACGGACCTAAAGTTACTACGTGGGAAATTGGAGATAAGATGAAAGCTTTTGGAATCGTTAGAACTGGAACCAGTCAAGCAGCTGCTATTGTAACAGGTAAAACACTTAGAAAAGAATGTATCAAATAATTGTTGCATTGTTTTATAAAAAGCATTATAGTCGTTTCTTAAGGAGAAATTATGTCATTACAGACCGTCCTAGCAGAGATTAAAAAGGTTAAGGTATTTGCCGAAGAAGATACCAACACAGGCGAAGCTGCAACACTCAATGCTCGTCGTGGGCGTAAGAACCAAGCTATCGAACAGCTTAAGCGTTTGAAGCGTGACTATAAGCAACAGCTTATTCAGAACACAGTCTTCATTATCGCTACCGGTTCAGAACGTGAAGCTTTCACTCAAACTGCTATTGAGGGTGGGCTGTTTGCGGCTGATCCTGAAGCTTTCTATAAAGATCTAGCTAAGCGAGTTCCAGAAGTTCTATATAAGGGAAAAGAAGGCGTATCAAACATCTTCGACGTTCTTGGTCGTCACCTTGAAGACAAAATGATGGAACTTGACATCAACGAATATAACCAACTTCTCTTCAAAGCTCAGTATGCTCAGAAGATTGAATCAGTTGACGATTTCGCTCAACTAATTAAGAAAGCTATTAATGACCAAATTGGATCAGAGATTGTAGGTGTTCAAGCCATCGACTCTTTGGTTGACGAAGCCATTGAGAGAAACCACTCTGATAAGTACACTCCGGTAATTTTAACCACAAACGATGAGGCATTCGCTGTCCAGCTTTCTCGTGATCTTGAGCGTCTAACTACACGAGTGTTCATGGCTGTAAGCGGAGAAGGTAATGAAACTCTAAAAAACCTTGACGGCGCTCTTATTTTGAGCGAAGTTAGTAAGGAATCAGTTAAAGCTGCAATTAAAGAAATGCGTAAAAACCTCAGAAAATAGAATCAATAAACCTTATGAAAGAGATACTTGAGAATATCTCGAAACATAAACAAAACAGGAGAACGAAAATGAGTCGAGTCAAGTCCGGTTTCACCGCCAAAAAGTATTTCAAACTAAAAGATGGTCCAAGTACCTTCCGCATTCTTCCTCCAATGGAAGAAATGGGTAACAAAGGTAAAGGTAAGGACTGGTCTAAGTTTTACAAAGTCCACTACGGATATAAGAACACCGATGGTAAACTTCGCGTGTTCCAATCGTCTTTGGTCGAGAACCGTAAGACAAAAATGATCGAAGTTCCAGATGCAGCTGTTCAGCGCATCAAAGATCTTAAAGCAAAATTGGAAGAAGCTAAAGAAGCAAAAAACTCAGCTGTAGTTGAAAAACTCGGCAAGCTTGTTTCTGGCCAAAAGCCTATGTATAACCTTGATGGAAACCACTACGTTAACGCTATCGACTCTCAAGGCAATATCGGAGTTCTTAAACTTCGTCACCGTGCCATGAAAGCTTTAGAAGATGAGATTAAGAAACTTGAAAAGAAAGGGATTGATCCTCTTTCTCTGACTAACGGCCGTGAATTTGTATTCACACGTTCTGGTACTGGCCTTGATACGTCTTTCAAAGTTGACGTTAATCAAGAAGAACTAACAATTGAGGGTGTTGGTAAGGTTAACCGTGATAAAATCAGTAACTTATCTGAGGATCTAATCGCCCGTACAGAAAACGAGTGTGCTGATCTTAGTAAGCTTTTTAAAGCCGTATCTTCTGAAGATATCGAGCGCATTGTTAAGTCTTCAGATCTTCTTACTGGTATCAGCCCAGTTATCGACGAATTGTTCGATGCTAAAGGTGATACTAATGACGGCGGAGAAGGCGATGATGAAGGCGGATCTGACGACAGTTCTGGAGATAAAACAGCCGAACAAGCAGCTGCCGCAGAAGCTAAAGCTAAGGCTGATTACGAAGCAGCAAAAGCTCGTGATGCTAAAGCCGCCGCAGATGCTAAAGCAGCTGCTGACCTGAAAGCTAAGGCTGAAGCTGACGCTAAAGCCAAAGTAGAAGAAGTGAAAGCTGAAGCTGCTAAAAACGAAACCGCAAAAACTGAAACTACATCTCGAACTAGTACGTCTTCTTCTAGCGGAACTACCGCAGAAGCAGTATCGGACATGTCAGATGCAGATTTCCTTAAGTCTCTAGGTCTTTAAGAGGTAGAGAATGAGCGATCAACAAACAGATTCATCTTTAATGGTCCTTCCCGCTTTCGGGAAGGCACCAGTCCTAAAGATGGAAATGGCAAACGTCAGAACAGCAGAAAGAAGACTTATTGAAGCTAAAACTGTGAATCCGATGACTTATGCGGATTTGGAGCATACCTTCAATGAGGCTTATCGTGATCTTAAGAAGCACCTTGCTTCTATTGGGTACGCTCTGACACTCGCTCAAAAATCTCTCGAAGATGCTAAAGCAGACGTGATTCTAGGTTCCTATGCTGAGATAATGAAAGATAAGCCGAAATCTTACGATACTTTAGATATGCGTAACGCCTATCTGACTCGCGATGAGGCTTACTCAGCTGCCCTCGATAGGATTGGCCAGCTTAAGGCGATAGAATCAAATCTGGATGGCAAGATAAAAGTTATGGAGAACGTGTGTCGATACATGCGAAAGCAGATGGATCTACTTCTCCGTAGTGGAATGTCGAGCAAAGATTATTACGTAACAATAGATAACACAAAAAAACGAGTTTAACTTAAGGAGTTAAAAATGGATTTAATGACACTTGGTATTGTGGCAGGCGGAATTCTAGGCCTAGCCGGTATCGCTTTCCTAGTAGCAGTCAGTTTACGTCGAGTCGTTCCTACGAACGAAGTTCACATTGTTCAGTCTGCAGCAAGCACTACGTCTTACGGTAAGGGAACTGGTCACGGTAACTCTTACTTTGAATGGCCTACTTCTATCCCTTTCCTGGGCGTAAGTAAGACAGTCATGCCTACATCTAACTTCGACGTAGATCTTAAAGCGTATGAAGCTTACGATGACGGTCGTCTCCCTTTCCTGGTAGATATTAAAGCATTCTTTAGAATTGCTGACTCAAACGAAGCTGCTCAAAAAGTTGCTAACTTTGATGAACTTCTTAATCAGTTAACTGCCATTGTTCAAGGTGCTGTACGTACTGTTTTGGCTTCAAACTCGATTGAAGAAATTATGCAAGGCCGCTCTAAGTTCGGTACTGAGTTCACTAAAGAAGTTCACGAACAGCTTAAAAACTGGGGTGTTGAAACTGTTAAGAATATCGAACTTATGGATATTCGCGATGCTAAGGATTCTAAAGTAATCCACAACATCATGGAAAAGAAAAAGTCTCAAATTGAATCTGAATCTCGCGTAGCTGTAGCGAATAACCACAGAGATGCTGAGCTTGCAGAAATCGCGGCTCGTCAGCAAACTGATCTTAAAGCTCAAGAAGCTCAAGAAGCAGTTGGTCTTCGTACTAACGAACAAGAAAAAGCCGTAGAGATTGCTAAACAAGAGAAAATTCAAGCTCTTAAAGAGCAAGAAAAGACGACTAAAGAAAAAGAAATGGCCGTTATTAAGATTGGTAAGCTTCGTGAAGCAGAGATTGCTAAAGAAGTTGCCCTTGTTAAGTCTGAACAGGATAAACAAGTTGCTTTGATTCGCTCTGAGCAAGAGAAGCAAGTTGCGGTTATCGCTGCAGAAGGTGAAAAACAAAGAATTGAGCTTGAGTCTTCTGGTCAGTTGAAAGCTACCCAAAACCAAGCTGAAGGTATCGCCGCTACTGGTAAAGCAAATGCTGAAGCTGAACAAGCTATCCTTGCTGCTCCAGTTAATGCCCAGATTCTTTTGGCCAAAGAGATCGGTGGAAACGAGTCGTACCAGAAGTACCTCATCACTATCGAGCAAGTTAAAGCTAACGCTCAAGTCGGTATGGAACAAGCTAAGGCTCTCCAAGCTGCTGACGTTAAAATTATCTCAAACTCTGGTAAGTCAACTGACGGCCTTAAGAGCGTAATGGATGTCTTCTCTTCCCAAGGTGGAGTAGAAATCGGTGCGATGCTTGAAGGTCTAGCTGCTACTGAGAAAGGTCAAGAGTTGATTGGTAAGTTTTTAGGTGGAAAGAAAACAGCAGCTGCTGATAAAAGCCCACTAAGTGACTCAGCTAAATCGTAATCAGTTAGGAGTATCAAATGGCTAAGCAAAAAGAAGAAACCGCAGAGAAACCAAAATCTGCGGGCAATAAATGGCTGAAACAGCTCAGAGCCTATGATGACACGGTCAATCCAGACTATGACTCATACGCACCTGAAAACTGTCTCTACACGCCAAGTCCTTACTTTAACTGGATCTTCGCAAACAAATCGAACGGCATTCCTAGGAATGCCTCGATTTTGCTCTACTCTGAGCAGAAGGCTGGTAAATCGTTAGGGATCTACTCGATGGTTTTAGATATGCAACGTCGAGACCCTGAAGGGATCGCGATCATTTTCAACACCGAGCTTCGTGGGCAACTACAAGGCGGAGTGTTTCCTGAGATTGATCAGGAAAGAATGATCATCTACGATACTAACCTACCGGCAGAGATCTTCGACCGAGTCGAAAACGATATCAAAGCTATGGTTCAAGACGGAATGCCGTTGCGAATCCTGGCTGTGGATTCTATCTCTAACATCCAGGGTGTTAAGCGTGCAAACGCTGAGTCAGCTACGGATCACTTAGTAGGAGATCACGCCTTGACAGTTCAGATCGGGCTTTCAAAGCTAGTTCCGTTCTGTAAGCAGAACAAGATCATGCTCATCGGTACTTCACAGTTACGCGGTAACTTGGACGCTGGTAAGTATGGGCCAAAAGAGAAGATGGAAGCTTCATGGGCTGTAAAACATGCCTTTGAATATTTCGTTTCTTTCAAACGTGCCGGTGCTGCAGAAGACAAAGCGGATATCGAAGGTAAGACCTTTGAAGACGACGTTAAAGATGCACGCGATAATAAGCTTTTGACTGGACATAAGATTTTCGTGAAAATGGAAGCCTCATCTCTTGGCCCACAAGGACGCTCAGGTGTCTTTACAATGGACTACGATAAGGGGATTATCAATCAACACGAAGAGATCTTTTTCCTGGCAAAATCCTTAGGTATCATTACTACGCCAAACAATCGTACTTATTACTTCGGTGATAGGACTTTTAACGGCAAAAAAGAAGCAGCACTTGCTATCAGAGATGATAAGAAGCTCGCTGAAGATCTTTTAGCTGCTATCAAGAAAACAGACGAATAGTGGGAACGCTGCAGCGAACCTGCGAGGGATGACCGTCAAAATACGGCCGTGAGAGTCGGTTTAAAGAGCGCGGGGAGCATTCACTCCCCGCCCATTCCGTCTTTTACGATACTTATCTGTATGCTGAAAACTATCGTAAAATCGACATTATTAAGGAATATATGGAAGAGACAGCTCCAGTTGAGACATTTATAGAGCTAGAACAGGACGTGGCGTTAGACCTAGGTATGTATCCAGAATTGCCACCAAAAATTAAGAAGATTCATTCAAAAGATGAGTTTGAACTATGTTACTTAAGACATCAATATCTTAGACGTGTAACTTCTGAAGTCACCGCTACCGATATGGCCCCTTATATTAAAATTGTATCGCACCAGGCTAAGAAGACATTTTATGCTTACCGGAACCTATTTAAGTTAGTAGGGTTTGAATGTGACGACGTAATAAACATAGCTAAAGCCCATCTCATTTCATTCCTTGGCCTCTATAAGCTCGATAAAGTGCCTAAAAAGTACCAAGAGTTTCTATTAGCCCATACTAAAAAATACCTTAAAGAAGCTGGTCCAGCCGATGTGGACAACAAAGACCGCGCTAATCTAACGATGTTCATGAAACAACGTATGGAAGACGTAGTGAGGGTTTGCCGTCAGAAGGCTCGTAACATCAAGGGTATGCCGGTAGAGGAATATTACGCCTTTTATGGGCCAAAAAAGCCGCCTAGAAATGCTTATAAACTTTTGAAAGACCATGAAAGATATGGATTCCGAAAGCTAGATACAGCATCTTTTAAATCAATCAAAAAACGCTCTAAGAGAGCCCTTAATTTAATCAAAAATAAAGGCAATCGACGTAAGCCTAATCATAATGCGGATAAACCAGAGTCATTCTTATTTGCTGGATACTGGTATGTCGCAGTGCCATTAGAAAAAAGATCTCTAGAGCTAGAAGATTTAACTGGCGCTGGAATAGATCCTCATGATAATATCCATAATAGAAATCCAGAAGAATTGCTTTTGGACAAATTTAATGAAGAAGAATTCGAGCATAAGAAGGCTGAATTTAAAGCTTCTTCACCTAAAAGGCAAGAAGATCGAGTGAGACATTTCATCAATAAACATAAGGGAAATCCAATGTTTAGAGAAGAAATCATGCTTGCTAAGAAATTTTTGAGTGATTTGAGGAAATAATGGGCCAAATTACTGAATCACAACTTGCAAAAGAGATAGCTAGCTTGAAAGAGCTACTAGGCGATGTTAGAAATAGCCGCCGCGTTATCCCTATTGATAGTGGGATTCGGCAAGACATATTCAAAACACTAATCGAAACCTTGAAAGTTCGATACGATTTAGAAGAAGACGATTTTGATGGGCCGATCTTTCTCAGGCTTATCTTGGAAACATCTGTCAACCCAAATTCTGAACGAAAAGAAGGGTGGAAACGAGCTGTTACTGACGACTGGAGACGAGCCCTGGCTAGTAAGTTCCCACGCGAGCTTATTATGCACGATCCGTCTACTGAAACTAAAGTAGAACGCAAGACTACAGATCGCCAGGAAACTACTTATTCTAAAACAGAGTACGTTAATGAAGATCCGCGTCTGCAAAATGAGAATCCGATTGACCGTTCTATATTTGAAGGTCTTCCTCCAGTAGTTAGAATCGTAGACGAAGAATTCGAGAAGCTACTAGAAGGCAAGAAAGATGAGTGATAAAAAAGAAGCCTTCGACAAAGAAATGGAACTAGAAAAGCGAAAAGCAGAGACCGCCGCTAAGAAAGTTCTACTCGAAGCTAGTTATGTAGACGCAAAATTAGAGCAAATGTTGCAGAACGAGCGCGATGCCGCTAAAACTGCCACGACTAATTTTGGTATCATGTCACCTGATCAAATCATACAGATTCAAAAAAACAACGATGAATATATGGAGGCTGCGAAGCACGCTATGGAATTTATAAACCCAGTATTTAATGGTATTGTACCGTTCTTTCGCAAGAACTTCATTTTAATTGGCGCTCGTACCGGTGAGGGTAAATCTACAGCCGTTGCGAATATTGCATACACAACTCTTAAGGAAATCAATCCTTCTACAGGTAAGACTAGACGAGTTCTGGTCTTGACAAATGAGGAGCGCGCAGAAGACTTTTATAACCGAGTCACTTGCTTAGCGCGTGGATGGCACTATACTAATCATAGTAAATTCACACAATTACAGAAAGATACTTTCCGTGAAATGATCCCTATTTTGGCCAAAAGACTGACTGTGGTGGATAATAATCACAATGGTTCCCACGGGGTCACGACTACTATTGAGGGTTTCTGTACCATATTCGATAGCTTAATCGCGAGCAAAGAATATTATGACGTGGTTCTCATTGACTACTATCAAAACTACACTTCATCTCAGAAATATCCCAATTTGTCTGAAAACGATGTTCAGGCTCGCTTGTCCCGCGTGATTGATAAGTATAAGAACGAATACCCTGCCCCAATCGTCATGTTCGCCCAAATTACACCTCCAGACAAAGATGATAAGATACCGTTCCAGCTTCGTATCAAAGGCCGTAAGATCATTATGGACCCTACGACGTGTGCTATTGAGATGGTTCGTAACACTAAAGAACTTTATACTCTATGGAGAATCCATAAATCGCGTTTCACAGAAGCTATCGGACAAGACTTCAAGACTGGCTACGACAAGGGTAAATTCGTAATATACGACACCGCCTTTGCTGAGAAAGTTCAGAAGATGGCTTACGAGAAAGAAGCAAGACGAATTGAAAGTAAAATAGAAACGAAAGAAGAACAAAAGGAATCCAATGATACAGACCAAAAGCCAAGCGTTTAAAGAACTAATGGATCTGTTTAGCAATGTGCTGTCCAATGCTGGATGTAATGATTTCGTGGTTGAAAACAACCCTGAGATGTACGCCCTACTGGAACAGGCTGCTGCAGATAACCTGGGCCTTTCATTAGAGGGATTCCGTGCGAGCCCCGATTATGAAGACTATAAGCCAAGTATCAGCTCGGATGGTACTAAGATCTACACCTCTGACTATACTATTTTGGCCATAATTCGTAAGGAAATAGGTGGAATATGAGCGAAGAAACTATCGTAAAACAAATTGAAGTAATGAGAATCACGTTGGAACCAGGAGATGTTCTGATTTCAACTATTAAATCTGAATACCTAGATGGCGAATCTATGCGAGCATTAGGTGAGCAGCTGCGTCAAATGTTTCCAAACAACAAAGTTGTAGTTATGGGATGCGAACCTGAAGGTGACATCAAATTTGTTGTTGCAAAAGATGCGAGTTTGAGCGATACTAAGGTCGGATGCGGAACAACTCCGAACAATTTCTGTTCAGACTGTTCTTGCGGTAAAAAAGAAGCTTACGAACAAGGGAAAGGATAATGAAATTACTTCAGTTAACAGATTTCTTTACAGGAACAGCAAAAGAATACGTCAATATTGACGATATTTCTATGATTCAGCCGAACGCAAAACGTGTAGGTTTCTTTAGACGTAAAATTGTAGTAGAAGGATCTCGTGTTTTTACTAGATCTAGCCGAGAAGCTACTTACGTAAAAGAAACACCAGAACAAATTGCAGAACTTATTAAAAATAACAAGCTTGGAATTTCCCAAGATGGAATCTCACAGGAGTAGATATGAGCCTTAACAACGACGCAACTAGAGAACAACGTGATCAAATGAAAGCTCTATCTATGGAGATTTTCGGAGCCTCTTCTAAGTGGCAGAAACTCTATAAGTTTGACGAAACTCTAACTGAGATGGTAACTGAAACCATTCCAGGAGTAGATGGCGCTGAAGATACCACGAAAGAAGTCAAGGTTCCTCTATATGTGCCAGGAACTAAAGTTAAACAAATCAAACGCCAGTACCGTTCAACTCAAGAAGTATTAGAGCTTCTTTTGATGTTCAAAGCTAAGCGTGACGAATACATTGCAAATATGAAGAAAATGCAACAGGAAGCTTTGGCCAAACGATTGGCTGACGAAAAAGCTAAGAAACTCCAAGAAGAACTTGGCGGATCAGCACTTTAGGACAAAATGGACAAGACCGGACAGGAACTTCTAAATTTGATGTTCAGGCCGGGTGAGACAGTATGTGTAAGCCATAACAAATATGGGTATCACTCGATCCCGCTTGAGAACGCTCTCAACGGGATCGCCACTTTAGTCTCGCCCAATCCTGACAGGGAATTCGAGAAAGTCGAAACAGATCGACTTACGCTCGTTGCGCTCAATCCGATCAAAGGATGGCGTGAGGATTTGAACTGTACCGCATTTCGTAACTTTCTAATTGAAATGGACTATGGGCCCCTGAATGAACAGCTAGCTTATGCTGATAAGATCGGACTCCCTTATAGCGCTGTAGTGTTTTCTGGTAATAAATCGCTTCACTTTCTCATAAGCTTGGAGCAAGATCTACCTAACGAAGAGGTTTGGCGTGTAATGGCGGAGTGGACCTTAGCCATCGCTACTGCTGCCGATCAGAATACGAAGAACCCATCAAGACAGATCCGTATTCCAGGGGCTTTTAGGGAACCTGGAAAGAAACAGTTAATAGTTAAAAATAACGGCGCTACTAAGCTGGCAGATTTTGCTGCCTGGTTAGCTAAGCACCCTGACGCTAAGCCGAGACCTCCTGAAAAACGCGAGATCTCAGGCGAAGCAGACTTCTCAAAGCTCAAACCTTGGGTTAAACAGAGATTGGCCAAAGGTGTAGTGGGGTTTAAGAGTGGTCGTAATAAAGAATGGTTCGCAGTAGCTTGCGAATTTGCTTTGGCTGGATATTCTGAGGATGAGGCTACTGAGATCCTATCTGGCTACTTTAGCCCTGAACGAGATTTTAAAGAACGTGAATGGAAGACATCCATAAAAAGTGGATTCAAATATATCTACGCGAGGAAAAATTGATGGAACCTAAATATGTATTATTATTTGATGCAACTATGCCAGATACACCGTTTGTCATCAAAGAGCAGTCCATCATGTCTTTGGAAGGCAAGCCGCAACTATTCCAAAAATCAGTATATAGATGCGATACTTACGAAGCAGGACTTAAATTTCTATCACAGCTAAGCAATGGGCAATACATCACTTTAGCTAGTTCGACAATAACTATTGACAATACTTTTACTGTGTGAGATATTAAAACACTGAGGGATCTATGACTACTGAATCGAACCATAAATTAGATAAAAAGATTAAAGCGAAGTCCGACGACCACGTCTGGCACGTTCACGAATATGACGTAGATTTGCAATCTAACCACATATACTTGATGGGTATGGAAAGCTACGCTGCGGGACATGAAGAGATGATCGGTGAGCCAGGAGTTGAATACTCCATGGCCAATAGATTCATCCGAAACTTGAACATCTGTATGCGTGCTAATCCAGATAAGCCTATTGTGATCCACATGAAAACCTGTGGCGGTCTGTGGGAAGAAGGCATGGCGATTTATGACGCGATTAAGTCGTGTCCAATGCCTGTAACTATCTTAAACTACACACATGCGCGTTCTATGTCGAGTCTGATCTTCCAAGCCGCTAATAAGCGTGTTATGATGCCCCATAGTTACTTCATGTACCACGATGGCACTTTGGCTGTAGATGGTACGACTAAGACGGTGATTTCTAATATTGAGTTCACACAGAAGGTCAGCCAGGCAATGCTTGACATCTATGTTGATTCGATGAAGCTTTCTGGCAAGTACAAAAATCGTTCTCGTAAATGGCTCTACGCTTACCTGCGTGAGCAAATGGACAAGAAAGAAGACGTATTCGTAGTAGCTAAAGAAGCTGTGGAACTAGGATTTGCTGACTCAGTGTTTGATTACAACTGGGCTAAACTGACCGATTACACTCAAGAAGAATTAGCTAGAGGATAATAATGAAAAATTACTCATACGATATCGAAAAGTTGATCTGGATTGAAAAACGCTTTGGTATCACTAAAACTATCGGGGAAACCCCATCTACTGAAAAGATGGAGGTTATTGAGAATGAGCTTTTAGCTATTCTTAGTAAATACCGAGAGAGATTAAAGATTACATATCCACTACCGAGAGTTCGGATGTGGGCCACCAATGATAAGCTCAATTTCCTGTTTTTTAGCCGCAGTACGGGCAAACGTATTTTCCTAGGGGATTGGCTTGCAAACAAGGAAATCCCACATGAGTAGTAAAATTGAGCCTTCAGAGGTAGCTAAAGCTATCCAGGTAATGGTTCCCAAACACACAGAATTCGAGACTAAGTATCGCGTGGATGCTGCCACGTTAATTGAGTTTAAGCAGATCGCTGATAAGCTCCCAAACCTTAAAAAATTCATTTACGTGGAAGGTCCAGATACCTACTACACGAATGAACACATTACAAAAAAATTGGAGGCTTTCAGTGAAACGCTCTCAGAAAAAAACAAAGATGCTTTCCAGCAAATCTTTGACGACACTATTGGCGCGTTCCCCCCTTTTATGCGCTATCGTAGACCTTCGCATGGCCTTGACGGGGACCGGAAAGAGCTTACTACTAAGTACAAACAGTCAGGGTCTAAAAATAATATCCAAAGAGAAGAAAAGAATATCCGAGTAGATAACGTCGATGAAGACACTATAATGAAGTTCGTGTCTGATTTGGGTTATAAGCTCAATTTCTCCATCTGGAAAACGTGCCAAATCTATAACCTAGATGATGCTACTATTGTGTTTTATCAGGTTTACGATACCACGAATGGCGGTAAAGCGACTAAAGTAGATACTTTCGTCGAAATTGAAGTGGACGAAGAGTCTATTTCGGAGAAAACTGAGAAAGAAGCTTGGGGAATCATCGAAAAGTATGAGAAAATCCTAGAACCTATTGGTTTATCGGCCAAAAGCAGATTGCGTAGATCACTATTTGAAATGTATAAGAGGGACGTTAAATGAGTGCAAAAACTGGGTTTAATATCGTTACATTAAATAGCACCATCGCTTCTGTAGACGATTATATATTCAGTAGAGCTATAAGGGAATTCAATACAGAATATACTCCTGCAAAAAATGTAGAGATAACTTCCGTAAAATCTTTGAGCGTTGAATTCTTACCTAAAAAACGGGACTTTAAACATACATTATGTGTATATTGGGAAGAAAATGAGCCTTAAACATGAGTTTAAATGCGATGTATGTAATAAGAAAGCCGAGTCCAGATTTAATGGAGAACACCATCTTCCGCCTAATGGATGGGTCCAGCTATATAGCAGTAACTCAGCTGTAATGCTGAACGAGCATCTATGCGATACTTGTCGTCCCAAACGTAAAGGTGAGAGAAAGCAAAAGGTTAAGAAATGAGCGATTTTCTAAAGAAACAACTCAGATCCTACTACGAATCCATGGGCTATACGGTTGGCGACATCGAAATCAAAGGCGATGAAGTTAAGATGAAAATCGTAGCTCCTCAAGCTCTAGATTTCGTACTAGTTAATGTGGACGTTTCTAACGGTGATATTATTGACGATAAAAGGAACCTACAATGAAAAGCGATTTAATCATCGCATTCCTATTATTTTGGCTGTGTTAACCGGATGTTTATGGACCACTCAAAGAAATTAACCGAACTGGAATACGCTCAACTTCACAGAAAACATAAAAAGAAGTTGAAGGTAGATAAGATTCATGTTAAACTGAATTTAGAACTGCCAGATCTGAGAACGGAACGAGCGCAGATAGAACAGGACAAGTGGTACAACTCAGTCCCTCTATCGAAAAAGCAAGAGTTTCTGGATCTTATGCTGGCAGGGAAGAATCTCGGAGAAGCCGCTAAGGCAGTCGGGATTGACACAGACATCGCAAGTCAGGTGATTTTGCGAAACATGGGCCAAATCTTTCCAAGTAAGGTGGAGAAATGAGTAAAGAAATTATTGTCCCGATTTGCTGGTTAAATGGTGGAAATATGATTGATCGGGATACCCTCCCTTCAGATCACCCAGAATCCATGTACGGTTACATTAAGTATTCATTGAAGCTAAGACCGGAAGATTACGGTATCTATACCGATAAACAGATCGCAGAGAATAAAATCAAACAGAGTGAAGAACTCGCAAAACACTAGCATGGAGACGGACATGAGTGAACTAGATGATGCAGCAGAGTGGGCCTCAGCGGCAGAAAACTTTGATGGCGATAAAAACGAAGGTAAGCAAAGTCTAAGAGGCAGCGCTCCAGACTACGATGATGACGATGACACGACTAAGAATCCTGGACAGCCGAATCAATACGCTCTATATGGAGCTGGCTACATGGCTACAACACCTACTATCAAATCGTTAGTAGCTGGCTGTTACGATATCCAAGCCGATAACCGTGGCGTATTCGTGGTTCCGGCATTACCTCCATCTGGGATTCTATTAGAGTTACCGGAAATGAGATCCGATGAAGTAATCCGCGTAGTGGATAACTTTTGGAACTCTGAAGCAGACTATAAAGATGGAAACGATTTCGTAGTAGGTGGCGCACAGTTCAAAGCTGGTGTGATGATCTACGGTCCTCCAGGATCAGGTAAGTCGTGTACGATTAAGATCGTATCTAAGAAACTAGTTGAAAGAGGTGGAACAGTATTCTTCAGTTCTGGCCACCCATCTAACACAATGCGTTGGTTGGAAGATTTCGCTAGAGTTGAGCCAAACAGAAAGTGCATTGTTATTTTAGAAGATATTGATAGTTTGATCCATAACTATGGTGAATCGAACTACCTAGAGATGTTAGATTCGGCCAAAACGATTAATAATGTCTTGTTTATTGCCACGACGAACTATCCTGAGCACTTAGATCCTCGTATCTATAACCGTCCAGGTCGTTTTAGCCATGTAATTAAGATCGGTCTTCCAGTTCCTGCGACTCGCGAAGCTTACCTCAAAGCGATCCTCAAGAATCACCAGGATGTTGAAGAGATCGTTAAAGAGTCTGAAGGCTTCACAATCGACCACTTGACCGCGTTGGTTAACGGTGTGTATCGTGAGAAGAAAGACCTCAAAACCGAGCTTAAACGCCTCCGTACACTGTTTAAAGTACCTAAAGGTAGCGATAAGCCTGCTCTGGGGCTCAGCAATGGGTAAAATTTATAAGGTTTGCGGAGAAGGATACGTAGCTGCAGTTATTCAAGGAACGTACCAGCTTGGCTTATGGCTAATGGGTGTACCTAAGTCTAAACTGGACAATCTTACGGTCCACTCTACACATGCAGAATCTTATCCGATTGATCTTATTGAATTTAAAATGAACGGAACGGTCACTTTTGCTGACTGTTCCGATATCTCTGAAACTGAAGATCTCTGTAAAACCCTGAAAGGGGCTGGAGCAACTGTTCTAGCGATTTACCGTATTGGTAAGAATTTCCACGGAGATCCTAGAAATCCAGGTTCAGATTACATGGGAGTATTAGATCATGTCCACTACTAAGAAATATAAATGGCGTATTAAGAATCTTAAGATCCGAAGTGAGTCTGGTGAAACGCTAGAGCTTACCGCTGGAAGAAAGAAAACCAGCTGTGTCTTAATGGACGATATGAGTCTCAGTGGTCTCAAGAAATTAAAAGACACGCTTGAAGATGCTCTGATTGAAGCTAAAATCAAGCTAGCTAGAGAACAAAGAAAGAAAGATGCTGAAGAATAAAGAATATACTGACGAAGACATAGTGATCCTTATTTACCGAATCGAGAATCGAATCGTTAAAGAGAGGAACCGTCTTGGGATTATTAGGGCCAAAGCTAAGGATCTGCAAGATCAAGGCATTGAGACCTCTATATTCGACGTTCGTATGGAATCTACTATTAATGAAATTCTAAAACAGGCTGGCGCTACTAAAGAGAAAATGCAATAAGTCTTTTGGCCGCCGCTGATTCTCGTCAGAGATAGGTGCAAAGAGAAACCGGACGAAAGTGAGCCAACGCTTTACGACTCCGGCCTTTAAAGGAATCTATGAAAAGTGTTAAAATCAAGGACTTAATTGAGAATCACTCCGTTATCGGAAATGAAGAGCTTTACGAATTAAGAAAGAGCGAGAAACAGTTTTCAGATGTTTGTAGTATTATCAATTATTCACTAGATCTATCGGATGCTGAAAAGCTTCGTAAGATTGAATATATTATCTACAATATCGGATACAGAAAAGACGTACTTAGCAAGATTGAAAAATGAAGAAAAGAACGAAAAAAGCTATAAAACAGATAACTAATCCTAGACTTAAATAGTCAAAGCGTGATATGGTTAGGATAGCTAAATTTGTAGAGAGATTTAAAGAGATAATTAAATAACTTATGGGGGCGCGTAGTTTCGACAGGGGAACGGAGAACGAAAGGTGCAAGACGTGGAAGGGATGAAGGCCACGTAAAAATCATTCCAATTTTATACGGCAACGTAGAAGAAAAAATGGCTGCTTAATTCCCTCACGGGAATGGCGCTTGAGGTGTTTGTCTACCGATAACAACAAAGGCTACCATGGCTGTATCTCAGAGCCAACCCTAAGGGAGAATCTGATTAGTTTGTTCATTCTTAAAATGAACTGGTGGACGGTAGTCTTGGTGAGTAACCTTGGCAATCCCACGAGGCTGATCGACACTCGTTAAACGACGATTACGCCGCAAGGCAAGAGTCACTCAACTCTCTAATCATGGGTCAATCTTGTGCATGACCTTAGTTTGATGATCTTTTGGACGCGGGGGGCGGCTCCCCGCCGCCTCCACCATTTTTTACGAGTGCGCGCAGTCGCAGAAACGAGACACGTAAACACTGCGCTGACATCCAGCAAAGACTGGAGGGCCAGAGCCTCGGTAGCCCTAAACTATCCGAAAGCGTTAGTAGGTGCTTCCAGGGTCGGCTGAAGCTTAATGGCGCTACCGTCGTCGCCTACTTTTATTAAATTCAGATGAGCCGAAAGGCTTAAGCCGGTTTGGGCGAAAAAGGCTGAAACCCATTTATGGTGGCTATGGTGTAACGGGTCGTAAGACAGGCACGGCGGTTTGTGGAACCGTTGGTGAGGTTTCAAATACCTCTAGTCACCCCATTTTTATGGCGAGAAATGATCAGATGATCAGGGGCGGTTCCTAATGGTATTTAGGGCCTCGAAAGTTCGGAGCGTAGTGTAGGTTCGAGTCCTACCCAACTTTCTCTAGTTCGCAGCTAGGCTCGCCACCTTTTAAATTTAAGTAAGCCGCAAGGCTTTGAGCCAGGGGAAGCTAAGGCTAAATCTTCCTAATCTTCATAGGGTGAGGTCTACGTGCCTGAGCGAAAGCTCGAATCCGATGGCTTGCTGTCTGGTCATGCTTTTAAAACGTAGAGAACCAGGCTAGTGTGGAAGTGTTGAAATAGGCAATAACGCAATAAAAATCACATTTCACAAATCCCAACCCGCCTGAAAAGGCGGGTTTTTTATTTGACATCGAAATGAAGCTGAGATACTATTCCGCGTAAGAGGTTTTAATGAAAATGATGTTTGCCGAAATATTCTTTCTACTTACGATTATTACTATAATCCACGAACTTGGTCACTTTCTTATGGCCAAATACTTCAAATTCAATATAAAAGAATTCTCCATCGGTAGTGGATTTACGATCTTTGAGCAGAAAATAAAGAACACAATGCTTGTCTTAAAACTAGTCCTACCTTTGGGTGGACATATTCGTGTTGATTTTGAAGTCAATAAGTTCAAACAGATGGACGACAGAAAACTCTTAGGTATCATCTGCGTCTCATTAGCTGGACCATTCATGAATATTATCGTGGCTTTACTTACTTTCCAATATAACTTTGCATTCGCCGCTATGAGTTTTCTTACAGGAATTACAAACCTTCTACCGTTCGATATGACCGATGGAGATATAGCCTTGGGCGGCATTAGGGAATACCTTAAAAGACGTAAGGAGAAAGCATGATGCCGCCAGACTACTGGTCAGCTCTTCCAGACCATAACTTCCTTACGATTGTAATGTTTATCTTAAAATTCTACCTCACCATGTTCATTTTTATGGCCTTAAACGTAGCTTTCATGGTAGGATCGGTATGGGGACTGCTTTTCATCTGTCGAGCCCTTGGAATACCTTGGATCGACGGCACTAAGAAAGGTTTCATTAATAGGAGTTAACATGAAAGCTTGCAACGATTGTGGACAAAGACTTTGGTCAACCGACAAGGGCGTTTGCCCTACCTGTAGACCAGATGAAAATCGCGCAGTTTACGGACTTAAGCCTTTACAGGAAGTGGTATTTAAGCAAGAACCTACGATCAAAACTATGATTGACACTAATCCTCTTGCTCCAAGTCTCAGAACTCAAAAGACTAAGGGCCGCCCAACTAATCCAGCTCAAGAAGGGTTTGAGAACTCTGAATCACTAGAAAACGTGATCAAGTCCCATATCCTTAAATCTTACGAGCTGAGCGGTAAGAACAAATCACGAGCCGCTAATAAGCTTGGAATTACCGTGAAAACCCTCTATAATCACCTTGATCGGTATGGAGTTGTATGAAAATCAAATCAATGATGGTAAACCTACTAGAAGGTCTTAGACAGCCAGAAAATCGTGGCGTCGGCCACACAAGAAACGCTATTGAGTTTGCTAAGTCAATTGGTGCTTTATATGTGATGCCACTGATTGGAAGCTTTCATACTGTGGATAAGGAATTTAGTAACTCCAAAAATCTCATATCTTTGACTCAAATTGAGCTTGGCGCTCTCAGATCAAGAAAGGGCCCAATCGTACTGGATAACTATACGATTTCCTTTATTTTAGAAGAATCTCTACGTGGTTTTCGCGCTCTAGAGGATATGGCGCAAGCTTCTGAAAGAGTAGCAGAACGGGCTCAAGTTGAGGCTAATGAGTTGCGTGCTGAGCTAAACGAATATAAGACTCAGACAGAGAAAATGAAGAAAGTAATCGAAAAACTAAATAATAAAACTGGAAAGAAGAAATGAGAGATTTATATCAATTTCATGAAGAACTCTACGAAGTGATTGGAGAGTCTGAGATTACCCAATTTCAGGATGGCCACCCTTTTACGTATCCTGCTTTGATTCTAAAAGAGGTAGATTCTGGTAAATCCAAAATAGTACCTAAGAATTCTCTGGACCGTCTTGGAAAGCGGGTTCCGTCTAATGTGCGCGATATTGATTCTGTAGAACAGTTCCAGCAGTGCCTGCAAGCCGCTTTTCAAGGCCGATTCACGACCATGATCAATTCTTACTCCTCAGAAGAATACGTTAAATATAAGACCGCCATGACTACCAATGTTGAGAACTACAATCGTGGGTTTCAGGAAGGTCGTCTTACAAAAGAATCTAAAAGCCTTTTGGAAAGCTTCGCAATGATGCTGTTAGTATCAGCTGAAATGTTCGCCAAAGAGAAGGCTGAAAAACTGCGCCCTCAACCTGAACCTAAAGAGTAATCCGCAAACAAATTTCCGCAGACTATCTTTGCGGATAAGGAAGATATGAAGTACGAATTAAACCTAGTTTCAGTAGCTCGCCAATTTGCCGAAGAAGCTCATGGTGATCAAAAATACGACAATATGCCTTATACTAACGCGCACTTGGACAAAGTTGTTCATACTCTGACGTTCTTCACAAACGATCCAGTTGTTTTGGCTATGGGATATCTTCACGATGTTTTAGAAGATACTTCTGTGACCTACGATGAATTAGCTAAGACTTTTGGTCACGTTATAGCCAATGGAGTCCTAGCTTTAACGGACCAGAAAGGTAACTCTCGTTTTGAGAGACAATTCCTTACCTACGTGAGACTTCGCGACAATCGTGAAGCTCTCCTGGTTAAGCTCTGCGACCGTATCACGAATATGCGCGCATCATTTGGCACAAAACACGCTGCCGCTTACGTTAAAGAATATGAGCGTTTTAAGGGCTCACTCTACGTAGAAGACGATCTATTTGAAGGTGCTTGGATTATCTTAGATTCACTATATAATGGCTTACTTGATGAGAGTAAAAAATGAAAATAAACTCTTATGAAGAAAATAATGATGGTAAAAAAGACATAATTCTTACTGAAAATGGTAAAGATATTGTAATCATTAAAGAAGAGTTCTATAAGCCATACGCCACTTACGAGCAGATGCAAGATCCAATTGAGATGGCCAAAATAGTATCTTCGGTGTTTTTAGCTATTGCGCTTAGGATGGCGAAAGAGAAAAACCTTGATAGTAAATGATCACTTCCGAAGTTCTTTTGGCGCAGTAGAATTTTGTTTCAAAGGAAAGATAGTTTTTATTGGAATTATTAATAAAAAGTTTCACTTCTTTAAATGGAATACAAATGGATGATATTGATTTTGAATGGAACCTATATCACGATAACAACAACCGTAACTATCACGACGTTAAGCGAATTGAACAGCTGGAAGAGTATGCTAGAAAAATGTCTGATCCTAACAATGCTTTCTATGTTAGTCACACTAGAGAGTACGAAGTGAAAGAGCTAGATGGCACTATTAGGATTGAAAAAGTTTCTTACATTAAAAATATTCAGCAAATGGCCAAAGACGCAAAGAATGCTCTGGAGAAATAATGGTAGCTAATCACAAACGAAAGCGCCACATTGAAATGAACTATAGGGACCTACAGCGGGTCAATCACCTCGACTTAGAAGGTTCAGAACGCATGAGAGCTAAGCAGCTAGTACGTCAAGGTCTAGAAGATTCCGAGGACGAAAAAGACCGTGAAATCCAGCAAGAGATTGACTGGGAAGAAGAAATGGAATTAAATTACCAATGCTACCTTAAAGAAAAAGCAGATCCTGAAAACTATAAATGTACCTGTTACGATAAACCACAAGAGACCGAAGAATGAATTGGCAAGGTAAAACCATATCAGCAGCAGGAACCCTTACGGCCCAGATGATTGAAGATTGCGCCCAACGGTGCATGGCTAACTTCGGTAGACCAGAGATTATTCCAGTATCGCAAAAGTTCATCGACGATCTATTAGCTTGGGAAGCTCTCGAAAGAGAATGGAAGAAGCACCCTCCTTACATCTATAAACAGTTGAAACTCAAACACTTCCTCAAAGGAAAGTGGGCAAAACCTAGAGAAATCAAAGTATTGCCCTTACCTCTATGAGCCTTTGGACTAACGCAATATGTGAAAAATGTGGCTTCGTTCTAATGCACTGCCAGTGTAAGAAGATCGAAGATATAATAGCTAATGCTGGGTTCCGAAACAATAAAATATGGCATTCAGCTCAACATGGACCAGGAGAATTTTCTTCGTACTTTGACTACCTATTTGAACGCCGCCTACAAGGTAAAGAAGATCTTGAGCCAAAGCCAGAAGAGGTGTGGGAAGCTATGAAGATGCAACTCAATTTCTACCAAATATCGTTAGCTAAAGCCGCAGAAAACTTCACGAAACTAGAAAACAAGTTTCGTGATGCCAATACGTTAATTTCAGACTTGACAAAAGATGCGGTTGAGGATAAAAATAAGCTACTTGCTGAAATTGAAAGCAAAAATAAAAAGCTGGGGTTAGAATGAAAATTACACTTGAATTTGATTCAAATAATGAAGATGACATGGAACGCTACGAAACCATGATGAAAGCTTCTAAGTATCAGGCAGTGATTGAATCGGTTAGGAATGAGATTTTCCGACCCGCCCGTAAGCACGGATATCCTGATTCTAATATTAATAAACTCATAGAAGATTGCGGAGTTACCCATGAGCAGTATGGGCGTGGTGAAGAAATTATCTCAAAATTAGAAGAAATCTGGGGTGAAATCCTGGAAAGATACGAAATAAAGGATTAGTATGATCTTATTTATATTGGCTTGGTTCATTATGGGACTTATCTCACACGTTCTGAACGAAAAATGCCACAAAGTATGTGGATTCCACCAGGAATTCGATTCATTCGGTGACGTAGCCGTAGTCATGTTGGGCCCAATTTGCGGTATTATCGCAATTGCAGCCATGATCATGCTGGTCTCTTACTCTAAAATTAAAAGCAAATTCGGCAATAAACAATGATTCGATGGGATAAAATCTGGCTTCTAATTTGTAACATGGATACGTTAAGTACCTTAAGCCCAAAAGTAGCTAAATTCCTGTGGAACGAATGTCCTCTTAAAATCTATCTCTCCAGCCAAGAAGACGTGGCTACTTATTGGTACGACGGAACCTGGAGCAAGCCCATCCATATTGAGTTGGGCAAGTTCAGATCCCGCAAATTGCGCTACACAGCCCTTCTACACGAAGTTGGCCACTATAAAGATCACACTATTCTAAAGCACCGATTCCGCAAGTCAGACCAAAAGAAGTGCGAGAAAGCTGCTTGGAAATGGGCTCTTAGATTTTCAGAGAAATACCAAATACCTATCAATTTAGAAGTAGCTAGGCTTTGGCTTAACACTTATGGGGCTAAATATAAGTGCCTCGATAATAAGGTGGAACAAAATGAAACTCAAATGCGTAATAAACAAAACAGAACCTAGATGGGAAGGCGATAAACCTAAACCTATTCCAGGATTAACTAAGAACAAGATTTACGAAGGCGGAATTCTTAGCAAGACAGATTACGTAGAAAGCTCTAATGGATTTGGAATTTCTCACTCTTATGAAGTTAACGGTGTTGCATTCTTGATTTTCAATAATGATAAAAAATGGAAATCTTATCCTGTAGAACTATTCGAGCCTGTATGAAATGGGAACAAGGAAGACAGGGAACAGGCTATAAAAAGCACAAGTTCTTTGAAATCGGCAACAGCTTCTTCGGCGGAATGGACCTCTACCTTCTAAAATATGAAGAGGGCGACTCAATCCCAGTCCACACAGATCCAGTCAAAAACAAGAAACATTATCGAATAAATCTAGAGTTGAAGTCTGCCAGATCTGGCGGAGAACTATATGTTGAGAACCCAATCTTAAGATTTGGTCCACTTGCAGTTTTTCGTAGCGATTTATCCCGACATGCGGTACACTTAGTCGAGAAAGGCACAAGATATGTGCTATCACTAGGAGTTGCTATATGAACATTTTCGGATGGCTAACAAAAGAAAAACCAAAAACAGAGGTTAAGACGTGGGTAAAACAGGAAAATCCAACACCTGTTCCAGCCCTTAGCTTTGAGCAGAAAAAAGATCAAATAATTCAAAGTTTCCATGCTTCTATTGGAAAAATGAAGTCAGAAAAACAAGTAGAATTAGATGCTTGGAAAAAAGAACAAGAAACTAAACCTAAATTTAAGTGCGTCATAGTTACTGCAGATGAAGAACTTGAGACGGATGTTTTTGAGCCATTAGGAAGCCTCTTCACAGAGGACTACGGTCGTCACGAAAGAAGAAGTTGGCGACACAGAAATGAAAAAGAAAATATTGAAGACGTAGAGCGTCAATATAATCCTTTCTTTGTGAGCGTTTACTTAAATCTTCAAACCTCTGAAGAACGAGCTGTTAATTTTGCTAATGGCCAACAAGACATTGCGAATAGACATCTTACTATGGGTTATTTTTGTCCAAAAACCAAACAAATGATACCGCACAAAGAAATCAAAAAGATTAAATTAGTGCAAGTATCGGAGGAATAATATGCACAACGGAGACGGAATAGCCTTATTGATTTTAGCCATATTTGCCGGATTTATCGTAATGATTCCAATTGGGATCTATCAATGCGTCAAAGAATCTAAAAAAGAAGATGCCGAAAAAGCACAGGATAAGTTGATGGCTGAAGAAAAACTTGCCATAGAAATGACTCAGCCAAAGAGTCGAATTCGATTCGTAGATCATAGTTACATGGAACACGTCTCTAGAACTTACGATCCTTATGTTACCTCAAACAGATTTCTAAGAAACGCAAATGAATACTACAGCGTAGTGTCTTCTGCAAGAGTAGCCGGATTTGCCCTAAAAGAAGCTTACGAAAGAGGCTACATTAGAGATCCTGAAGGTAACACTTTTCCTACCTGTAACCTACATAAACTCACAATCGAGGAAGTAAAATGAAACTCTTATTTATCCTATTATTTTTAGCTAGTTGCACGTCAGCCCCTAAACAACCTAAAGCAGAACCGTGGGCTGCAGGTGACTGTGTGGCCTGGAAACCTAGAGCGTTGATTGGCCAAATCCACAAAGTTATTCCGCCAAATGAAGACGGCGGAGAATACCTGTATGGAATTCAATATTTCGCAGAAGAAAAAAAAGATAAGGTGTTAGAAGTAATTCCTTGTCCTAAAGAGTAGAACATGAGATATCTTTTAGAAATTTTTCACCCTGCTCAGTTGGCTTTAATGGTATTTCTACTTATTTCTATGCCAACTGCGTTATTTTTCGCAATTAGAGATATTAATAAGCCAGCTAAAGTTACTTTTCAAGATCTTGGAAATGGTCAAGTATTCGTTGATGTCGATAAGATTGACCCAAAAACATTGATCAGCGAAATAGCCAGAAAATACGGCAGCAACTACAGGATTATTACGACTAATTCCACGCAGTCTGGAGTTATGAGATCCGTTGTTATCGAGGTACTTTAATGAAAATCTGCGGAATTAATATTAAACATGGCCGAGAAGCTGAAGCTGGCATTCATTGCTGTAACGGATGTCCTTGTACTTACACTGACGAATCCGAACAGATCTCAAACTATGGATGTCTTCCAGACTGGAATAATCTAGTTGAGAAATACCTCAACAATGAAGGTATCTGGAAATGTCACTCTCGCGACGTTCCATGTGGAGGACTGATTCAAGTCCTAAAAATGAATAATATTCCACTCGATAAGAACAATAAAATGCTAGTTACTGAGGATAATCCAATCATTAAAGGGAGAATCCTGCCATGAAAAAGTACGTCCCTGGCGACAAGATCATGATCAAAATCGGCAATCGCAAGATTGAAACGTATATTGACCCACATGGAACTCAACGGATCACTCCAGTAAATAAGCTTTACAATTATCTGTACGAGTGCGGAAAGCTAGATCTGAATAGGTTAGCTGTAGCCGTAGATACTGGCCAATTCAAGTTTAAAGACTATTTTGAGCTGTACCTGAGTATTGGCTATTCTGTAAGCGGTTTTTCTGAGCTTTCTAGGTTTCAGAAATATCAAATCAAAAATCCTCTATGGGAACAAGAATGGCTTGAAACTTTCAAACAAGAACATGAAAGCAGAACATGAGCTGCAAGTGCCGAAAACCCCAAAGACTTGAAAACGCAGCAGGTGGAATTAAGTTCTACGTCTGTGCCAAGTCCAGAGGTGGATGTGGAGAGGAAATAATTGATCTTGACTTTGGCACGTTTAACCCTTACGATATTCTAGATAAAGACTGTACCGAATGTGCCGGTACTGGCGTTGCTTTGAGACTTTCATCGGCTGGATATTACGAAGCTAGATGCGAGCACTGCGACGGAAGCGGGAGAATATGAGCTGCAAATGTCAACAACCTAAGAAGATTAAGAATTCCGCTGGTGGAGTTGATTTTTACGTTTGTGCCAAATCTCAAGGTGGGTGCGGTGAAGAGATTGGTGTAGGCAAAGTAGTGACTGGAAGCAAGGCTAGGATTTACATGAATGGTCAGCTCGTAGGTGAGTTTGGGGAACCTGAAAAATCTTCCACAGATCACATGGTAGACGCCATAAGATATACGATGAACCGTCAGGCTGGATATAACGTAAATCCTCATCTTCCTCCACTTCCTAAAACAGAAGAATGTCCTGCTTGCCATGGAGCAGGTTGGTATGCTAAACTGTACCCTAATGGACATACCGAAGAATCGTGCGATTATTGCGATGGTATTGGGGAAGTAGAGCTATGAGCAAGATACGGTCCCAGGATTGCGCTATAGAAGTTAGAACTCAGCGTGGAGAGATTATTCCAGCCGTATTCTATGTGAATGGTCACGCCCTATTCAAGGGGAATATTCCACTAGAATCTAAGAAAGATATTCACCAATACATTTACGAAGAAATTTTTGATAATTGCCCTTTAACTTGGGCCGATTTTTGTAAGGTTAAAATACACAATAGAGATTTTATATGAAATATCCAATAGACCCAGCTACCACAGAAACTTTCCTTGGCCATCTTATCTCGCACGATAGGGCTCAAAGACAGTATATTACAGCCATTTCAGAGCTTCTTAAAGAGGCTATGGGCGAATCTGGCGCTAAAGAGACTGACTGGTATCGCGAGGCTAAATCACTATTTAAGATCCAAGCAAACATCAATATGTTGCACGAAAATCGTCTTTTCGACGCTAAAAATGGACACCAAGACAAGCATACTGTCACTGTAGAGGCTCCAGTTCCATTAGGAAACGTGGAGATCGAATCTAAAGTATCTGTTCCAGGCGTTCAAATAGACCCAGAAACTAACGTGAGACTGAACGAGGAAGAGAAAGCCTTCGGAGAAGAAATGTCTGAAGAGGAGCTAGCTAAGCTCTTTGGCCAAAAGGTTGACAAGAAGGGTGGAGTCGATCTTTCTAAGAAGAATCCTTTCAATGGCATGACCCTAGATGAAATCAATGAATGGGAAGCTAAACAGAACAATTCAAACGACATTTATAAGATCAAAGCCCGTGTTCAAAACTTAGCCGTTGGGATCTCTGGTGGAAACCTTACCCCAGTGGGTGAGATGCTTACAAACACATTTGTTCACTTATTTAAAGATCTTTATGACTTTGCGGAGACTATTCCAGATAAAGAAGTTAAGATCGCTCTTACGGAAAAGATCCGAAAACATGAGTCTGCGCCTGGGAACCTTATTTCGGCTACCGTCTCTGGAGTCAAGAATAAGAAATGAAAACTATACCTCTTAGTCAAGGTAAATTTGCTATAGTTGATGACGAAGACTTTGATCGGGTTAACGTCTATAAATGGACTTGGACAAAACGCAGTAACGATTCTGGAGAAGGATACGCTCTAAGAACTTTTGGTCCAAGAAAACAAAGAAAACGGGAAATGCTTCACAATTTCATAATGAAAATTGAGGTAGGAACAATTAGAGCAGACCATAAAAACGGTAATGGATTAGACAACAGAAAGGAAAATTTGCGCCTTTCAACACAGCAGCAGAACCTAAGAAACCGGTCACATGATCCACTAGCAAAATCTGGGTTCCGTGGCGTGTATTTCAAGAAAAACGTATCTAAGCCTTGGTACTCTAGGATCAGAGTAGAAGGTAAGAAAAATATCCATTTAGGGTATTTTATAACTCCAGAAGAAGCAGCTAAAGCTTTTGATCAAGCTGCGAAGCTTTACTTTGGAGAATTTTGCGGTAAGCTCAACTATGAGTAAATATCTACAGACCGATAACACCATTGATGTGATTGCGCCGCGATGGGTCGAAGATTATGACTTGTTTTTCGGACCAACAAGTGCTAAAATCGACGTTAATGTAGTGGTCCAAGATTTTGATAGGACTTCTGAGGTTCTAGTTCATCTAGGTTTGGCCCCAAGCAAAGGTTGGTGTCGAAAGAATAACTGGGATAAACCATTAGAACCAGGCTATCAAGAGATTGAATTTGGAAAGCTAAAATATAAATTATGTATATTGAGGTAACATGCAATACAAAAGATTTGTCAAAAGCCATTTAAGTACGCTTGAGCATTTTATTGAACAAAATGGGTGGCCACTTGCAATCCGCGATAAAAACAATGGAGTCTCAACAGTAGAAGCGGAAGAGATCTGTCGATACTCTTCAGCGTTCTTTATACAGGACAATCTCCTGAAGTTCGATAAGGATAAGAAGGTTCCAGCTCCTATCATGGCGGAATTCTATAAGATTAAATACTTAGAAGCTAAGAAAGAACTTCAGAGAATATTCAAAATTACAGATAAATTCACAGAGGATCTAAATTCATGAACGAAAAAATTATTTGCGTAGACCCAATTGAAGGCTACCTCACTAAAGGTAAAGAATACGAGTTCCAGAAGATCGAGTCATACGCTGGCAGAGCAGTGATCATCGACGATACTGGTCGCGAAGGCCACTATAAGCCTGAACGCTTTACTCTCTACGGAGAAAACCTGGAGCAGATGGTAAAATACTACAAAGTGAAGCTTACTCGCGTAAACTCTACTCACCAAAACCTTCAAAGAGACGAAATGATGTGCCGTACAGGATTTAAACCTGAAGTTGGACATTGTATGTTCTTTTCAGGCGATTCTTTGGCCAAATATCAAGGTCCAAGCCTTATTCAGACGACTCCTGTGAAGGAAATGTCTTTCGACGAAAAGACCAATACTTATACGATCAAAACTAGAAACACCACTTACACGATACAATATTATGTATAACCTTGGCTGGGGGCAGTCAGTAGCAGTTAGAGAAGCTTTTGTAAAATTTTGCAAAAGCTCTACTGTCATCACACCACAGACGTTGATGAAATACGACTATACTGGACATGAAGGCGAAAGAGCCCTAATTAGCATTACCGCCGATGTAATCATGAAAACGCTTGGACTATCTTACAAGCACATCTTCATCACTTCGGGGGCTACGGGCGGCTGCGTAATAGCAATGAGGGCTTATCGACAGTCAGGCTATTCTCACTGTCTTACTCGTCAAGCTCCATATTACGTTCGGTATCCTAAGATGATTGAAGCTTCCGGTCTGATCCATACTACGAATCATCTTAAAGAACGCCTAAACAGTGTAGCATTAGTAGATCTTCCTTCAAATCCTTTAGGATCTATGAAATCTCCAGTCGTTCTTGGAATACCGGTTATCTTGGACGCAGTTTACTTAAATCAAGTCTATATGCTTCCAGAACAGGTTAAGTGTATTCCACACGATGTTCTGGTAGGAAGCTACTCTAAATTGCTGGGAATTAACGGCATTAGACTGGGCTACATAGCTACAAATGAAGACTTATTAGCATCTAAAATATCGGAACTAATTACTTCCGAATATTGTGGGCTTTCAATGTCATCCCAGGACATTTTAATTGATCAGCTTCCTAATTTTGCCTGGGAAAGCTTCTTTCCTTATGCTCGCTTCAAGCTAGATATGAACCGTGAGCAATTCCAGAAGATCGAGAAGTTTTTCGGGGATACTCCCGTGAACCCTATTGGGATGTTCTACTATGGGCCAACAGATCAAAAGACGAGGGAATTGTTAGAGAAATCTAATGTTCAATTTACGCCTGGATCGGCAATGGGAACTAGCGATGAGTTTGGACGCTTTAACTTGGGCCAAGATAATAGGTTGGTTGAAGAAGCCGTTAAGGCGATTTTGAAGGCAGATAAGATATGATCAAAGTAGGAGACAGAGTAACCGTTATAAGCTATAATTGGCCAGGAACAGTAGAAGAAATAGACTATAAAGAAGGCACCGCCTGTGTTGATATGGATAAACCTGAAGAATTTGCGGTAAAAAAATTAAACATGACTATAGATGAACTTAGAAGAGCGTTATCTTCAGGCAAAAAACCTGTCGTTAAGATGATGCACATGGACATATCTGATTTAAGAAAAATCTCTGGATCTCCTGAAGCGGATTGGAAAGATATATGGGATGAATCAGCTATTTGAAGTAGAAACAGTCGTTTTTCGACAGTTTCTGGCGCAATTATTTAAGTTTTGTTTGTTGAGCAATTTTCTTTAAAGCATCTGGAATATAAGCCGAAACCCTACCATTCCCAATACCCTTACTTGATCCATCTTCTTCTTGAGAAAAGAAAGCGTGCATACATTCTGGAAGACCTTCAGGCTCTTGACCGAACATAGCATCGAATAGTTCATTTTCGTGAGTTGAGATCTTATCATTAATGAACTTCATAGGCTTACGAATCCACCATTTATTGCCGAATACCTGAGCGTGGACATAAAGGGCTTTCATGCTCATATCCCGAACGTACCAAAGGCCATTATCTTTCAGGTAAAGCGTTGGTGCGAAAGCCCAAAGCCATCCACCCATGATCATCCAGTGAGCCCAGAACGCAGCTTTATAGCCGATTCCTAGGTGATATCCGGTAGCCAATAAACAAGAGTTTGTGTAGAATTGTGGACCCAGAGAAGGCTGGCCAGCTTTAAGGAAATCTGAGTCAGGACAGTAATTTACGCCAAAATTATTACATCGGTTTGAAACGTCACCTTGGTTAATATCATCGTAAGATCTAGTACCGAGGTGTTTGAAGTAATTCTTAATAGCCTTTCGGATATCATCATCTTTGGCTTTATAGAACAGATTAGCGAACGCGAAACTGATCACTACGTCCCCAGAGACCTTTTTACGGTTCATAGCACCGTTTTCAGCACGGCGACGTAAGAAGTTACCTTCACTGTCTAAAAGCTGCGAATATCCCTCTTCTTTGATGAAATTAAACATCGTAAAAGCGCCATGGTCGTCGTTATTATCCAGGAAAATACCTTCATTTCTGGTGGCTAAACCTAGAGCTACTGGGATCTCTGCGTGCTGAGGAGCTTCTTTTAAATCATCGCTTTTGAAAATAGCTATCCGCCAGTAGAGAACTACCAGCGGATATAGAGCATAAACTAAAAATTGAATAGGTAATCCGACGAAAAGAAACAATAGCCATCGAACCATAGCTTTCATGGCTTATTTACCGATTTTCTTGACTGTTAACTGTCTTAAAGTGTTAGTTCCTGTGTTAGCTGCCACAGACCAATAGGTGTCTATTTTATGAGAGCCTTTTGGTAAATATACAGGGACAGAAAAAGAGATTGGCACTTCTAATCCAGAAGATGGAGCGTTCATTCTATTAATTGTTTGAACTTGTTGCCCGTTTACGAAAGGAGCAATGGTCACAGCAACACCTGTAGTTGAGTTAAGGATCGCTCCATAAAAATTAATCTCTACCCATTCACCCTCAGACTCATAAGTCAAACTCATATCAGGCATAGGAACAAATGTGGTTGAAGTTGTAGTAGGATTTGAAGTAACGCCTACAGCTAATTTTATTTTAGCTTTATCTGATTGCTCAATTAAAGTTTCTCTAAGATCTCCGATAGCACAAGACCCAATAGGTAAATTATTTTGTACTGCAAGCTCGTCATATTTAGGAAAATAAACAGGAGTAATTATATCTAAAGCAGCGATTACAAAATTTGTACCAGCACCATGAGTGAATCTAACAGTATGCTTACCAAGTGGAAGTCCAGTTAACGCCATTACGCCTTGGCCAAGAGCTGTGGCTCCGTTTAAGTTAAGGACGCCAGTTGAAGGAGTGAAAACAATAGCATTATCTCTAGTGGCTACTGCTGGGCCAGATCCAGTTGCTCCGCCTCCATTATGGGAGATGGTGAAATTAGCCGTACTTAAGGCTACGCCATCTATCAAAATAGAAGAACTTGTGGCTAAGTTTGTATCTCTGTAAGTACGCATGTTGAAACCAGTTCCGAAGAACGTAAATTCTGCGTAAGCACCTGCGGTTTGAGTAGTAACTGCGTTACCGGTAGAAACAGCTGTAGGGCTTTGACTGACTGACAGCCAAGTATTAACTAGGAGAGTTTCTTTAGATGAAGCTTTTTGTAGTACCCCCTGAGACATAGAATCGGTACTAAAAGCTGACATATAGCTATAGTCAGCCATTAAAAAATATTCACCAATTTCAACTGCGTTTGCAGGTAAAGCCGGTTTTTTAGGTTGATAGACGTTGAAACCAGCAACAAAAAGACCTACGCCAACCGCAGTTGTTCTTGTGATTTTAACCGTATGGGTTCCGTAAGGAAGTCCAGACACAATTTTAACGGTATTGTTTAATCCAGTTCCGAAATAAGAACTAAGACCAGTCCCAATAGATATACCGTCAACAGCAATACTGAAAGTATCTGTAACGGCAGCTCCTCGGACGTTTATAATATCTAGACCAGTACCTACAAACGTAATGGTAAAAAAATCACTGGCAGCGTTAAGTCCAAATCCCTCTACGGCAGTAATAAAACTAGCAGTTACCGATGTAGCAGATAAACTAGTAGTTCCATCGTTAAGAGTAAAAGCTCTTGCTGAAGGTGTGCTAGATAAAGAAACAAAATCATCTGCGCGGTTAACCCCAAATTCACGGAAGCTGTACGTGCGAACCAAATCCTCATTCGCGTGATCAGCAGAACCTAAATTAGACTGTGAAGCAGCGGCTGGACTAATAGCCTTGCCGACAGTTCCGTCTGGTTTAAAATAAAGTAAAACTCGTCCACCAGTAGTACCAAGAGTTCCAGATTCAAAGCCAGAATTATAGGCAGAAGAAACAGCAGAGTTTAAGTTAAATTTTTGACCGTTTTTAAGCAACGATCCAGGTCTAATATTTAGCGTTGACGATTCATTAAGAACTTCAAACCCATATAAATTGAGATCTTTTGAGACAGTATTGTTGCGAATTCTAACTGTGTGTAATCCTAAAGATAGTCCAGAAACAATAGGCAGAACAGTATTAGCGTTGTAGTTTCTAGAAACCAATAACCCAGAATAAGAGGCTGAAGCTAGGTTAGCCGTCTCAGCTCCACCGTCAATAGAAGCCACAATGTTATGGGTAGCTGCGTTTAATATCAAATTAAGATTTAATCCAGTACCGTAAAAGGTAATTTCTATAAAATCTGTAATATTTAATCCAGAATTTACCCTAGATCCAGCCGCATCATTAGCTGAATACCATGATCCAGCTAAACGAATCTGACCATAAAGATCTCCAACAATCCCAAAAACAGGCTGGCCAGTTGAAGTGGTTTCGTTCTGAATTTGATATAATCTTTGGCATGGAATACGTTCAACGCCAAATCTCATACTAATATCATTGGCCAAATCATTGATCTGGGCGCGATTTACGATAGTCGTATTCGGAACAGAAATTTTGGACACAGAAAGTTTTTGGCCAGAAATCTTGCCGAATTGCTCTTGTACCGCAAAGCTTGTACGTGACATATTTTAATCCCTTATGGTTTTACTGGAAATTCAAATTCTTCTGGAACCAAATTTTCGCAAAGTAGTTTAGCATCGCCATTTACTTTTTTGTATTCATCCGTACACTCGCGAAGAGCCTTACGGTAAGCTCTTAGAGCAGTAGCCGATTGGCCATCGTCTTCTAAAGCATTAATCTCGTGATCAGCTTCAAGCAAAAGAGGTTCCCTTAAAGCTCTAACTTCATCAAGATTAGCGTTTGCAAAAGCTTGACGAGCAGCCAGTATCTTATCTGGATCATCTACAATAGCTTGGCCATCCCAAGATAATCTATCTAGTTCTTTATCTTCTGGGTTAAGCTCAGAAGATAGTCCTAGAATTTCTATACCAGGAAATGATGCAATTAACCCGCCGCTAGTAGCTAGTACCATGTGCATTAATTTACCTGACTGATCTTTAACTAAATATTTCATATTTTTATCCTTATTCGTCCACTAATTCGCCAAAAAATACTGCGCAAAAATTAGTAGTAACTTGGGTTCCAGTAGATCCAGAAGTAAAGAGTGAGCACCAAGCGTTAGAACTTGCGTTAGCAACTAATGGGGTTCTATCCATTTCCATTTGAGTAGCTTCGCCTAATGCGGCAATAACATAGTTGTCTGCTTTGAACGGTTTTTCAAAATAAACAGTATATCTTCCAGTAGCGGCAACTAAAACTGCAGAAATATTAAAAGAACTAACGATCCGTTGATTAACGCCGTCAAAATAAACCCACGCTTTTGCTTTACCAAGATCCGGCGTATTGTTTACGGTAGATTTCTCTGGAGAAAGCTGACGATTGCTTTGAACGCTATTGTTTACTTTGAAAGACGGATGAATAACGTGAATCGGAGTTATAATATCTAAAGTAGTCTCAAGGACAGTTGCAGCAGCGTCGCCTTTAGTCATTCTTAGGACATATTTATTCAAAGGAAGATTGTAAACTGAGATACCGCCAAGACCGACGGAACTACCAGCTTGCATATCCATTACACCAGTTCCCAAGTTCATTGAAACACCGTTACCAGTATTTGCAGTGAGAGCGGTTGGGAAGTTAGCAGTAGTTAGGGCTACTCCGTTAAGAGTCATATTTACTACTGCAGCTCTAGCTGTTTGCTCAATAAATCTGTGGTCAAATCCAGTACCCCAGAAAGTGTATTCAATATAATTACCGTTAGCTTGAGTGGAAGCTTCGCCGAATCCAGAAGGAAAATTGGAGTTAGCACCTGTAGTGAACGTACCAACGTAGCTCAATTCTCTCATATTAGTATGACGAATTACGCCGGTAGAAATCGTGCTAGAAGGGTTGGTTCCTGCAGAAGTATTTGGAACAAAAGTAGCTACTAAATTATAATCGGCAACTTCTATTGCCCCACTTGGAATAGCTGGCTTCTTAGGTTGATAAATAACAAAATCAAGCAAATGTAATGTCCACACGTTTGCAGTGTTACGAGTAATTCGCACAGTGTGTGTTCCGTAAGGTAATCCTGAAACGATTTTTTTAAGTTTAGGAACAGAAACATCTGCTGCAACTACAGTCGTATCCCAGTTGCCAGCAGAAACGCCATCAACTACAGTAGTGTAAGCGCTTGCAGATCCGTTAGTACCAGCAGCGTCACCGTACCACCAAACATCAAGGCCAGTACCAACGAAGGTAATTGCGACAATACTAGTCGTATTGTTGAGCAATCTGATTGCATCACCAGGAGCCGTTACAGCAGTAGCATTTAAGGTTGTACAGTTATCTTCCAGAGTGAAAGCTCTATCTGAAGAGACTCCAGCTAAAGTTTGGAAATCATCTGCTCTACCGTTTCCGAATTCACGGAAATTAAGCTTACGAAGAGGTTCTTCGTTGGTATGATCAGCAGAAGTATAATACGCAACTGCGCCATTGACTTCCTGAACAGCTTGAGAAATTGCTCCATCATTAATGTATTTTACAATACGAGCACCACGAACCCCTGCAACACCAGCAGAAAAAGATGAAGATGAAATCGCAGATAGAATTTCACGCTCAGCACCGGCATAAGCCGTACCTGGAAGAATCGCAAGGGTTGTTCTGTTATTAAAAATTTCAAACCCGTAAATGAATGTCGAAGATGTCACTACTCGAATTTTAACTGTATGCCATCCAAGAGTAAGACCTGAAGCAACTGTTAATTGTTGATTAAGATTGTATCCACGGTTATTCAAATTGGAAGCTACTGTTTGAGTGTAAAGGTTTGATCCTTCAGCGCCCCCATCAATGGAAGCACGAAGATCCTTACCGGTAGACGCAGCTTCAATTAAAAGATTAAGATCTGTTCCGTAGAAAACTACTTCAACGAAAGCGCCTGCGGTAGACGAAGAGGCATTAACACCTTCTCCAGAGCCAGTGGGAAAGGCGTTTAATTGCCAAACACCAGCAAATCGAATACGAGAGTCTTTAGATTGAATCTCATAAACTTGTTCACCAGTTGGGCCAGACTCTGATTGAAGCAAACTAAGCGCTCTAACCATAATTTTCTCATGGCCCGCGATAGACTTTAGAGTAGCAGAGTCATCTAATACTTGAGCACGATTTACGATGGTTGTATTGGCAGCTGCAATATAGGCAGGAGCAATAAAATTACTAAAACCAGCTTTAGCCATTAAATTTGGCTGAGCAACGTCAGTATTTAACGTAGCCTGAACTGTTGCTGGAGATGGGAAGTTCTGGATAGAAACTCCGACTCTTTGAGCAAAAATATTCAAACCTGCAGCCAAAGGAGCAGATAGTTGAACTTGAGAAGATTGACCGTTAACTGCACCGATATAAGTATAGTCGTTACCAGCACCTTCGCTAAGAAGTTTACCGTCAACAAACAACTGAACTTGCTTTTTAGCTGTGTCAGTTTGCTCTACGGCAAAGCTCAAGTTGATAGTCGTTTGACCGGCAGTAGACTCTACTGGGCCGTAAGACTGACCAACGATTGGGCCCAGCTGACGAACGTCACGATTAGTGCGCTGTTTCAGCTCTAAAAATGCGTTACCTTGTTCGATATTAGCCATATATTAATTCCTTAAATTGTAACCGCGATAGCTGTAATTTCTAAATAGAAGTTAGCCGCAACACCTGTTCTCGAACCCGTAGCGCCGTTATGTGGCCTTAGTACGTCTCCTGCTCTCAAATAGGCAGTCATCGTTGGCGTACTGCTGGAGTTACCAGCTGCAAATAATTGCATACCTTTTCTGACTGCAGGATCTGTTTGAGAATCCAACGCTGTTCCTATCTGGGTTGAATTCACAGAAAAACCGCAATATTGTGCGTTAACAAATGCTCCAGTCCAAAGAGCTTCTACTTTACAATCCTTTAGGATTGTAATTCTAGTTCCTAAAGTTGAATCGTTAGCAATACTGAAAACACCGTTTCCAGAAAGTACCTGAGATCCACTGAACCAACAGATAGCCAAAGCAGATCCTGGTGAGGATGCGTCAAGGGTATTCAATCTAGCTGACTGAATCTGTACGTTACTATGTACGCCTAGAATCTTTGGCATAATTTACTCCAAGCCCATTTCGGCTCTTGTTACTTCGAGGTTCATAACCAGTTTACGCTCTGTAGCTGACATCTGATCCCAAGTTTTTGAGATAAGACCAGCTTTAGCTGCTTGCTTTGCTTGTTCAAGCTCTTCGGCTTGAGCTTTAAGATCTTCAATCGAAACATAGTCCGATCCATCCAAAAATTCCCAGTGGTCCAAAATTGCCTGTTTTTCTTGTTCAGAAGGTTCTTCTGAGAAAAAAAGTTCCAAAGCACTTGCTGCTTGATTACCTTTATAATTTGGATATTCAGATCTTAAATGAGATTCTAAATTATCCAAGCTAATATTAAATTCTTTCCATTCTAATTTCATTGAGTACATATATTTCTCCTAATTAATTCATTTCTTCTACAAGTAACGCTCTTAAGTTGCTGCTACTTGACATAGTACCTGCTGAAGTTCTCCAAAAAACATCCACTTTATGGAAACCTTTAGATAAGTACATATTATGGTTAATAACAGCGCCCTGATCAAAGTTAGCTGATCCTGGTTGAATAAGAATTTCCGTTTCTGTTAAAGTAATACCATCTATAACTAAAACAAAACGACAAGAGTTACCAGCGACTGTATTCCTAACTGTACTAGTAAAAGAAATCTTAAATCTAGAGCCTTTAGAGTAAACAGTAGCAGACATATCAGGACACGGAATAGATGTCGTAGATGTAGTTGACGGTGATGAAGTTACTGCTTGAGCTAAAACTACTGTAGATATTTTTTCATCTAAAATATCTCTATCGTTCCACTTTCTAAGGTCAGCAATACTATCAGAACCAACTGATAGTGTATTTTGGAATACAGCCGGAATATTAGATGATGGAGAGTATATTGGAGTAATAACATCTATAGCTTCAACATCCATAAAGTTAGCTGTTCCATTGGTTACTCTAATTTTATACTCACCTAAAGGGAGGCCAGAAACTCTAAATCCAGAACCAATCGTATTAGATACTGCTTCGGATAAATTACCTGTAGCTGAGTTAAAACTAAATCCACCGTAAGAACTAGCCGTAATAGAAGGAAAGTTAGCAGTAGTAAGAGTCAATAAAGATCCACCGTTTAAATTTTGTAAAGCGACTGTATTTGTAGCCGAGAAAGTAGTATTCGCTCTCCCTCTCATTTCAAATCCTGTACCGAAAAACGTGTATTCAAAATATTGAGTAGAGCCGTTAGTTCTAGTAGTAAACCCATTAATATAAGCAGCTGGGTCGATAGTGTCCACTACCCAACCAGCACCTACGTAGGTATATTCTCTCAAAGAAGCTTTTCTTAAAATACCAGTAGCGATTGTTTCTAATCCAGCAGTTGCGTTTGCTGCAAAATCAGCTAAGATATTATATTGAGCAATTTCAATTGAGTCAGCTGGGATTGTAGGTTTTTTAGGCTGATAAATAATAAAAGAAGAAACTCCAAAACTACCTGTACCGGCATCGGCAACAAATTTGACGGTGTGTGTTCCGTAAGGAAGGCCTGAAACGATTTTACGAGTTTCAATTGGAGTAGATAAAGTTTTTGAAATAGCACCTATACTGGCAGCTCCATCTATAGAAACAGAAGAAAAACTTCTTGTTGCTGAATCAACACTAACCTGAATATCTAACCCAGTACCGATAAAAGTTAAGGTAATAGTACCACTTGCGCCACATACTAACGCATCTATTCCACCAAATACCTGAAGAGATGTATTGGTTACAGTTAAAGTTGTAGTTCCATCGTCTAGAGTGAAAGCGCGAGTTACGTTTGTTCCTACCATAGTAGAAATATCGTCAGCCCTATTAGCACCAAATTCACGAGGATTATAAGATCTAATTAAATCTTCATTAGTATGATCTGCAGATGTAAAATTAGCCTGAGAAGAATTAGTTGGGGTTACAGCCTTACCAATAGTTCCATCTGGTTTAAGATAAACAACTGCGTTACCGCCACGAGTACCTAAAGTACCTGATTCAAAGCCAGAGCTAAAAGCAGGGGTAGCTAATACAGCTAAAGAATTAGAATATTTTCCTTTAATAGCAGTACCTGGAGCTACTGAAATGGATGTTGACTGGTTAAGAATTTCAAAACCATAACAGTCAAAGGAAGAAGACGCAGCGTTGTTGTTTCTAATTTTAACAGTGTGAACACCAAGGCTTAGCCCTGTAACTACAGGAACAATTTGATTAGTAGCATAATTTCTAGTAGCTAAAATAGCACTATAAGATGCTGAAACAATATTAGCACCCTCTGACCCACCGTCAACTGAAACGCGCCAATCTTGAGTTGCTGCATATAAAATTGAAAGAATATTTAATCCAGTACCGTAAAATACAATTTCAATGTAATCGGTAGTATTGCCTGTAGTGTAAAGTTGATTTCCTTGAGCGTTAGGCGTAGCTTTCCATTGAGAACCTACAAATCTGATTTGATTAAATTTATCATTTACTGTCTTAAATACGGGTTGACCGCTAGGACCGAATTCATCCTGAAGTTGAGATATACTTTGTGTCGCTATTCTGTTAATACCAATACTAGTATTTAAATTAGCTGATAAATCAGGAATTGAAGCCCTGCCTGTAATGTCACTTCTGAATTGAGAACCTGTCGGAGAACCATTCACTGCTGTTAAAAAACTAGCTACAACTTGAGCATCTACAGATTGATTTAAAATACTTTCAGCTTCAGAAAGACGAACAGTATTATTAGTATTCGAGTCAATGATAGTAGATTCAACGCGGAATTGAAAATCAATACCAGCAGATGAATAATCAGTATCCATTTCAATAATAGTATCTGAAATCTCAACAAAATAAGCCTGAGTAGGATCTGTTACGCCAGAAACAAAACGAGGAACACGTTGACCATTAGCATAAACTTGAAGAATTGCCCCAGAAGCTTGGCCTTCATTTGCTCCGCGAGGGTAAGCAAATGTAAATTGGAAACGAGATTTACCGCCAGAAACACCATGTGTTACATTTTGATAAATAGATGAAGTAGGGCGAGCAAAAGCTGAAAAAAGCTGAGCGCCTACAGTTTCACCAGTTTGCTTATGGAAGAAAGCTTTATAGGCCAAAAGATTGACGAAGCCTGAGCCCGAAGTCTTATTGGCAAAAAAACGAATTTTAAATTGAGTTGAAGCTGTCGGAGTTGAAGCCGCAGTTAAAAGATCAGAAAGTGAATCTGGTCGAATCTTAGCTTCAGACCAATCTGTACCGTCGGCAGAAACAGAGAATCCCATATCGGCTACTGAGCCAAAATCTGGGATGACATCGCTAGAAGCGTCAGAATCGGCATAAGCAACTAGAACATCGTCGATATTTCCAGTAAACTGAGAAGAAGCAGCAAGACCAAGGCCACCGTTAGTGAAAGCGTTAAGATCTACAGTGTGAACAGCTTGAGAAACTACACAAGCTGCAGCGGCAGGATCAACTGTCCATGCAGATTCTACAGTATAAGTAGTTTGAGTAGTTACAGCTGTGATTTTTTTAGGAGAATCAACGCCAGGAATATTGATTATATCACCGGCTTTAACTGTAAAAGTAGGAGCAGAAGACATTGTAACGGCAGTACCAGTAGCTGAAACTGTCTTAGAAGCATCGTAAGCTAGACGGAAAAGTTCGTTTGCAACATCGTGCAAAGTGGCGTCAGTAAAACCTGCAGAAATATCTACAGTAGTTGTGCCATCTGGAATATCAGCAAAAGAATCACGGATAGCAGCTTGATAAAGAAGATCTACAAGCTCGCCCCCGCCTGATCCAGAACCAGTTCCAGAAGCAGATCCACCGCCAGACGCTGCTGGACGATAAATTTTAGCATTCTCAATGATGTCAGTAGCGGAACCAGCAGTCTTATAGGCCGCTGGAGAAGCATTAGTTGCTTGAAGAGTTACGTAACCAATTGGAGATCCACCAGATACGAAAAGCGATCCAGGATTAACGGCAGCAGCAAGAGCAGCTTCAGAGGCAAATTCTCCTGAAAACAATACTTTGATTTTTCCAGATCCAATAAGAGTAAAAGCTGCGTAGCGAAACTGACCGAGAGTTGCTGTACCCCAAGTAACATCAAAATCAGCAGCGTTTGAGACTGCTTGAGTTTGAAAATTGATTGTAGGATTAGTAAGGGCAGAGAAAATTTGCTTTTTAACAGGAGAAACAACTTTATTTGCACCGTCAGCGGCTGCAAGTAAAGAAGAACTGAAATTCAAAACCGCATCTGGAATAGCAGATGCCGCAATGCGTAATGGGGCGTCAAATTCCACGTTGATTTTGTCAAGAATAGACTCAAGAGTAGCTCCGGCAGCTGCGCCAAGCTTCAGTAGTGCAATTCTTTTTTTAATTTGACGACTATCTAATTGTGTGGCCATATGTATTCCTTATATCACAGCTTTTACGGAGATCGGTCAATACGGAAATCTAAACGATCTCCGGCTTCTAGTTGGTAAGTAAATTGAACTTGCGTTCTAGGAGCCACGCCAACATACGTGTAATCAAATACTGGCTCAAGACGATCACCATTAAGGTAAACTTGTAATTCTATCGCAGTATAGGTTTGACCATTTGGTAAACTAATGTTTGTTCCAGAAGTTATAGGACCATTAATTTGATTTGGTCCACTTGCACCAGAAGCTAAAACACTCAACGATTGATCGTAGATGGTCAAAGAGGAACTTTCTGGAAAGCTCCTCTGAACACCGTTAGATATACGAAGAAAGTTAGCCACTATAAATACCTAATTAATTAACGCCAATAACTTGAATTTGGACATCAATATTGTTTGCATCAATTACCATTCCTAATCTAACTACCGCCATATTAGCAGTAGATGGAGCTGTTTCTGTTACGGCACCAGATGCGTCTAAGAACAGAGGAGCACCTACCGTAAATCCATGCGTAGGAACATTGATAGTTCCATGCTTAACAACGGTTACTGGATCTCCAGCAGCCAAAAGAGAAGCAGGGCGAACAAGTCCGATTGCATAGAAATTATCCGCACTTGAAGCATCTATATCAGCTTTATACATACGTCCAGCAACGAAACCTGCGTCTGCTGCTTTAGCGTATCGTACTGCAAAAAGCGTAGTTGCCGCGAAAGCTTCGCCTGCAATTTTTGCTTCTTGTATTTTCGGAGCATGTTGAACTGCAGCTGCTGATCCAGATCCACCAGTAATGGTATTTTGATCATAAGCCGTAGATTTAACACGCAACGCGTTAGAAGAAATCTCAACCGAGGTATCATCTACCGCTACCGCAATTTTAGTACCAGATCCACCTGTAACTGCCCCAGTGGCAGAAAAAGAAGTAGAAACAATTTTATTTTCATCAACGGAATCCGCTGCAAGTTTTGCAAGAGTGATTCCAAGATCTTTAACACGTAAAGCGTTAGTGTTGATTTCGATGGTCGAATTGTCAACCTGAACAGCTAATCCAGATGCACCAGTAATAATTGCACCTGCAGCATCTAATTTAGCCGCAAGTTCATTTGAACCAGTGAATCGTAAAGTAGGATTGGATGCTTCGAGTTTAATTCGGAGCTGACCAGCTACGTTACCTGGGTTTGTAGATTCTAATCCAGATGCAGTTGCTAAGTCAACCGAAAAAGTTGATCCAGCAAAAGTAATCATATCGCCGCCGATTAAGCCTGCGATTGGATTAAAATATGCAAAATTGATAGGATCAGTACCAATTGCAGTTACAACACCGTATTGAACAAATACTTGTCCTGCTTGGCCACCTTCACGAACTGCTACCCATGCGCCGTTGACTTCGTCAATCGGAGTAAGAGAATCCATATCAGTAGAACGAGTCCAAGTAGTAGGATCTGTTGCGTCAACAGCAACATAAATACCATTTTCCTCAGGAGCTGTTTGATTTTTAAGTAATACTCTATCATTGTTAGCAAGAGTAACGCCATCAAACGGGCTAGGATCAGCCGCTACAGCAAGATCTACGTCAGCCAAAGAAGCAGCGCGAACCGGAGCTTTAGGAGTAAGACCGTTAAGACGAGCTTGCAAATAAGCCAAAGTAACTGCGTCTTGCGAACCTACTGGATCAGCAAGGTTTGTAAGATTGAAACCGCCCATTGATTGAGCAGCTGCGAATGGGTTAAAGCCAGAAGTAAGAATTGCCTGTTCATAACGAACTGAATCGCCAGAACCAGAACCAGCTGCTAAACCAGTAAGCTTAAACCCGCCCATAGGCTGATTTGCGGTGAAAGCAACTGAGCCATCACGTTGGATAGCAGTGGCAATTTTGCCAAGATCCACGTCGGCATCTGGCATTGAAATAGTGCGAGTTGTAGCTGTTGAAAGAGCAGATAAGTCAAAAACCGATTTTGCAGTAGGATCACCATCTTGGTAAATTTCAAACAGCGCATCCGAAAAAGAAGTGCCTGCAGCGGCGGCCAACGCAGCGTCTACACCTTCAAAATGACCCTGAGCCGTAGAGGCGGTAGGGGTGTAATTAGAAGGAGTTCCAGAAATACCAATTTTAGTACCGCCAGAAGTGGTCGGAGTAGTAGATTGAAGCTCAGTTTCAGTAAAATAGCGACCATCGTGAGTATGGTACGTCGCATCAACATCTGACCCGTTTTGGAGAGAAACCAAACGATCAAGAATGGCTTTAGTTAGTTCGGTAGGCGATACCGATCCAACTTTGAGTGATCCTACAACCAAGGAATTAGTTGACAAATCTACTTGTCTTTCTAAGCCACCGATCAGTCTGGATAATTTTGAAATGTCTGCCATACGCTATTCCCTTTAAATATTTAATCTCTATGTAAGATTAGCCTGCTTGGCTTTTCTTGGTCTTTTGGTTGAAGATTTAGGTTTCTTTTCTTTAGTTTCAGGTAAGCCATCGAAAGCAATAGCAATTTTAGCACTTGCCCCGTAAATTTTGAGGATGGCATTTACCTTACCAGCAGCCTCATCACAAATAGCTCTAACTTTCTCGCCAATCTGGGCAGAAAGAATATCTAACTGCTCGTTATCTAGCTTGGCAATGTCTACTTTTCTTTCTCTACTCTGCAGATCCATAAGTCCCCTCTTATAGTTGCCCAATGACCGAAATCATTAGTTTAATATCTTTTAGCGATGGATTGAATTCATTTTGAACTACAACTCCAATAAAAATTATAAAGTCACCGGCAGCCCATCCAGCTAATCCGCCGTATTCTGGCTTTTCATTGGTTAAAAATCCATCTTTACCCAAATAAAGAGCTGTTCCAACAGTAAAAGAAGTAGATACATCTTCTAGTCGGCCATTATCGACCACGGAACCAATCGCAGCGTTTGGGATTGACATTCCAGTCATACCAACAATTTTTTCAACCGTAACTTCACTGGTCACAGAAACTGGAACGAGCTGACTACTAGCGTTTACAGCGACAAGCGTTGCTTTGGCCAAAGTAGAGCCTGAGCCGTTCTGGAAGTTAGTGATTGTTCCACGGCTTCCAGAAACTGTACCCGTCGCGCTCTTGTTAAAGAAAAACGGCGAGTAACTCATTAGATTGCCCACCACTGAGTTCCGTCAGAAACTACAGTAATCGCAACATATTGCGAGTTAATAAGTACAGTATTTGATCCGTCGATAAGTTCAGTCAAGTTTCCTTTAACTGTAACTACGTTTCCTGAAGCATCAATTTTCTTAAAGAAGAAAACCGAACCAGGAGAAGAAGCTGCAGGAGGAAGAGTGAAAATAATCGCTCCGCCAGTTGCGTCACCTAAAAGGACGTTATCTGAAGTCATCGCGGTATAGTTACCAGTTTTAATCGAAATCGCTACTGGGCCACCAATAGCATCTGCGCCAGCAGGACCAGCAGGACCTGGAGGACCTTGAGGGCCGACTCCGCCGCCTCCGCCGCCGCCTGAAGCGCCGCCAGCCGATATGCGGAATTCTAAAGAATCACCAACTTCAAGCTGCTGAAGAATTTGAATCTGAGAACTTGCGGTTCCGGCAGATCCTACTTCAGCCCAATCAATTCCTAAACGTAAATACTGGCCATTCAAAAATACTTGAAGCGATCCTTTACCTACAGTGTAATACTGAGTAATAAACGCTAAGCGCGAGTTAGGAGGCAAATCAATAATTGAACCAATCGTAACTGGTCCATTAAGTGAAGTAGGTGGAGTTTCACCAGAAGCCACAATATCAACGGGCTCGTCGTAAGACGGACTATCTAAAGAAGCAAGTAGAGTACCAAAAGCTTGATCTAATTTTTTAATAGCTTTAGTTAAATTATCGCCATCATTTACGATGAAGTTACCTTGACCAGTACCTTCTTGAATAATAGTAATAGCGAACGGAGCGTTCATGTTGAAATTTACAGCGTTGGTACAAGTACCAGCAGATGTATTAGTTACACGAACGGTATCGTCATTCGGATTAGGACGAACTACCGCTGAAAAATCAGGATAAAAGGTTCCAGCAAAAGCTGCTTGAGCTAGAGTCGCCACTTGCTGAGCAGTTTGGCCAGTAGTAACAGTAAGCTCTACACCAATTTTTCCAACTATCGGAGTAGGATCTACGCCAGTGCCGTCTTTATTGACCCACATGTAATATTCGCGAGCGTCGGCAGAACTTCCAAAGAAGAAGTAGTCATTCGATGTCATCGAAGCTGCGTCACCGAAAGTATAATCAGTTATTTCAGGCAATGCACCTGGATTAATAGCAGAAGAATAGTTAGGTCTAGAAGCTGATTCTGAAGGTGAACCGATATATTGGAGAAGCTGGCGAGGTACTCCATCGTCGATTTCTTCAGTTTCACCCATTTCTAGTTCTGAGCCAATGAATCGAACATAAACGCGAGGCATTACTCCGCCATTATCGGCACGAAGCAAGAACCAAAATACGTCCTCACCTTGAGGAACAGAGGCGCGATCAGCAATATAAATATCGCGAGTGCTAGAAGGAGTTGGAGAAGTCGAATAAGATCCGAAAGTATATTTAGCTTTTGCTCCGCCTGCACCAGTAGATGCTCCGGCGAAAGGAATAGTTAAAGTTACTTGGCTTAACGAATCAACTGTTTGAATCTGGTAATACCCAGAAACGGTTTCAGCACCAAGCTTAACCCAGTCACCAGCCTGTAAAGGCCCAGTCCATGCGATAGATCCTACTGAGGATACAATCGCAGAAGAATTTGTGAAAACTAAGTTTGGAGATACTTCAACGTCGCGAATTAAAGTTACATAAGCAACTTCGTTCTCAGATAAGGTAATATCAGTTGAAGGATCTGGGTTGGCTAAGAAACGATATTCAAGACGAGATCCAACAACTTTAAGAACGATATCTTCGTCCCAGTTAATTAGACCTGCAGTGTCAGGACTATGGGAAATAACACCGGCACCGGTAGTGATCGTATTACCTAAATCGGTACGCAATGAATCAATAGAACCGGCAGAAGATGGAGAATACCAGTAAACAGTACCTTTGATTTCCTGGAGCGATGTCATGATCGCATTCATCCAGTCTTTCAAGGTCATGAGCATCTTATCGCCACCGTGGAACGGATTGATCGAGTTAGATGAAGAAGTTGAAGGGCTTTCTGTTCGGCCTTCAGGTTGTGCAGTCCACGGATAAACGTAGAACGGATTCGGAGAAGCTCCGCCAGTACCTAAACGGAACATCATCCAACGTGCGTCCGTGATGGACACTACGTTGTTACCAGAATCAGTGGTAATCGTAGCAATTGGCAATACGTTAGTTGCGAACGTGCTGGTAGTGATCTTAATGCGGTATCTAAGGATCTGGGCACGGGGAGCGTTTTTAGTAGTTTCGTTATTAGTAGTCGGGTTCCAGATATAAACTTGAGAGCTGGTAGTGTCATCAATAAAGCGTTCATATTCAAGGCCAACATAGTTGATAGCACTTGGGGCGAAAGCTCCATCAATGATATTGTTTGTAGCCGAATTCAATTGCTGAGTTGGAGTACCGACCGGAACAAGGTAAAAGGTTCCAGACTGACTGGAGCTAACGTGAAATACAGCACCAGGATCAACAATCAATTGAAGACCGCTTGCGGCTCCACCGATGGCTCCTGCCATACTGATCTCAAAGCCCCTCATGAGGTAGCCTTGACTAGTTCCTGTTACGAATGATTTAATTAATTCATCAAAATCATTGGATACAGCAGATTCAAGGGAGCGCATGTCTGGGACATCTACCCTCTGCTGGCTGATCCAGTTAATTCTACGTTTCACGCCCATTATGTTACCCTTTAGACCTTAGAGACTACCAAATATAAGATTGTCATGTTGCTATGAGTCCCAAAATCCTGTTGCTTACCCTTTAGATATCATATAAGATAGGACTAAGATGTAGCTGAATCTTACGAGTAAGCCTTATATAGGAGTTACCTTGGGTAAAAATACGCGTGGCAACAAAGAGTATTCTAAAGAACAAGAGCTTAAACATGAAAATAAGGAATTACGTAATAAAATCAGAGAATTAGAAGGCGAAATCAGACAATTATCAAGGCAATATTCGCGAACGCGCAAGCAGTTTGCCCGTATGGATCTTGATAGACACGCCTATGTTCAGGAAATTATTCAAGAACACATTGATAATGAAAAAGTTGAGCAAAATGCTCAAGATATGCTTCAAACTATGAAAGAAAAATGGCAGTGTCGCGAATGCGGAGAAGGCCAACTTGAGATATCAGTTTATACCCGACTCGATGGAACATTCTACCATCGCGTTTGCAACTGCTGTCCTAATCGAACTAAGAGCCAAAAGTATGATCCAGAAACTGTTACGGGAATCATGCGAAAGCCTAAAGTTCAACCTAAAGATAAAAAGAAGTTCTAGTAAGTATCTAATTTCATTAAAAACAAACACCTTGCATATCTCCTGTCGTCTGGTATAATAAAGACTGACAGGAGGTATCTATGTCAATAGCAGCGATTATTTTGGCAGCAGCGAAAAAGGCCGGAGTGTCTGGTTCATTGCTTCTAGCGATCTGCACTCATGAAAGTGGATTAAAAAATGTTTTAGTTCCTCACGATGGCGGATCTCCGAGTTACGGTATTTGTCAAATAAAATACGAAACCGCAAAAATGATTGGTTTCCAAGGTGAAGCCAAAGATTTGATGGGCCCGCGCACAAATGCGAAATGGGCGGCTGCTTATCTTAAATTCCAAAAGTCTAGATATGACGGCGATTGGATGAAATCAACTGCAGCTTATAATTCTGGCACTTACAACGAATCAAGTAAAGTTCCAGGATGTCCAAGAAATCTAAAGTATATTCGTTTGGTGCAAAGTAAATTATCAGAAAAGTTGCAAGACAGGCTTAATTGCGCTATAGTTACTAGAAACGAGGATCAATGAAAATCATGTCCTTAGACTGCGAATACAATCAACCTAGCGGTAAGACCATACAAATTGGTGCAGCTGTTTTCAATCCTAAAACCGGTATTGAGATAGACCGAATCTTATTATATATAAACCCGAACGAGCCTCTCAACCCAGAAATCATTGAATTAACAGGTATTAGTGAAAACGAAGCACAAAATGGAACCACAATACAGGAGGCCTATGAGGAACTTAGTAGGTTTCACGCTAAACACAAATGCTTCAGAAACCCTCTTGTTTGGGGATCAGGAAACTGGAACGACAGTGATCATATCTACCGAGAATACCGAGCTTCACTGGGCACTGGGCCCAGAAATAGTGATGGAGCTACCGAAAACTTCATGGGACTCAGAGTCTTAGACGTTAAAACTATATATCAATCAGTGCAAATTTTCAGAAATTCAAGATACCAAGGCGGCTTGAAAGAAAGCATGACAAAAATGAAACTAGATTTTGAGGGTCAAGAGCATAATGCGTTAGCAGATGCTAGAAATACATTCAAAATGTGGTTTCATTTGGTTAAAATGTTTAAAGCCTAAGAGCGATCTAAAGCAAATAGCGGGACCTGGCCGACAAAATTAAAATTCATTTTGTAAGTAGCTTTAGTTGCCATTGTATGAGTTTCTTGGCTCACTTTGGCTTGTGGGATATATAGAATATCTTCACTAGTTGAACGATCCTGAATACGAATCGAGATGTACGGTGAAGCCAAAAGATCAATGAATAATGGGCGCATATTCTGGGCTTGTAATCCACCGCTATTTTTAACACGAAGACCTTGAACAGATCCGCGAATACTCAATCGAGTGGGCGCGATTTCCTGAGCATGGGCTGCATCAATTCCATAAATTTCTTGTTCTCCGTAATCAACAGTCAAAGTAATAGATTGAACAACCTTATAAACTTGGTTATTAATATATAGTTTGATATGAGCACCGGTTAACGTAATTGGCTGAGCCATTATTCACCCCAAATCGCAGGATTCTCAGTGTATTGAGTTCCCCACTTACCTAAGCCAATATCACTTGGATATAGGATTGTAAAAACAATATTAATACCCGACGCTGCAACTGAATTAATCAGATCTTGCGCGTAGATACGTCCAGAAACAACGTCTGTGATGTAAAACGGATAATCAAATCCATCACGAGATATATCTGGAGAAGATTTTTGAGAAACTAAGGCAACATCCGTGCCAATTGCGTGTGATTTTTTTACGTTATAAGCAGGGCTGATAAGTAAAGTTGTAGCTGAAGGACGTGCAATATAAGGAATGGGGCCTTCTTGAGACTGAGTTCCATACCCTAAGATTATGTTCCCTTGCTCATCTGGAAACTGAGATGAGTCAGCTACTGTGATTACGCGAGGCATAGTTCCATCTAAATCCTGGGCCAAAGTAGTACCGATTTGAGATACCGTAAATGGCTGAGAAATATCGTACATATAAGGACCTGGCTGATTTGGAGCTAATGAAAGCATATCGCCCAAAGGACCAGAGGCACTGATTGCGGCAGAACCAGAATAAGTTCCAGCCATTACCAACGCTGCGTCATTAATAAATACGTTCAAAACCTCTGCGTTAGCATAGGCTTTCAGATTAGGATAAAGAGAGTTAATCGCAGCTGCCATATTCTGGACAGTTTCAGCGATAGTTGCACCGTTTACAAAGTTTGTAGTTTCCTGAATCAGCTGAGTAGAGGTCAACTGAAAAGTATCATTCGTATCTGGTTGAGCCTGAAGACTAAACGAAACCATTGGAGGTTCATGTAAGTGGGCAGATCCCTCGCGACCACGGCGAATTACCTTCGTAGCGGCTGGCAAGAAGATCTGCAAAAGCCGTGCTGTTGGTTGGTAGACCGCTGCATAGCTCAATCGAGAAGCTATAGTTTTACGAACTGGATTATAGAAACGAATTGCGTCATCTGTACCTTGAACCACAATACCTGAAGTTCCTAAAGGGTTGACGATTTCAAAGTAAGATACGTTTACTGGGCCACCGACGGAATCTACAATCGTGTAAGATCCTTCGTTAGCAGAAGCAGAAAACCCACCTCCGAAAATGTTCACGTAGTTACCAGCAGAAAGCTTACCTAACTGAGGATTTGCTCCACCTGACCAAGTGTAACGAATTACTCCACCTGGCTGTAAAGATAGAGTCCACTGAGTAGACATGTTACCGCCAGCAGCGACTGGAGCAGCAAAAACTAATTCGTTCTGAGCGCGACCGCCCAAGATAGTTACAGAAGATGCGGGACCGATTGTATCAGATAAAATTGAGACGTATGGGCCGTTGCCATCATCTTTTGCAATGGCAGTACCAGCATAACCTAAACGACGAAGTTCTTTAGTAATAGCATCTGCTACTTCCTGAGCTTTAGCGGCAGCAATATTAATGAAATCAGAAGTCTTAAACTGAATAGGAACAGTTACATGATCGTCGAAGTTGATAATTAGAGTATCGCCATTCTGAAGATTGTATGGCTCAAACTGGGTAGCATCATTTGACGCACGGACGTATTCGTCGCCGAAAATAGCGTTTAAAAGATTGTGGATAAGATCTCGAACCTGTTTACGGTTCTTAACTTCAATACCGATTTGACGAAAAACATCATCTGATAGGCCAACAGAAGGAGGGCGAGTAATCCCGTGAGCGGCAAGAACTTCGTCAAGGTAACGACCGGAAGCTGTAGCAATATATAGCTGATCGTTTACTGCTCTGACGTTGTCGATCAAATAAGCAGCGTTACCCTTAGCCAAAGCTTCCAGTACGGCGTCAACCGATGGGCCCTTTAGATAAGGGTTAAGATATTGTCTTAACCGCTTTTTTTGCTCTTCTACTGTTGTAATAGCCATTTATTATGTCCCAATCTGCGATACTGAAATATCTAATACTGGATCAATGATACGTGCTTTTTCACTAGGTGCGATAAAGATTAGATCATGAGTAGAATCGTACTGAGGAGAAGAAATCGCCATAGCGCGAACACCTGGGATTGCGTTAACTACAGATACGATTGCACTAATTGCAATTGGCTCACCAACATCATTTGAGTTAATCAATGAAGAAATACTTGTCCGAACCTGTTCAGCTGTTTGAGCGAAAGGTACGCCAGTATTAATACGAACTTCAACTGAAACCTGGATACGACGAGTTAAAGGTTCGCGAGAGAAAATCTCTGCACCAGCAGCTCCAACACCAGGATAAGTTGTAGGATCACGAGGGTCTCCGTAGATGATACGGTTAGCTTCAGCGATCAATCCAGTATTGTAACGATAAGAATCAAGACCTTTACGGATAGTTGTATCAAAATCTACTTTATTTAAAGAGTTGATCTGAACACCAGCAGCTTCGTTAATCTTAGAATATTGAGCGTTAGTATCAAACACGATCAAGTTACGAGCTGGAGCGCCAGGCTGTTGAGTAGCAAAAGAAATATGTTTATAGCCAGAGTAGAAGACTCCCTCTTGGACATAAACAGAAGTCTCGCGACCATTTAAGCTAGAATTAGTAACTGGAGCCATTGTTCCAGTCACAACGATAGTATCGCGGTCAATAACTTCCGCAATAGTGTATTCACCAGCATTTTGAAGAGTCAAAGTATCACCTGTGGCCACAAACAAGTCGCCAGCTACAGTTGCTTCATATTCAGAGAACTGGATTTGAGGTCTGTGAACCTGTAATACTCCACCGGTAACAAATACAGCTGATTCGTTTACTGCCGAAGGATTGATTGCTTCTAAGAAAGTACGACGACCTTCTTGAACAATATTAACAGTGAAAGGAGCAGGTACGTTAAAGTTTGTAGAGTTAGTTGTTTCTTGTAACCCAGTAGTCGTAACGGTAGTGATACCATTAGCGGCAGTAGCATCTAGTCCAGTTGCAGCACCTACAACAGCAGCGACTTTTGCTGCAACGGTAGCCGCAGTATCACCAGACAAAATTTGAACTTCTAGACCAACACGTCCACCGACTGCAGGGTCAGAGTTTGAAGTATTAACATTGAACCAAACATAGTAAAGGTTTACGTCACCAGCAGACTGAGTGAGGAAATACGTTCCAGCTCCACCGATAGTGAAGTTAGATCCTGCAGGCATAATAAAATCAGTAATCTCTGGAAGAGCTTCACCAGAACGAATGACCATAAAGTCACCCTGGTTAGCTGCAGCAAAATCCACACCAAGAGTAACGATGTCGCCCATGCGTGTAGATTGGAAATTAGGCTGAGTACCTACTCCGTTCCAGTTAAGATAAATTGAATGATTTGTAGCATTTACGCGGAACGAAGTAGTTGCGTCAAAACCGATTGATACCGGATTCAATGGAAGGTTTACTTCTTCTTCAACTACGTTTACGTTTTCATACCAAACTGAATTATTATAACGACGAATTACGCGAAATTTACCTTGATTAAGCACCATAAACGGAGCTTGAAGGATCATAGTGTCACCTTCAGAAACCTCAGAAGAGGCTGAGAAGTCGCCAGCCGCGAAAAGATCCCCTACAAGGAACGCAGATGAAACAGTTACGGTTCCAACACCAGCGTAAGAAATCGCAGTAGATTGAGCAGGAGAAGTAGCTGTAACAGTAACGATAGATCCGTTGGCCACAGAAGTGACGCCTGGAAGAGTACCGATGACCGCAGAAAGGTTAGCGGCTGTATCTTGTTGAGTTGCACCGATTGCAAAATCAGTACCAGCAAGTAAAGTAGTCACACCGATAGTGAAAGCGTCACCTGCAGTAGAGTTAGTGCCAAAAGTAAAAGTACCTGAAGAAAACTCGTTTTCAGCATTTGGATTCAATACACGAAGCTGTTGGCCATTCTCAGAAATACCAGTAATTGGGAAAGTCCCATTGTTACCTTCAAGAGGTAAATTTTGAACAGTGATCAAATCACCAATAGAAAGTTCATTAAAGTTTGCGTCTCCAGAAACTATAGTATATTGAGAATCACTAGTTCCAGTGACTTTTGATACGTTTACTCGTCCACCCGCAGCATCGTTTAAATTGATAGGGTTTTTAAGAAAAGTTGGATTTACGCCTTGACCATTCCAGCTTAAACAAGCGAGAGATCCCTGTTTTTCAACACGGAAAGTTCTTCCCATTGTACGGACATGGTTACGTTGTTTACCGAAATATCTCTGAGTAAGCACGCGACCGGCAAGTTTAATAGTAGACTGTCCAACAGACGGTACGTTCGACAGAACAGTAACCGAAGAATTAGAAGACAGCAACGCTTCTTTACGCTGAGCGTATGTAGCTTGTAATTTGAACCATTGATCGGAATGAATGCCCTGTGCAGCTACCTTATCAGTAGTTACGCTCATGATTGAATTATCAATACGAGTTGCAGAGTCCAATACTGGAACCGCATAATCGTTAGCTAATCCACCGATAATTTGGATAGATCCGTCAGAGCCTAGAGTGTTCGTAGCAAGCTCTAAGCGAGCACCTCGATCAACCACTCCGACAGTTCCTACTGTTGTGAAACCAGTTACAGCCAAAACAGAGATCAGACGACGAACTTGGTCCATTGTAGTAGGGACTAAACGAACTTCTTCGCCGTTGTTGAATGCGTATCCAACGTCGGATGGGAGATTCAACGGTACTTTAAATGTAAAATTTGGAGTTCCACTTACGTTAGAAGCAGCAATCCAGTTGATACCATCTTGTAAGAATACTGATTCATAAGTAAATCCAGAATCCTCGTAAGTGCTTAAAAGGATAGTTCCAGATCCGTCGGCAGGAGGAGTCGGATCGTTAACTAAAGTTGCAGTGAAATAATCAGCAAGACTTGCGTCAACATAGGCTTTAATTTCTGCCGCAGTTGTTGCGGAAGCTGCAGCAAAAGTAATAGCGCCAGCAACTAGAGTAGCACGGTTAGCTTCAGCTACTCCAGCTCCAGTTGGACGCTGAACAGTGAAAGATGTGGCAGTTGGCAAGAACCCAGTTTCTGTAGAAACACGGAAAATACCTGTATTTCTGGTGTCAAATTCTGTAGTTTTCTGTATATTGACGTATTCGCCACCAGTTAACGACCCAAGAGCAGGAGCAGAACCGTTACCATTCCAAGTATAAGTCACTTGGTCGATACCGGCAGATGGAGTATTTGGAGTTACCGAGATGTTCCATTCTGTAGATGCGTCAATTGACGTAGCCACAGAAGCACCAGATTTTAGGTTAATGCGAACATTTACGTTTTGATCAACAGTGATAACGCTAGAAATAACCGCATTTGGAACAGAAGGATAGGAATATCCAACATTTACGAATTCACCTGAACGACCCCAACGAGCAGAACGGTAAAGAATTGCAGTGTTAGCTGGAGTTGGCTTCAATACTTTGCGAGCTTGCATCAATGCTTTAAATTCAGAGAAATCAAAGCTAGGGAAAGCTGCACTGAAATTAGTCGTAGGACCAGAGTCAGTATCGTAAGCATTAAAGTTACTTGAGTTGTTTACTTGAGAAGTGTTAGTAATCGCACGACGATAGAATGGAATCTCAAAAGATTTAGACGACGTATCGTTATCCACAACTACGACCGCTGTATCTTTAGCGCCGAAATCAAGCGGATTTGCAATGTAATAACGATCAACAGTTCTCAATCTACGGATCAAATTCTGATTTTCAATACCGATCAAAGTACCAGCAATAGTTTGTTCTTGAACGTATTCGCCATAAGCTTGAGCATCACGAATTACACCATAAGGGTGTAATAGAGCAATAAGTTCATTCGGATCACGTCCAGCAAGCGATGTGTCCGAGTTAAACTGAGTAATATAGCTGTCGATAGGATCAGCTGCAGAACCAGAGGCAAATCCAGCATGGATGAATAATGGGAAAGACGCTTCATAGTTTGCGCTTTCATAGAAAGCAATCAATGAATCTTTAGAAACGTCAGATTCGTTAACCGGTAAGGTTAATAGTTTTCCGTTAGCGTCTGCGGTTACGATTAAGATAGACCCATCTTCGTCTTTAGTACGAGAACGAACGATAATGTACTGCTCTTCTTGAACAGAGAATATTAAGCTATTAGTTTGAGCCTGAAGCTCGGTGGCGATCTCGTCAAGAGTTTTATTTCCGAGAGTTACGCGGAACTTCTGAGGAGCCAAAGTAGAGCGGAGGATCACGAATCCTTCAGAGAAAAGAACACCAGCGGTTGGAACAACAGCAGCCCATTCAGTAGCAGTGATTAGGATATCTAAAGTAGAGTTAGTACGAGCGTTTACTCGGCCTTCAATACGGTTTCCAGCAACTAGCTCGTCAGACCATACGATTACGTAGTCTCCGACAAGTACGTTTTGGAATGCAGTAGGTACAGTAGAGATATAACGAATAATGTTTGTCGCAGGCTTAGTAACCTGCAAAATAGTATTACCAGCAACGCCGTTCTGGATGATTTCTCCAGGATTATCGGTCAAGATCCATACGTGACCATCTGCAGAGAAAGTAATACTTCCACCTGGGATTTGGTCAGATTGGATACGAGCTTCAGTTTCGCTAGAACCGGCAGTAAGTTCGTCACCTACAGCTAGAGCTTCAGCGAGTTTGAATTGAGCAGTATTGCGGTCAAGGATATAGTCAGACTGCTTACCTTCAGCTGATAAGCCAATAAGTGAACTGAACATTCCCTTAGTAACTAAAGTAGAAGTTGGGTCAATAATTAAAGCTGCGCGATTACTAGCACCAAGGTTAGAAACAACCTGAAGCTGAGTTCCAACAATATTAACAGTTACGCCGGTAAGTTTAGAGTTAAGAATTTGTTGCCAAGAATCTAGACTGTTAGTTGAAGCAACTTGAGTATAAAGACCAGTAGCAATGAAGTCACCGTCAGTTACCGTATAAGTAATGAAAGCTGTTCCATCGACAGAAAGAATAAGAGTATCACCAGTTACAATCGTTGCAGACCATAATTGCTGGTTTTGAGTGAAAATAGATGCGCTCTTACCATCTTTAGAAAGAGGAATTTTGTTCTTGTAAAGACGAAGAGTTTGGATTTCGTTAGACGGGAATCCAAGCTGAACCGCAGCGTTACGACCGTTTGTGGTCGGAGTTGCAGTCTTAATAAGATCGTTACCTTCGTTACGAGAACGAATAACGACGTACTGACCGCCTTCGGCAGTCGTAGCTTCAAAAAGTAAAGTCGTATTTGCGTTAATAGAAGCTGTAACCTCGAACGCAGTTGCTCCACCTGGAGAACGGAAATCAGTATTAGCGAAAACGTGCTCTTGAGTAACTTCACCTACGGTAACAGCTAAAGTATCTCCACCGATCAAATCATAAGGAGCAGCAGAAGTTGTTTGAAGGAAAGCTTTAGCTACAGGAGCCTGACGGCCACCAGTCGCTAACTGGAAATACTGTTCTCCACCTAAAGCAGAATCAACAATAGCTTCAAGGCCGACACCGGCAGTTTTAGCTTCATATCCTTTACCGTCATCGAGATAAAGAATAGAACCTTCAGAAGTTGAAATCATCGAAGATGAAACAATAGAAGATTGAGGTTCGTCAGATGCAGTTGCACCTTTAACAGCAGATTTAATAGCTGTAGGAGTACCAAGGCCAACAGAGGCGAGGGCTCTTTTAATACGAACACGAAGCTGATCGTCTGTTTCGGAATCAGCACCGGTAGTGAAAGGAAGTTCGTTGGTTACAACGGCTCCCGCAAAAGGAGGAGTTGCAAATGTTTTGATTGCTCCACGAGGTACGTTACCAGAAGCTCCTGGTTGTTGAGCAGAAACCTGTACGTTAGAAACAGAAACTTCACCATCAAGGATAACCGCAGCAGTTACTACACTATATTGAATATCAGGAGAAGCACCTGAAGCAGGAGAAAGAACGATTGTATTAGCTGGAATAGAACGGTTTCCACCCTGAGCAAGAATTACTGTCTCACCTACGTTATGGAATTTTGCAGTCGCAACAGTTAAGTTGAGAACGAAATATCCACCAATCGGCGTGATTGATGTGTAGGCTAAAGGACCTTCCACGTTTGGAGTGTTTCGGCCAATATAGACAGAACCTGAGGCTGGGAACAAGGAAGCGTCAGATACTTTGATCTGAGTCGATCCAATATTTGGCGGATTGGCACCAGCATATACTTTGGTCGATTGTTTAGTAAAAGAAGAGTCTGTAACAGTTACAAGGCCCGTAGCGGGTTTAGCTGTAATCGGGGTAACACGGTTTTCAGTCGCAAGACGTTTTAATGCGTCTCCGGTAGCTCTATCTACCGAGAAATCTCTAAGAATTTGGAATACGTCACCAGAAGAACGGGCAGTTGCAAGGGCTACGACTTCAAAAAAGCTCGTAACAGCTGAACCTACGTTAAAATCGTTGATTCCTTGTTTTGCAGCATAGGCCGACAACATATCGCTAAGGATCTGTTCGTAGGATTGCGGGTTCGGAAGTCCGTTATTATCAGCCATTTATATCACCTTATTGCTCTTTATAAGATTATCTTGTGCCGGTAAATGCTGCAAGTTCCAGGGAACATGAAGACCGCACACGTTTTTGCCTCTAAGAGGCACTATATGATCAACGTGATATCCAGAAGGACAACTATCGTATATTTTCTTAATTTGATTATCAAAACCAGCAAAAGATGAAGTAATTTTCAAAGCTCTTCGTTTAGCAGAGTAGAAATTTATAAGAGATTTATTGTTTAATCTCCATGATTTTTTTATATCTCTGTTCAGTTCTTGATTACGGGATACCCATTTTGCTCTATTTTCTTTAATTTTCAATAGGTTAGTCTTTCTTTGGTTAGAAGATCTTTCTTTTTCTTTTTGGCGCAAAATATCAATGTTTTTCAATCTGTACCGTTTTTCAATGTCAGGATTCTTTAATTTGTTTGCAGTTACCCGTTTTTTATCGCAAGACTTACACGAATTACGACATCCGTCAGCACAGCCTTTCTGTTTATAAAATTCAGATAAGCCCTTTGTTTCGTTGCAAATTTTACACGATTTCATATTTACTCTATATCATATTAAGCTGGAAGATCAAAAGTAAGCGGAAAGACCCCTTGCTGGCCAGCTAAAACTACTCCCATGGAGATTGATAGAACTGGCCCATTAAGACTGATCTGTAACGAATCAAGACCTTGAAATCTTGGGTCCTCTTCTATCAATCTATTGATATTATTGTAAATATCCTGCACGTTCAGGTCAGAAGCCATAATTCCAGCTCTAATCCCAAGCCCATAGTCAGGATGCGTGAGCAAACTTCCTTTTGGAGTTGCGATCTTAAGCTTCAAGGCCTGAACAATGTTCGTAATTCCTGCCGCGAAACGGAAATCACCGAAAGAATTGACCGCTAAATCGCCTTGATCAGTTAAAAGCCAGTCAACTTTACTTAATCCGACCAAAGGATCTGCGGCAACTGAGGTCGGAACCAAGATATTAGGTTCTTGTGGAAGCTCTAAATCGCTTGGAATAAAGATTTTCTGTTGAGAATTGACAGTACCTGGCAAGTAAGCCTGAAGATACGCTTTGTCAACAACCGTAAAATTATCAAGATTTGGCTCACCATCCAAAGATAGAAGATAAGACGTATCAGAAAGACGGTCTATTCCAAGGATTCTTCGAGCAGATGGGCTTTGAGTAGCACTTTTCAGAACTACGCGTTGGCCGATGTACATGTTTTGAACGCTATCAATCGTAATCTGACGACCAGATGCGTTTGAAAGCAACGGGCGCTGGAAACCATTCTCATCAATGTACGGATCTTGAAGATTGTTTAACGTAACGATCTCAAGCCATCTTTGCGGATCACCTAAATAACGTGCTGCAATCTGTTCGATTGTTAAGCCAAAAGGGACAGGTGCAAGAATTTTACTATTTGGTAAATTAAACGCAATACCAGCATCTTCAGCTAAGCCTGCCACGTATTCCATGTTAGTTTGCTTCTGAGCATCGTCGATTTCGGTAGTAGCGGTCAAAATATCGTATGACTGCATAACATCGTAAAGAGCTTTTAAAAGCTCATACTCATCAAGAGTCATTGGAGAAATTCTAGTTGCTGGAACTGGACGACCGTAAATCTGACTATAGAACGGATCGCCCGCTCCAAAATTGTTAGACAATTGAAGAGAAAGATCCTGAATTACATCTCGGAAAGTTCTTATATCGTCTACTGTAATAGTTCTAGAATCGTCAATAACTTGATCGACCTGAGCTTGCTGAGCGCTATTTAGACTCATAGAGAAAACTGGCACTTGATCCATTAACTCAAAATTTCTTTCAGGCTGACGAAATACGTTATCCTGAGGATTAATTGATTGAGCTGTAGCTGCGGTACTACCTAATTGGCCTCCTGCAACTGCCGACATACTTAGACCTTCAGTTGTAGCTGAAGATGCGGTTACTCCACTTAAAGCAGATCTAACGCTTGGATTACTTGATCTCTGAGAGATAGCACCAGAAAGAATTTTTAGAGAATCTTTAATTGAACTTGCATAATCTCTCTGAATTTGAAAAGGAAGATCACACGCAGTGACTACTACTCCAGCCAAATCTTTTACGAACAAAGAAGACTGACGAAGAACATCAAGAGGGCGAGTAATATCTGAGCGAACCGCACCGATCAAATCAATAGCAGAACTTGTAAGTTTTCTAGCCTCACTAATGGTAGCCAAAATACGTTGAAGTATTCCAGGAGTTAAAGACTGGATCTTAGGCTGAACAGCGCTAACTTTTTGAGTCAGCTCAATACGTCTCCATGCTTTTAATTGCATTGAGTAGTTAATTTGAGTAGGTTTAGTAGCGTTCTGATTCCATTGAAACTGCATAGGAGTCACAACGAAAGACTGATTCTGCTTAGGAATATCGAAAACTAAACGCCACTGAGAATTCTCAGGTTTTTTCTTAGCTTCTGCATACTGTTCAAGAAATTGTTGAAGAGCAAGAGCGTGGTAATAACCAGTGCTAGTTGATCCCGCGTCAGTTGCAGCAGGCTTAATAGTTTTTGGCTTATTAGCTGGGTGGCCAGAAGCTGCGTTCAAGGTTCTTTGGAATTGGCTAACCAAACCAGTTACGTTCTCCAAAGTTCCACCAAAAAGCGATTGAACCACAGAAGGACTGGCTGGAGGAGCAGTTACGGAACTACGATAAGGCCACACACCCATAGTACCAGAAGCTTGGATCATTTTAAACTTAAGACCAGAATGCTCTTCCATGACACCGCGAAGAGTCGCAGAAGTATTGATCGCGAACTGATCCGTAATAGAAAGCTGTTCAGGAGTGATCGGAAGACGGAATACCCATTGACGACCCAAAGGCTCGAAATTAATGATAGTATTGCCTTCATTCGAGATCATTTTAATCGTAGGATTACCAGATTGTCCACCAACGATTTGACCAGTCTTAGCGTCAACTACCACTAAACGGTAAGGAAAAAGTTGATCCCAGCGAGCTGGGTCAATAGTCATCGGAGCCCAGAAACGACTCGTTGAATTATTCCATGGCACACTTGGAGAAGAACGAGAATTCTTACCAGTAATTAAACCAGTCTGCTGACCGATAAAATTATCGGCAGAAGCCTTTAGTTGATTAGTTAGGTCAGATATTCCCATAGTTTTCCCTCATCTATAAGATTGTCAGGTGAGGAGATCTCCTTAACTATGATATATCGTAAGAATGAGAACCTATTTTATTTCAATTTTAGCTCTTCTATTCCTCATATCCTGCGCTAAGCCACCAATCAGGCGAACAAAGGTCTTTCCAGACCACTCTACTGAAATTTCAGATCCTCAAATCAAAGCCATAGTAGATGAGTTCATGGATCTAAGTAAGCGAAATAAGGTTAAATTTAATAGCAAAGTATCAGTAGGATTCACTAAAATAAACGATGGAAATGTGATCGGAACGTGTAGCTACAGGATGACTTTTAGGGAAATTGATCTAGATATTGATTTTTGGAAGAATGCTACTTTCATTCAAAAAACATCTCTACTGTATCACGAGCTAGCTCACTGCTATTGTGATCGTGACCATGATTTTGGAGATGGTACTCTATATCCTGACGATTCTTTTAAATATATTTTACAATCTTGGTTTCAGAAATCTACCTTCAATATCTATCGGCCGGAAGGATATTACGAAGATGGGTGTCCTACGAGCATCATGTATCCTAAGTTAATTGAGGATTACTGCTTTAGAGTTCATTATAACGAATATGTCAATGAAATGTTTAACAGGTGTGAGCCCTACTAAGTAAGGTCTTTATATAGTCTAGCTTTTTCTGCTGGACGAAATTTGGCTGGAATCACGTCGTTCAAAACTACAGTATCGCCATTTACTGACTTAACCGCACGTTGCAATTCTTCTTGGCCTTCAGCCGTAATCCATACCGCATCACCTGCGCTTAAAAAGCTAGTATCGACCAAAGTGATCGAGGATGTTCCGTTACCTGGAGCCTTAAGAAGAGTCGTAGGCAATATGGACATGTAGGTATTTTTCGTATTAGTAATATTGGCTTTAATAGAATTCTGAGCATCTTTTCCACCCTGCATAGATTTTAGCTTAGAAAGCGATCCATCAAGAGCGTGTAGTCTTAGAAGCAAAAATCCATATCGCTTACCGTAAAGACCTGTACTTGTCGTAAGTTCTCCCGTAGTAAGATCTTGAGCAAGAGTTCCTAAATATCCAGTAACCTGAGAAATTCTAGTCGAAATAAACGAAACACGGGAGTTCACAGCAGACTGAAGAGCCGCAAGTTGAACTGAGTGAAGTTTAGTTGGAGCTAAAAGATTAGCGTTATAAGAGTTAAATCCAGCACAAGTAGTTTGACCGTGAGCTGTATTGAAATCGCTATAAGCTAACCAAGTATTGATAGCTGGGATGATCACATTATTGATATTGTCGATAGCTGCCTGATTAGCTACTTGATTTACCGGATCATTGGTAGTAATAGTTGCAACTTCAGCTAAAAGAAAAGTTTTAAAATCATTAACAGCTGTAACTAAGTTTGTTTTAAGAGTTTGAACTGCTGGATAAGAAGTAATAGCGTCTGGTCCTGGAGTCCATATTCCACCGTTTAAAGTACAAGTAGATTGATCTAAGTAAATTGGATTAGAGCAAGTTCCACTAGCGTTACACCACTGTCCTGTAGTATTTTGGATATCGGTAAACGAAGAAGCAGATGATATTAAAGCCAAAAGAGGAGCGGTGAGATCTCCTTCTTTCTGGGTAGTTCCATATCCTTCAGTGTAATTCTTACCGATTGCGTAAGTTAAAGCAAAAGGCGGAATTCTAATCCATACGTTATGACTTGGAACTAAGCTTGGAACCGTAATACTAAGGTCGTTTGGGAAGAAATGGTTTTGAATAGTTTTGGACGCTGAGTCCTGGATATCTTGCTCTATAATTGTTGTACGTAAAATACCGTCAAGCTTACCAAGTTCAGTCTGGTACGAATTTACTAGTGCGTTAGGCGGATCGAATAGATTTTTATTACCAGCGTCAAGCTTGATAAGTTTATCAATCTCAGCTTGAGTCTGAGCCTGAGACATAGTAAATGCCTTGAGCTTATCGGCTGCAGTCACGATGTTCAGAGAAAATGCTAATCTATCGTCTTGTGATAATGGCATTAGTGAAACCTTAAAGGAATAATTCGGAAGTTCATTAGACAAAACATAGCTTCGTCTTTATCTTCCTGAGATCCGGTTTTACGCATCTCGATTAATCCATCCATTATTTGTTGAAAGAAATGTTCGGCACGATCCTGACTGAACGCAAGTTTACCTTGCTCGGATTCAAACATACCGTCGCCAATCTGAATATAATAGTTTCCAGTCTCAGCTTTCACTACTTCCTCAATCGAATGTTCTCTATATGGGCTTTTCTTTGGCTGCGACATTCTCACCCCAAAAAAATCTGCAATGTTAAAACAGTCACTAAATCGTACAGAGAATGACAAATCATCACTGTACCAAATCCTACTTCCTGACCTTTTTTAAAAGTGTACGGGACGTAAAGGCTTAAAAGCGCTGCAGCAATATATCCCTGATACGTATGGCCTAATCCAAAAGAAATCATGACCATAATAACTGCTGCCCAAATTAAGAATTTCTTCCAAGCACTGTCGTTCCCTAAAGCCAAAGCAAAGACGGCTAGCGGGAGCCCATGACACATATCTTCCCAGAAAACAGTTAAAGTGGCTTGCCATGGAATGGTCATAGCTCCAGAAGTAAGACTCTGTAAAGCTTCACTTCCAGCAAAAACTTTAAACATAACAATACGATAAACAGTCACAAGGCTTAAAAATACGCACCACTTCATGACTGGCTTCCATTCTACTCTCAGTAGGTTACGGTATTTAGAGCTATAAGCTGCAAACATCATAGACAGACCAAAGATCCAGAGTGGATACATCCTTAGAGCCATTTCCGCAAAAGTCATAACATCCCTATTGAGCGCTTACCTTGAATGCGCCTGTGATTGCTTGGCTGATAACTGGAGCACCCAAGTTACCGATACCAAGGATTATACTTGTCATAATTAATACTGGTTGACCACCTTCGCCGCCAAGACTTACGAGGCCATCTAAGGTGATCTGCGTAGCTTTTATTTTAGCTAAAGCCTCTGCTTCAACCATAATCTGACTACCTTTAATAGATATATCAGATTGAGACTTAACAGCTAGCTTCTGACATTCAAGTGTAGCAGATCCTGAGGCTTTTACAATCAAATCTACCATTTCTGCCGAAAAATTCTTAGTAGCCTTCATGGCAATGTTTTCTGTGGCAGTTACGTTGAAGTTTTTCTTGGTAGTGTTGGAAATATCATCATCTGCAGTAAGCGAAGCCTTGCCATCTTTGGCAAGTCTTTGAGTGATTGTTTTGTGTTTTATCTGAAAAGAGCCATCTTTTTCGATCCCAACAACGGTATCGCCTTGATTTTTGTCTAAAACTTTACCTTCAGAGTCTGTTGCGCCGCGAAATGTTAAAGTGGCAGATCCGTCTTTTTCTACTTTAATGTTTAGACCATTATATTCGCCTTCCAGACGTGGATCGGCATCTTTTAAAGTGGTTTTACGGTCAGGATGCGTCAAAGCAGAAATAATAATGCCCTTATCTGACATTCCATCTAGGCACAATAGAAGCACAATAGCTCCATCTTGGCCTTTAAGGTTGACTGAATCACCTTTAGTGGTCTTTTTCTTCTTAGGGCGCAATGTTTTTTCAAAAAAATCAGCTATAGATCCAAGCCCTTCAGAGGACATGCAGTTTCTATAGAGAAGAGTCGTGCTTCCCTTATCTTCGTGCTGCTCTACGACCAAAACGTCGTACTCGGTTGTGAGTTTTGAGCGATTTTTATCATCCGAAACAGGATAAGTCGCGACTACAACACCAATACGCAGCGCATTGTTTTTGTAGGTCTTATTGAAACCTGCCATCATCGCATTAGCATTAACGTCCAGCAGTCCCGTAGGAAGAACCGCGCCATTGTTCATGACGTTACTCATTATTTTCTCCCTCTATCGTCTGGAACTTTAGTTTTCTTATCGCCTGAGTTTCTACCGTTTGGTTGAGCAAATCCATTATTTCCAGCTGGAGGCCCATCTAAAGAGTCTGGGCGGTAAACAGTATCCTGATTCTCAGAAATTCCTGGCAAGATAGCGTCATTGTTATAATCTTGTTGACGACGTTCGTACCCACCTGGACTGTCCATCTCAGCATAGCGAGTTCCTTTAGAACTGCTTGACGTGCTTACTCCAGATGAAAGACTGATAGATGTTCTAAACATCTTACGCCCATCTTGTACAGAAATACTAGCAGTATGAGAAACTTCTTCAATGTGATAAACAGTATTATCTAATTCCAAATTGTCACCTACCGCTATTGGATCTACGATCCCTGCGGTTACAATGTGACCATTCATTTTGAGATGCCCACCAATCAAAGCATCGCCTACAATCTGTGCCCAAGCTGGACTTCTATATTCTTTATTATTAGTGGTTGGCTCATCGAATTGAGTAGTTACAACGTATGGACGAAGACCACTTCTTTGAACGTCAGCTACATCATAAGCATAGTTACCCTTAGCGATCTCCATAGCAATATCGGCACCATTTACAGATACCGTAGATTTACCAAAATATTGAACAAAGTTAATGCGAGCAGCTTCATCTCTACCAATATCCTGCTCTAAAACTAAAGCAGTATCAATATTCCAACGTGGAAGATTTAAGAATTTAGTTACCGGCATCTTACCGGTAAAATCTTCACTAGTAAAAGGAATTTGACGGAAAACCACGGTAGGCATCACTTTGCCTTCCGGTGAAACTCTGAAACATGTGAACATTTCGTTTAACGGAGAATTAGTGTACTGATTCATGATTGCCCAGGTTTTAATCTGGTTCCAGTATTCTGGCTTCAAGAACGTATCGCCGCCGCAAGGCTGTTGAGTATAATAAATACGATTAAATTTTTGAGTAAGATTTCCACCATTTGGATTCATACCGGCAGCCAAAGTCTGAGCTGATCCGGTTAAATAATTTTGAATACCGAACAAATGAACGTAGATATCTTTAGCAGCCTTAGCTGCTTTTACACCAAGTAGACGGCCTACAAGCTCTGGAATAAAAAAATGTACGTTAGGACTTTTTAAAGTCCCATTCTTTTCTAGACGACCTTCGTCAGTAATACCAGCGCCAATAAATGATTGAACCAAAGTAGCTATGACATCTTGGACATTTGTGAGGCCTTTGGAGTTGATCAGGTTAGCCCAATCACGGCCAATATAAGACGCAAACAAAAGTTGATTCTTAGGATCTTGATTTGGATCAACCAAATATGGATTGAAATAAATAGTATTATTATATTCTGTGAAAGCATATCCGTTAATCTTGAAAAGAACTACTTTTGTTCCACTATTAGGATCAACCGATACAATACGACGAACGCCTTGAACCTTAAAGATACCTTTAAATCCATCGTTTACGCCATTAATAGCTCTTCCCGCACGAGCGTTATCTGCTACGCGACGAGCATCTTTTTCCCAATTCAGCATGTTAACCATAACGAAATCACCAGGAGCGATAGACGCTACGTAGTTCTTATCAGTCATCACAAGCGTTGCATTCATCGAAGGAGTTAGAGTGCCTTTACTTACGCTAGTCGTAACTTGTAAGCAGTCATTTTCTACTACCTCTGGATCGCGTACCTGTAGAGAGCCAGTATTGGAATCATCTGTTCCTAAAGTACGAAAAGTATCACGGTTCTGCCAACGAACAAAAGTGAGAACCCAGGCAGGACTTGTTTGATGTACGGCAAAATCTTCAGATCTATCAGATCCTACAACATTGACATATTTAGTAAAAGCCCTTGTATCAGCCATTATTGACTCGCCTTACCTGACTGTTGCTGATTACCTTGACCTGACATTCTTTTCATAACATCTTCTACAGCCTTAAGAGTATCTGCGTTTTTATTAGCACGAGCAGCTTCAAGAACCTGCTGCATTGCAGCTGCATTCTCACGAACTTCACGGGTCCAAGCTGCAGTGCTTTCTGCGGCTTTTTTCATAGCTGGAGCCATTTCATTAAAATTATCTAATACAACTTTAGAATCAGCTGCCATTGCTTTAACTGTTGCATCTTCCATGCGTCCCGAATCTCCAGCTAATTTCCCACCGATGATGCTTTCACGGCCAGCTTGTTTGCCAGCACCTGCTTCCGAAGGATTTACTGTACCTAGAGCACGAGCCATAGTTGTGCGTTGATCTTGATTACCAAGCTCTGTAGTCTGAAAAGCAGCAAGTTTATTAAAATCTTTTCTCATCTCTTCAGGCAAACTTGCGATATCAGCTTCTGATAGCCGTTCTTTACCCATTTTTTTCATACCGCTACGAATACGATCACGAATAGTATCTGCTTCTTTGAATCGAGAAACAGCCCCTTGATTAACACCTTTCATTTTATTAATAACGTCTTCTGCAGAAATACCGGCTTCTTCCGCCGCAGCTTGAACCACAGGATGATCTGAGTTTAGCTGCTCTTCTGGCAATTGCATTAACGCCTGTTTTGTCATAGTAGAAACCTTGTTTAGGTCTTTATCTGACATCATACCAGCGGCACGCATAACACCGCGAGGGCCAGTAGTTGATTGGGATATTTGTTGATATTGTTCATAGGCACCTTTAGCCGCAGATAATCCTGCTCCAGTGTTTTCTCCTACGAATCTTCCGAAACCGCCTGAAACGCGCTCAAAATCACTTTCAGATTTTGCTCCTGATCTAGAAACTATCTCGGCGGTCATTTGAGCAAATTTGCGGTTTTCTTCTGCAAACTTGGAATCATCTAAGCCTAATTTCATACCTTCGGCTAAAATCTTAATCGTGGCTTGCTTAGTAGACTCAGAAGATCCTAAGCCTCCAGATAACGTGCCAAGAATTCCGCCTGCGTTAGTCATATCAAGACCGCGAGACATTTGATTACCAAATGCTGAATCGCGAGACATGCGAGTGGAACCGCCTGCCCCTAAAATAGAACCAGACATTTCAAGACCCATCTCGCCAGTAAAACCTGCTGATATATTATTATTCAAGAAACCATTCTTACCATAGAAACCTTCGTTTCCTAAACCCATTTGACGTTGAGCATTTAAGTTTCGTTGCCAATTCTGTTCGTATTCGCCAACTGCAGCGGTCTTAAATGGATTCTGTTTCTTTTGGCCCTCATAGGAAGTAGAATAATCGCTTACCATATCTTCAGCTAACATAGAATTATATCTATTGCTTGCAGTTTTAGAAAAAGGACTTAAAGCAAGAGAACGCTGACGCTCATCGCCAAAAATATTCATCAAGCCTTTTCCAAGACCCATTCCTCCACCGATTATAGCTCCTGGAACTGCTCCAACTCCGCCAAATAACGCACCAGCACCAGCTCCTCCAGCCATACCTAAGCCGGTAGTTTTAAGTAAACCCATACCCATAGACATTTTGTCTGCGTTTTGGTTAGCATTAAGAGTTTCTAAAGATTGGCGAGCAGCCCTTTCTCTTTCTGGAGCAAACATTTGCTCAAAAGCCGATCTGCGACCGTAAATATCTCCTACTTGACGACCAGTAGTACCTGAAACAGCTGAGCCCATAGCTCCTTCTGTTCTTACAGCACCCTTATTGAAGTCACGATAAGCCTCTGATCCAGCTTGGCCAATCATTCCGACAGTTCCTAAGATACCGCCTATTCCACCAAGACCGCCCATAGCGTTAAAAGCGTCGCGACCAGCCTGTCGATACATTCCTTGTTTCGCAAATCTTGCTGCACGACCAAAACCTTCTGGGTTCCTGCCTTTAATTTCCTGAGCTTGCTGCTCACGCATAGCCTCTTTCGCGTCTAAAGACTGGTTTAGTTGCGCGTCGCGTTGTCGATAAGCTTCTTTTAATTGTTGTTGATTTTGCTCTGTACGCATGATCTTTTCACGGATCTCAAGCTCTTCTTTTGATCCTAAAACGAGCTTTTTCTGCTCAGTGATCATTTGTTTAATAGATTCAGTACGTTGAGCGATGAATTTACCTAATTCTTTCTGCTGTTTAGCTTGCTCAGAAATCATTAAATCCAGCTCTTTACGAGCAGATTGGGTAGCTTTTTGATAAGCTTCCATAGATTGAGGCGACATTCCCCCAATACCATTCTGCTGAAGGCGCTGGGCAGTATTTTGCTGCAATCCCGTAATTGGCTGCGATACATCTTTGAGCTTTTTGACCATAGCCTCAATGGACTTGTCAAAATCTGCAGTATTTAGCTTAGCTGAAAGCTCGAACTCTTTTTTCATTAAAAAACACCTCTATATGCCCTAGAGTAAAGATTGCAGGTTAGCTCCACCCCAGTCATATCCTTTATATCAGATAAGTAAAATCCTTACTATTTTAGTCAACTATAAATATTGCTTGTTTTTTTGGCCAAAAAAGATTAGACTAAATAAGCCAATTAGGGTGATCTTGGGGTAAAATTGAATCCACAATACGTATTGCTATTTTTACACATATCTTTCCTAGTATTCATAGTGTGTTTAGCCATTTACAAAATTGAAACTAAATTTCATCCATTTGGAAAAATGAAATGCAAACTTGGCTTGCACAAGAGAGTTCGCAAAGAATCCGACAAGAAAGTAAGAACCTATCATTGTCAATTCTGCAGTAAGACCAAAAACCATCCTCAGCTTAAAATTGTCAACGGTGGCAAAAAAGATTCTAATTCTAAATTCAAATGGTGATATAATACTAATGGAGGCACTATGAACCCACAAGAATACGTTAAAAAAGTCCTAATTACTGAAAATCGAAGCTTAGCTACGCTTCAACCACGTTTTACTGCACTTAGAGCTATTCGTTTGCTACACGGAGGAATCGGTCTTTCTTCTGAATTGGAAGAAGCTCAAGAGATGGCAGAAAAACCTTTCATTGACGCGATCAACCTAAAAGAAGAAATGGGAGACCTTTACTGGTATTCCGGTGTCATCGTAGATGAGCTTCAGCTTAACCCAGACGAAGTCTTTAGAAACAATGAAACTGGGGCTCTTGTCACTTACACTGTCCAAGATCAACGTGCTGCGTTACAACATAATGTAAACGGAATGGTCAAATGTGTTGGTAAGATAAATGATTTCATTAAAAAAGGCACTATTTACGGAAAAGAAATCGACGTAAATGGCGTTAAAGAAAAGCTTCAAGAACTTGATTACTACATTAACCAGGCTCTTCGTCACTATGGCCAAACAAGTCAAGGCGCTCGTGAACGTAATATTGAAAAACTTAAAGCACGCTACGGAGAAAAGTTTTCTGAAGCTGCTGCACTTGAACGTAATATCGCGGCTGAACGCGAAATTTTGGAGAAATAAAATGAAAATACTAATGATTATCCTGGCCCTGTTCGCTTTTACTGGATGCTCTTCTACGCCAAAAATTCTTATGAAGAATTGCGAGAAGCTTAAGAGTGGATTCTATGAATGTGAACATGTTGAAAAATATAGCCGAGAAAGAATTCACAGCGGAAGACTCTAACTAAAAACCCGACGAAAGTCGGGTTTTTTATTTGCGCTTATTTTTATATTTAGGCTTGGTTTTACCGTGCTTCCCACATCTCTTAGCGTTTTCGCCTCGATTTGGCTTACAGAACGAACAGGAGAGCTGATTTCTACGCTCTCTGTTGTCTACTGTTGAATTGGTGTTTAGGTTTGTTTTTTTAGCCATTATAGTTTGGTGTTACGGAACGCATCTAAAATGTTTTTACGAAGAATAGCAGCTAAACTGGAATCTCCAAAATCACTATCTAGTTCTTGAAAACGTCCTACGGCTATAGCTACATTGTAGGCCGAAAGATCTAATTCCTTATTTAAAGCATGTCCTCCGCCTGGACCACGCTTAACTATTACGATTCCACTAGAGCGCAAGTTTCTCATGATTTGCTCAAGGAAGCTGACTGTAGTCCCAATCTCTGCGGCGATGTCGGCAGTGCGAACAAAACCTTCTCTTTTCTTTAATGCACTCACCGCATTAATACCAATTTCGAGTTTTTTATTAAGTTTCATTTTCCTGTCCTCCTAAAGATATACTATACGTGTTCAGTCAACAATGCAACTACTTTTTGAACTCTTCTACGTTTTCATCAATTAACAATTTGCGATACTGAATCCATCCACGGAAATTACCGGATCTAGATTCGTCTCCCATTGCAATAGCTTGATGCTCTGCAGGAGAAGCGTGAATAGGAGCTGATCCAACTAAACGATCATAAAGTGCTTTGTCTTCTTCGAGTGTTGGCTTCTTACCTTCATGGTTCAAATACGACACACGAGCACAGCGAGCAACTGACATCTTAATAAGATCCTGTTGAGGTAATTCTTGACGCTCTTCGTCGGAAACAAAAGGTAAGTGCATGTCTCCAATCTCCATTTGCTTTGGCGTGCTTGTACGAAACTCTTCGTACATAAGATCTGCTAAAGCCATGATCTCTGGTTGTGCCATTGGATGACATCTAAGAGCGAAAAAATTAGCGTAATCAGTGGCTGAGCAGACTACTGTAATATGGGAAAATGGCTCAAGAATTCTGTTAGCGTACTGCTTATGGACATCTAGGTCAGCAAGCATTTGAGCGTACTTAACCGCGTAACCCATAGCAGTTTCCCATGCGTATTGTGCGTTTTTTGAAGCTTGCTCATCTAGAGGATCTCCGCCTTGCATACCGGCTTTATTCCTGGTGAAGGCCAAAGGAATGACTGGGTTTTCGAGAACCATTTGAATTGATTTCTTCACAGGAATAGCACGCGACGAAGAAGCGTTACGTGAAAACATCCTGTGAGTCATAAACTCTGAATGAATGAATCTAGGATAAGTAAGAACGAAAGTGGTTAAACGAGCCCCGCTAGGTGCAATGGAGTCTTCAACTATCTTTGCTTGAATCATCTTTTTCCTCTTTCTTTGTGAAATTTTGATATGCTGTTTTACCGGCTAGGTAAACCGTGAGAGTTACAATTCCAAATGGAACTATCAACGCTGCGACCCACAGACCTCTAGGGAGAGTTTTAGCTTCATCGCGAGCGTCAGTAAGTATCTTTTTCATTATTTGTTGAGTCCCCATTTTTTGGCAAGCATCTTTCTGTCTTTAGACGATAAAGTCGGAGACATTAAATGTGTTTTACCATTCAAATGGTCGATTTCATGCTGAACACAAACTGAGTGGATTCCATTGAACATTTTAATATGTTCCGCACCTGTTTCATCTTGATAACGTACTTGAACCCATTCCGAACGCTCATCAAGCTGGAGATATTCTCCTGGTGCGCTTAAACATCCTTCTGTCTTTTCAGCTGGAACAAGGCCCCTAGCTATAATTGTAGGATTGATGAAGTAAATCTTCTCACCAACTACGCCTGTCATAACGAACATACGTAACATGACTCCTACTTGATTTGCAGCTAAACCCATTCCCTCGTGAGCTACCATAGTTTCCCACATCTCATCAAGAATGCTTTTAACATTATCGTCAATAATTAGCACCGGATGGCAGACACTTAGAAGTCTAATATCTGGATACTTAAGGATTTTCATTGGACTCCTGTATTTTCTTAAGACTAGAGCTTACCGATAAAGGATTAGAAATATCGGTAATGCTTCTATAAACATTATAGCCTATTCCTATTAAAATTGAAAACCAAATAATAGCTACGAATGCGATTGATCTAGTCAAACTTCCACTCCATTTTAATAGATGATTTTTCTTGTCCAACTTCCACTCTGATCTTATCAGCAAGCCCCATTGTAGGGACGCTGGCTCCGATAGATTTGTCTGAAATAGCTTTGGCCAAAAATAAGCCTCCGCCTATTACGTCTACTGGAGTTTTTCCCATAAGTTCTGTAGCTTCTGCTTTAGTTTCTTTTTCTAATTTTTTTTGAGCAGACATAGCCTGTTTTTCAAGGCCAGATTGTTTACCTGCGGCTTCGATAGCCTTCTGACAAGCTTCTTTTCCTGGGCTAGACATGCCTACGCACGCACTAACAATTAAGCTTGACAAAACACTAGCCATCTGAATCCTCTCTATGAGTTGAGTTCCAAAAAGCCTTATCGGCTTCTTCGTTGACTTCTGGTAATGCAAATTCTTTTGATAAAATTTTCTCGGAAAGATCCATTAAATGCTTTTGAGTCTTAAGGTTCATAGCTTCAGAAATAGCTTTAAAAGCTTCCTGGCTACTCATTCCGTCTTCCCATTTTTTACAAATATCGCACATTACCTATCCTCTACCATTAAGATCTTTATCAAGTTCCAAAATAGCTTCCATAAAATAATTACTAAGAGCCTTTTCAATTTCCTTTACCAGATCAGCGTTAACCTGGGCGGCGTGTTCTTTAGCTTCACCCATATACTCCTGACCTTCAGAAAACTTAAGCGCTTTATTTGCTTTCTTAAGATGTTTACTAAGCTCAAAAGCTGCTGCAGCGCGTGATGCCCATTTCCATGCAGTATCGGTATGAATTTCCGACATAGATTTTCTACTTAATTCTAATTTCGCCATTTCAACGTCTAGCATTGTAAATCTCCTTGCTTCAATAGTAAATTAATGGGGATATATTGTCAAGAACTAAAGGATCACTTCAAATATTGGTTTCTTGAAGCCTACCATTCTGGATTTCATGTTGGCGGAACCTTTAGATTTTCCGTCCCAGAATAATATTAACGCATCGCTGTACATAGCCATCTGAAGATTTCTCTTGGGCCCAGCTAGACCTTTGAACTTATTCCAGTCAGCTTTAAATTCAGTAAACTTGATTCCATTAGCTTTAGCATATCTTTCGCCACACGAATCGGCACCGCGTGCTCCGCCGCCAACTATCTCAGTAACTTCAAATCCTGATTTTTCAATTGCTTGTTTTATTTGTTCATCGGTGACTTCGATATCTCTGCCACCTGCTATTACGACTATCATTCAATTTCTCTTTCGTACTCTGCAAACCAAATAAGAAAGAAGGAGAGAACTGCCATACCGGTTCCGACAGCTACTGTAGCCATATCATCGCCAATAGCAGTGCGGAGTAGTCCTCCTGCGCTAGCACCTAAGACTACTCCGATAACGCGGGAGAGTGACCCCCAAAAAGATCTCTTAAAAGCTTTTTTATTGACCTTAATCTTACTCTTGCTCTTTTGCTCTTCGTGCTCGCTCATTGAAATATTCCTCATCCACGTATGGCTCACAAAGAATGCGATTACATTTAGTACAGAGTAATCCGCCCATTTTCATAATCATGTCTTTGTAATTATTTACTTTACCGCAGCCTGTGCATTTTTTAGGTTCTGGTCTCGGAGTTGGCCATTTTACTAATTTGTAAATCCCACCTTCAGTCTCGAAAGTAGTAGAGTTTTCATCTTGAGCCGTAACTGCAACAATTGGGCTTGTGCGAAGAAAGCTAAAACCACGACCAGTGATGAAGGCTCCTAGTTGCTCTGGCATAGTTTCAGTAGCTTCATAAACGTGAAAACTAAAATCTCCAGTTTCAGATTGGCCAACACCAACTTGCGAAGATCGTTTAGAGCCAATCTTAGTCATCTTAAACTCTTGATTTTCAAGATTCTCGAAACGCTTAAGAGCAGAAAGATCTAGTTCAGACTCAACCTTGCTGGGCTCACTCTTCGTGCTCTCTCTCACCTTGAGCTTCAATTGATTCTTTTTCTTTGTCACGTTTTACCTCATCTTTGAAAAAATTAACAATTCGCTCCCAGCCTTCTCTGTTACTTGTCTGAGTATGCGTACCTGGATTGTACATGAAATGAACAAACTTTCCACCATTAGCTTCAAATTTATCTTTCCATTTTGTCTGATTGTCGTCAATAAGATAATCCCCAATAAACTGGCCCTTATTCTGGGTCAGGTTTATTTTGCAGATAAGTTCTGGGAAATGCACACCAATCCATTGAACTTTTTCGGTATAAGAGCAAGGAGAATCAGCTACTGGCTGAGATAAAATCTGAACATCATACCCTAATGCAATCAATTGACGCACAGCTACAAGAGATCCCTCGATAGGTTTTAGATTAAAGAAAAATCCTGGCTCGTACATGCGAATATAATCAAACGTACCATTGACAGTAGCAGCCTTTATAAAGTCTGCTATCGTATCGTCCATATCAATGTAGATGATTTTTTGCCTCATACAGGTAAGATATCATAACCCTACCTGCAGTGTCAAGATTAACCTTCGCAGGCTTTACAGGTATCGTCTTTATCGGCAGAAATGCCCGCTTGCGTCCTGACATAGTACAAGGACTTAAGCCTCGTCTGCTGAAAGGCGTGCTTATGGACCTCATGAATCCACGCTTCGTCTTCGTTTGCATCAAAGAATAGGTTCAGAGATTGACCTTGGTCGATCCACTGCTGACGCTGTTCGGCCAAATCAATGATTAGCTTTTGGTTTATCTCGTAGGCAGTCTTGAATACGTTTTTCTCGTGATCGCTGAGGATTTTACTGTCCAGATGCTGGACAGATCCCTTGTTATACGAGATAGATTCCATGATTTCTTCAGTATCGTACCCACGCTCACGTAAAATTTTGAGAAGTTCTGGGTTAATACGCTCTACGGACCCAACTTTTGCCAGTTTTTGCTGGAAAATATTGGCTACCATGAACTGAACACCTTCAGATTTGGCTCCAGCCATGAAAGCTGACGAAGTATTCGGCGCAATCGCAATCAAATGACTGTTTCTTTTGCCTGTTCCTACCATCCACTCAGGCTCACCTAGCCATTCAGCCAAAAAGCGAGATGCTCTGTTTGCTTCATCGTGGAGATGTTTGAAGATTTTAGCGTTTACCATACGTGCATCGAAGCTATCTGCGGCAATTGACTTCGATTGAAGGTAAGAATGGAACCCTAAGAGGCCTAGTCCGAGTGCGCGAGACTTCTTAGCTGAGCGAACTACGCGCTCAAGGCCTTTAAGCTTGCTTCCACGAACGATTAAATCCTCATTTACACAGTCAAGGAACACTGTAGACTCAAAAACAGCTTCAGTTTCAGAGAATTCATCGAAAAGATAGCCATTCATTGAGCTTAAAACACAAGAAAGCGTATGTTCTGAGTCAGTATGTTGGAAAATCTCTGTACAGAGATTACTTTGCTTAGTAGAAAGGCCGAATTTTTTGTAAACTTCTGGATCTTGACGACGAGCGTTGTCAATGAAGATAATATACGGCTTTCCTTTACGCGCTCTCCAAGTAAGGATGGTCAAGTAACGCTTCATAGCCTCTTCGTCACCGCGCTCAAGAGCTTCCTTAACTGAATCATCGCAGATAACACCTAAATGGAGCTTATCTAGCTTTTCCATCATCGGCAGAATCTCTAAAAGATCTTTTTGCCAAAAATCTAGGTAGAGAGCTGTAGATCCGCGACGTAATCCGGCTTGAGAAACTTTATTTTGGGATTCCCAGTATTTAGTAATCCAATCGCTTGTAGGATTTGTATGGCCTCCGCCTTTGATTGGTTCGTATCCACCGCGAATATCTAAAAATGCAGCTGTACCGAAACCAGCTTTAGATAGCATTTCCATTTCATGGCCAGTATATGAGATATCCCACATCGTGTCGCCAACATAAGAGGCAGAACATGACACGGCAAGGCCGCGCTCAGTCCCTAGGTTCCCCATTACAGGCGTTGAACCGGCTAAATATCCTCTCCAGAACAGTTGAAAGAATTTCTCTTCCCAAACGGCTGGATCTTTCATTGCGTCATACGGCTCATTTGCCGGTAGAGCTGGAAGATACTGAGCAGCTGCTTTCGCAATCACCCGATAACGCTCACGAGGAGTTTTACCTTGAAGGTAATCCTCTCTGAGCATTGCGTAGCTCATCCAATTCATCCATTGCGGGGCTTCGTTACGAGATTTGAGTTCTTCCAATTCAGCTTTAACTATTTCTTTACTCATGTCCTACCAGTTCTTAATTTTGTTGAAATTCCAGTTGTTATTATAGGCAGTTGGGTTTCTGTCAAAGAAGTCTGTGACTTCAATTTGATTGATCTTTTTATAAAACCATTTGCCTACCGGATTATATGTCACATCGTAGATCGGGTCGATCTTAATATCGCGAAGTTTCTTATTTACACGGGACTGAACAAAGTTCTTGAGTTGAGTATCTGTAATACCTTCGATTTTACCTTTGGCGAAAATATTATCAATGATAACAGATTCAGATTCAAAACATTCTTGAGCAATCTTTATAATTTCTTTAGATAATTCTTCTCTGTCTAGCCCACATTCGTCTACAAACGTATTGAATAACCACGAGTCGGCATCGGCATGTAGAGCTTCGTCTCTCACTGAATAAGATAATCCAGTGAAGACGTTTTTAAGTAAATTTTTTGGTGGATTCTGAAAGCTCATAAGGAAAGCGAATGAGCTGTAAAGGACTACGCCTTCAATAAAAGAAAATGTGGCCAAACTAATCGCAATATCTTTGGCGGATTCTTTTTTACCACGAGCGAGCTGCTTACCAATAAAATCCATACGTTTCTTCATGTCTGGCTCGTCCATAAATGAAAGGTAGAATTCTTTAGTAGAAAGGCCGAGCTTTTCATTTAACTTATCGTAGAACAGTGCGTGCTCTGTCTCCATAGCAGCAAAGACGGAAGCCATAGCTCTAATTTCATGTTTTGGAAAATGACGATAAACAACGTCGATCCAGTAATCACCAACTTTTGTTTCGTAAGCTGTGAATAATTTTAGAACAGTGTGAATTCCATGCTTTTCTGATTCAGTAAACTGAGTGTTGTACTGCATTAGATCTGAGTCAACTTCTATCTGCGAGTGGGTCCAGTGGTGATCGCTTTGTGCTTTTGCAAACTTAAAGGCTTTATCATATTCAAAAGGTCGGAAATTAATCCTAACGTCGCGTAAGCTCATGTCTCTCCTGCTGTACTTGTTACACTGATTATATCATTCTTCGTCTTCAGGACCGTAATAAAAGATGGGATTTCCACCATCTAAATATTCTTCTTGAGCGTCAGGGCGATGTGTCATTAAGTGGCCGTAAATAACTGATAAAAGATCGCCCCATTGGAAGCCGTGATCATCTATCAGTTCATCTAAGATTGTCTCTAGGTCGAGAAATATTTCTCCTGCAGGACGTATTTTTTTCTTACGCATTTTCAGACTCCGCGACGATAAGCGTCACAATTTCATCTAAAGAAACTGGCTTAAAATCCCACACATCAACGCCCACATTAATCATGAGAGTTCCATTTGGAGATCTGCGAGTTTTCCATTTTTCATGCACATGGCCACAGAGCAGAATTCTGCCATCATCTTTCATTCGCCATTTTTCGTACTTATCGTGGCTTTCATAAAGCTCATAAGGTCCAGCATAAGGATGATGACATAAATTAAAAGTGCCTACTCCTGGAATATCTAATACAAATTGCTCAGGAAGAACTTCAAACCCATATTCCTGATATTTTTCAATCCATTTTTCGTGGTTTTCTTTATTTCTACTTCTCTTGTGGTAAGAATGTAGAAAATCATGATTTCCAGGTATAAGTTTTTTAATTCCCATCAATCTTGGAGCATATAGTTCGACAGCTCTAAAGGCTAAAGAAAAATCGCCTAGCCGATACACAGTATCTTCCGGCGTTACGATCATATTATGATTTATAATAATAGCTTCGTTCATTTCTTTAACGTCTTTGAATGGCCTGCCACAATACTTGATGACGTTTTCGTGCCAATAATGTTCGTCGCTTGTGAAATAAGTAGCCATTAGCACTGATCTCCTTCACCTAGAATTCTTAGAGCCCACAACATATCACCATATTGAAAACCGTGCATTGAAGAAGTGTTTACGAAATTCTTCTTTTGAGTTTCTAACATATCTCTGTCATCATCTATAATAACATAATGCGTAACCTCTGGATGATTATCTAACCAATCTTGAATCTCCGCTCCACGAACTTGTCCGTGAAATCTAGGAGTAGTATCTATGACCGCGTTGGACAAAGCTTTGGCTGGCGCTAATATCTTTTTTAGAGCTTCAACATCTTTTCCATTTCTCCAACTAGAAGATATTACAACTTTTATATCTGGAACTCTGCGAACCAACTCTTCTACGTTAGACATAGCAATAGGGCAAAACTCAAGAGCAAGATATTCGTAAAGAGTTCCTTTCCACTGATCGTAGAGTTCATTTTCCCATTTTTCTCTATCGCGTTTACTGCTCCAGAAAGCGTGGGATTGAGTAGAATTCAGCACTCCATCAAAATCAAGAAATACGACCTTCATAAAACCTCTTCTGAATAATAGCAAACATTAAGGACACCAGTAAAGATGGAAAAAATGAGTAAATAAAAAGAATAATATAAAAGAAACCAATTGCGACTGGAGTACCAGACGTAGTGAATTGTCCCCATTGGTTTCCTAAGCTTAGACTAATTAGAAACATAGTGAACTGGATCATTAGAAAGTTCAATAGAGTTTTTTTAAACATAATTCCTCCTGAGATTGGTCCTTATCAGTATCTCCTACTGGATCAGTATCTCCTACTGGATCAGAATTGTCAACTTTAAAATTGAAGGTCCAACCTTTATGTTTCTTTCTTCCTTGCTTTGCGTTAAGAACGCGACTAATATTGGAACCCTGTAAATTCAATTTTTTAGCCGCATCTGCTATAGATTCAAAACTCAATTCTTCTTTAGTTACAATATTAATCGCAATTACTGGTACTGCAATTAATAGTTTAGATTTTTGACGTGCTGCAATACGAGCAGGAGTACTTACTCCTTTTCTTACTTTAGATAGAGCATCACAGTGATCTTTAGAAAATTTAACACCTTTTAACGGATGTCCTAATTTTTCCCATCTTTCTTTGTTGTCTTTTTTGGTCTTTTCTTTATGACATAACTCGCAGAGCGCCTGGACGTTTTCTAAGCCAAGAGATTGACCTCCAAACACTATCGGAATAACATGATCAACCTCTGGAGACCTACCGATATCGCAAAAATGTTTTAAGTTCTTCATTAGCCAAAAATATTTATCTTTCTTATAAGACCTACTGCGCTTTCTTAGTTTACTATCTTCCACTTTCTTCAAAGCTGGAGCATAATCGTAAGAACAGTAGCCACATTTCCAATCCTGTCTCACAAGAAGACTGTAAAGACCATGTTCTTTTTGTGGCCTTGCCCAGACTAAAACAGAGAAGGTGCATTCAGATGAACACCATTTTTGGCGATTGCCTTTTAGGGCAGAAAGACACCAAACGCAAGTTCTTGAAATATTACGCTTAAGATCAAGCAAGCGATAATATCTTCCCCTAAAAGTCTTAGTTAATTCAAGTATTTGTGGATTTTTAGACATATTAAACATACTACATTATATCACGGAGTTAATCTTATATCCATGACATTACCACGCTCACAAGCCCAGACTGAAGCCCAAACCGCACTTGATGAAGTGACAGCCGCTGCTAACGCAAGATTTATTGCAGCTGCCGATATTCAAATCCAAGAGGCCATCGACAAGGGTATGTTTTGGATTAGCGCTACTACCACAGATGACATAGATCCAGAGACCGTTTTCCGTCACTATGCGGATCTTGGATATGGCGTGTCATTCCCAGACTACCCCTCGAACCTTGCCTTGCAGCCCGCCGAACTATTTGGAGCATATTGGATCAACTTTTGGTCAAACGGCGGTTTTATTCCACGTCTTTTAAGAAAGCCTTACAGGTTACTTATTTCCTGGCATACTCCAGTGCCTTTTTATCCGTTCCCATAATTACGCTAAATCCAAATAAAAATCAAAGCTTACAGTTTTTTCTGGTTGACCATTGTGAACTCTGTAATTATCTATGTTAGAGCGAATAAATTCGTGTAATTTTTCTGGAATCATTTTTTTAACCATTTCTATCCCAGACTGCAATTCTCTACAATAGAGATCGCTTTCAGACCATTTCCTGTGGCTATTAATTTCTTTCCACATGTCCCACGTCAAATATCTTCTATGAAAAACAATTGTTTCGTAATTATCATCACACATATTATTTATCTCCCTTAATAGTGGCCAATAAGTTCAAAGTTAGCTAAAGAATGCTCTGGATGAACCCAGGCTTCGTACCACTCGTTGTACGCTACAGCGGTTTCTATCATCATGTCGTCTGGACAGTAGTCCCCAAGAAATTTCCAAATCTTACCATCATCGACGATACAGAAAATATCGAATTCGTCATTGTAGTAGATTCTCATGCTAACTCTTTTCGCACTGCGGTAATTAGAGCCTGGATCGTATCTACTTGTCTGATCCCGTATTTTTCACATACAATATCGACATTTCCTTTACGCCAGAAACCTTCTGGACAGCAAACAATAATCGTACTCGTGCGAGCAAATAGGCCAAGCTCAAGAAGTGAGATTGGAGACATTGTGGCTGGATCAAAATACATCGCGATCACACGTGCGTGCTCCAGAGCAGCCAGTTCCCATTCCACTTGCTCGCGGAACTGAGAGTTTTCTTTCACCTGTTCCCAACTCGAATCCCAGTCATCGCGACGAGGATTTAGAACCCAACACGGCAAATCAGATAAAGCATTGGTGACTTTGGTTTGCCAATCTACGGCTTTGCCCATTTCGATACTTCCAGCCAAAAAGACAGATGGACCATTTGCTGGCAGCTTACCTGGCGCTTTTACGACGATCATTTTTTATCCTTGAAAATATCGTTAATTGATTCATATTTCAATGTCGCTGGAAAATTTCCAAAACCAGAATAAGTCACTTCAAAATTTAAGCCACATTCGACCAACTCTTTGACATGATCTACGATTTCTTGGTCCGTATTAATCAAAACCTTGTATTCATTCATTTTCATTTCATCTTCCTTGTAGCCTTGCGGATTAACGCAATGAATTTTTCAAGATCTTCTTTATTGTCAAAACACATAGTAAGCTCTTCTCCAGATGGCTGTCGATCTGGCTGACCTGGGTAGCTTTCTTCGTTATAGATGTTAACAAAATAAGTGCCCCACGATCTGTCTTTACGACAGCTTACTTGGAGTTTCTGTTTAAGGGGCGCATGTGCTCTAATTATTGTTTCCATTTTTCCTCACTTCGTTAAAATATTTTTCGTGTTCTTCTTCATTTACGGCCATATCAATGATTTCCATGCAGATGTCGTGATATCCAGCTTTTGCAGCATCTTCAGCAAGATCGTAATATGACGCAGTACCAATCTTTTCCATCAAAGCCGCGATCTTCATCGGTAAATTCCAGCCAAAGATGAAGCAGGCAAACCCGATACATTTACCGACAGTAATTCCGATAAGATCTTTTACCTTACTAGGTTTGGACCCTACCATTTCCATCATGACTTCTAAGGCGTAAACGTGCCTAAGCTCGTCCAGTTTGATTTTCTGGATCTGAGCTTTCACATCTAAATTGAACGGGAAATCTGGTAAAGACTTCCAATGACCCTCATACGCATGAGCCGCAGCCAGTTCGGCAGCGTGGGCAAATTGGAGACTAGCGCTTAACTTGGTTTTCATCTTTAAAGCACACCACAGCAGTATTCTCAGGAACTAACTTCTTGGTCACAAGACGAAGGCGGATCTTTTCGGCTTCCTCTTCAGCAAGCTCCATGAAAGTGGCTTTAACGGTCATGTTTGCATACGCTCCATGAGAACCGATAATAGCACATTTAAAAATTGAGTCAGGTCGTTTAGGGCTGATAGCGCACGATGTCAATAAAAGAAGCGGTAGTAGAAATTTCATAAAATCCTCCATTAGGTCAAGTATAAGGCAGGAGATAAAATCTGTCAACGTGTTTATGGCTTCCGAGCGAAGCGAGTTGTTGCGCGAAGCGCAAAGAACCCGCCCAATTTTTTGGACGGGTTTTAGAGCTGTAAGTGATTGATATGACGTAGCGCGTTATTTAGAGAACTTTGCGTGAACACGAACCTTGCGATCATCTTCCGAAGTAAAAGATTCAACCGAAACAGTGGTATTTTTTAGATCTTCATTTTGACGTGCAGCAGCTTCATTTACGATTTCACGATTCTGCAGATAATTCTGAACATACGCTTTACGGCTTGCTTCAGACATTCCCATCTCGATAGAAACTTCTTCGATTTGGTAATTACGGCCGTTCGACAAATGTTGACCTAATCCGCCTTCAAGATTTTCCGACCTAATTCCAAGTTCGCGTAGTGGCAACTTTGGCATCTTGACCAAACTGTCTAGACCTAGCTCTTTTAGGAGCTTATGTTGATCTACAAAAAGGAAACAGAAAAGAGCCTTAGTATGGACGCCCGAACCTACCGTATCGGCAAGGTACAGGGTTGACGGTAACACGATGTGACCTAGAATAAGGCCTTTATCGGATAGGATCTGGAGATCTTGACGCATAGCTTTAATTGCCAGTTCTTCATCTGGAGCTTCATAAGTGTAGGACAGATATGACGCAGGGCTTACTCGTCTTTGGATGTACTTTGACGGAATGTACCGTTTTAGTCGAGGAAACCGACTCGCAAAGTGGGCTAGTTTTTGGAAGAATCCAGGACCATTTGGAATGTCATAATATTGCATGAGCTGGCAATTCATCTTACGTTTTTCTAAGTCAGCCCTGATTTGGGGCGTCAAAACCTTGGCCGAAACATCGCCAACTAGACCGTCCGAGATCTTGAGGGAGTCGGCTAACTCGACTTCTGCAGAGGGCTCGAATTCCAGGATATGATCTTTAACCATCGTGAAAGGGTCAAAACCAGGCACGCCTAAAATACTTTGAAGAGCACTAACTCGGTAATGAATGATCTTACCATCACCTAGATTTCGCGCATAGCGTAAACTGAGATCGGTCACGGCTAAAGGTCGCAACACGATCTTAGGCCTAGCGGCAGCACGACACATATCGTCAAGTTCTTTATCGGGGTCGTAGCCTTCCATCGGGTTCAGTTTCTTTTGTTCCATTTGGTTTCCTTTATTAGAGTTTAAATGTTTAGACTGGTTTTCCACATCTCTACGGCGTTGGTTAAAATAGACCGAGGTCTTGAGGTCCATCGCCATTATAGGTCCTTTCTCAGCTTACACTTACAACGCTCACATTGGCCTTGCTTTGGACTCGATAAGCGTAGGTTCCCAAGCTCATCGCGGTAGATGTCCAGGATGAACCTATGGTAGCCAAATAAGCAGAGGATTCGAGACAGCATGGTTGGTCCTAGGGTTGGGCATTATGAAGGCGGGACCGCTCAGACGCTACCCTGAGTCCATCGCCTTATCGGGGGCGAGGTGCGCTTACACTACAGTCCCATTATGGTGGAGCCTGTCGGGATCGAACCGACGACCTTTAGCTTGCAAAGCTAACGCTCTCCCAATTGAGCTAAGGCCCCATGTGAAAGATATATCACAGTCCTATTTGAAACTCTTATTGAAACCATAATAGGCCGATACCGTGCCCGTCACTAGGCCAAAGAGGGTGCCGGTTAAGAACATGTTCATTAGACCAGTAAGCTCACCACAGTAGCTGTACGGCCCGAGACCAGCCCCACAGAAACCGAACGCGAGGTAAGTCCCGACTACAGTTCCTGTAACGCACCCCATAACGGCGTAACTCATGGCACGCAGCGTTGGGCTCTTTTCACGGTTAGCTCTCCGGCTTAGGAAGAGTGAGGTCACGATGGCAAATAGTACGAGGGTGATTGGCTCCATATTGGGCTCCTTTGATACTCTACTATATCACGCGGGGATTAGGGCCGCAAGACACATATCGTCATGGGTGTGGATTTGTCCTGGATAGACCGACTGGGTGTAGAAAGCTCCTAAGAGGATGGTCCCTCTAGGGGCAAAACCTAGTCGGGACACGGCGTCACAAGTGAATTCAATAACTTAGGGGCGTTACAGTCCAGGAATTTTTTTAGAAAAAAAATTTAGAAAATATTTTCATCATTACACTATTTCTATATATCCCAGCGTTTAGTCTGCAAGCCTAATGCCAACCCCGATAACCCAAAAACGCTAGGGATTACGGGGGTTTAACTGACCTCGCTTG